CCTACAAAAGAATAATCTCCTGAAGCAACATTATTTACACCTGTTCCTATAAAAGATACGTTACCATTTGCTGTATTTGCACCACCATTACCTATGAAAGCATAATAAGTACCACTTGCTGTGTTATTAGCTCCTCCAACTACTACATTATAAGAAGTACCGCCAATTGTATTACCATAACCTGCTAAATTACCTGTATAAGAACCTGTTGCGCTATTACTTACTCCACATCTAACAGAAGAACAAGCTCCTGCTCCAAGTATAACCACAGCACTAGAACCAATATCTCTACCAGAGCTACCTGAGCTACCACTTGTACCTGACGTACCACTGGTGCCAGAAGTTCCACTTGTGCCTGAACTACCACTGGTTCCTGTTGTACCACTAGACCCACTAGAGCCTGTTGTACCAGAGGTTCCTGTTGTACCAGACGTACCACTTGTAGCTGATGTACCACTAGAGCCTGAAGTACCTGTGGTACCTGATGTACCACCTGTACCATTGGTTCCACTTGTACCACTTGTTCCTGAAGAACCAGCTGTACCTGAGGTGCCATTAGATCCATTAATACCAGATGTTCCTGAGGATCCTGTAGTACCTGAGGTTCCATTTGTGCCATTGATGCCACTGCTGCCAGAAGAACCTGATGTTCCAGTGGTTCCTGAAGTACCACTTGTACCACCTGTTCCATTAGTACCAGACGTACCACTAGAACCTGCTGAGCCACTAGAGCCAGAAGTTCCTGTTGTGCCACTTGTTCCACTTGTTGCAGAAGTACCACTTGATCCACTAGTACCTGTAGTTCCACTAGAACCTGAAGAGCCTGAGGTACCACTAGTACCACTTGATCCTCCTGTTCCATTAGTTCCACTAGATCCTGAAGTTCCTGAAGACCCACTAGTTCCAGTAGTTCCAGAAGTACCAGTTGTACCACTAGATCCACTTACACCACTGCTTCCACTGGTTCCTGAAGACCCACTAGTGCCAGATGTGCCACTAGTTCCTCCAACACCTGATGTACCTGAAGATCCAGAGGTACCACTAGGAGGAGTGAATGTGGTTTGTGCGTATGAATAATTACTTGTTCCTTCTGTATAGAATGTAATGCTTTGACTTCCTGCACCTGTATGCTCTACATAGATTTGACAGTAAAGTCTATCTGTAGATAACATTGCAGTTTGAGGTAAGAATAGATCTATGAAAAACTCTTTAATAATACCACTTAACATTGATTCAGTATCAATGTTAGTTGTTCCAAGAAGTGTTGCACTTCCACCTGTAGAGTTACATTTGTAAAACTCTACATCCACCTTCATATTAACATTAGCGTTGATAGAGAAGTGTGTTACCCAAGCCCAAAGTCCTGAAGGTATACTTGTTATACCTGGAACATTTGAATCTGTAGCATATGTAGCAAAGAGAGTTCTTGTGCTACCTGCAATACTTGCTGTTACAGTTTGTTCTGCAGTGCCTGTTCCAATTGGAGACCACTGCTTATATGTAGGACTGCCAAAAGCAGAACTTGTATTTAATGATTGATTTAGATAGTAGACAAGTCCTCCTGATACACCATTTATACCTGATGTACCTGCTGTTCCACTTGTGCCACTTGTTCCAGTGGTACCTGAAGAACCTGAACTTCCACTACTTCCTGAAGATCCAGACGTACCTGTAGTACCACTAGTTCCTGTGGTTCCACTAGATCCTGATGTCCCACTAGTTCCACTAGTACCTCCAGTACCATTTGTACCAGATGTTCCTGAACTTCCTGAAGATCCACTAGACCCACTTGTACCTGTGGTGCCTGATGTACCAGCACTACCACTAGTTCCACTTGATCCGCTAGTTCCTGTTGTACCTGAAGAGCCTGAAGAACCTGTTGTTCCTGATGTACCAGAAGTACCTCCTGTACCATCAGTTGCACTAGTCCCACTAGTTCCACTGGTGCCACTAGTACCAGATGTACCAGATGTTCCACCAGAACCATCAGTACCTGAAGATCCACTTGTTCCTGTAGTACCTGACGTACCTGTGGTTCCAGATGATCCACTAGTACCAGTTGTTCCAGAGGTTCCCCCTGTTCCATCTGTACCACTAGTTCCAGACGTACCTGTTGTACCTGCTGTACCACTTGATCCTGAAGTTCCAGAACTGCCACTAGTACCTGTAGTACCTGAAGTGCCACTGGTACCTGCTGTACCTGATGTACCTGTTGTACCAGCAGTTCCTGAACTGCCAGATGTGCCAGAGCTACCTGAAGTTCCTGTAGTTCCGCTTGTACCAGATGTGCCATCTGTACCTGAGGTACCTGATGTAGCACTTGTACCTGATGAACCTGAGCTTCCAGAAGTGCCTGCTGTACCGCTAGTTCCAGTTGTTCCTGATGTACCGCTAGTACCTGAAGTACCGCCAGTTCCATCAGTAGCTGAAGTTCCTGAGCTTCCTGAGGTACCAGTTGTTCCACTTGTACCGCTAGTGCCAGATGTTCCGCTTGTACCTGCAGTACCAGAGGTACCAGCTGTAGCTGTGAAGTTACCTAAGGTACCATCACCTCTTATATATTGAGCTATTGATCCTGTTGCTATAACATTTATAGTTCCAAAAGAAGTTATAGGAGGTGTTGTGATTTGAAATGCTTGAGGCATAGCAAGTTGTACACTTGTCACAGTGCCTACAGACCAGTTTCTATTTGCTGATAAGTCATATGTTACACCATTAATACCCAACGTTCTGCTTGTAGGAACTGGTACATACCCTAATGCAGATACAATATCTCCTTGTGTAACAGGAGCAGCAGAGGTCACAAGACCTTTACCATTTACAGCAAACTTAAGGAATGTGTTACTTCCATATACATTAGAATTAACTGTATCTAATGTTAGTGTAACTGGAGATCCAGTGAACCCAGATCCACTTACATCGCCTGTAAAACTTAATGATTGAGATGGATAGTTGATTGGTACAGGAGTAACGTTTGTAATCCTACCCTTACCATCCACTGTAATACTAGGAACACTTCCTGAATTACCATATGTTCCAGGTGCACCAAATACTGTTGCTAGTGTAGCAGTTACAGAACCTGGTCCGTTAGCTGTTACATCACCTGTTAAATTTGAAATATAATTGCCTGCTGGCTGATAGCTAGTTGGATCTAAGCTACCATCACCCTTTACAAAATCTGTTGATAAACCACCTGTGGTGATGAGAGCAGATGCTTCCAATGTACCAGCAAATGCAAGATTGTATGACCCACCAATTGTAGTGTTTTGAATCAATGCTCCACCCAACATAACTGCACCACCAGGAGTCAGTTGTTCAATACCATTCGTAAATATATAACCTAAACCAGCGTCTTGAAACTTTTGATCTATTTTCTGTAGAGCAGTCTGAAGATTGTCATTAGTATTAATACCTGTATACACCAAAGTGTTACCCTCGTAGAATACGCAGGTAGCATTTAGTATAATCGGGCACGGTTCAGCTGAACAAGTAATGTCCATATTAATAGATTAGAAGTGTATTGTAAATATAACAAAGCGAATGTGCATGGAACACATTCGCAAAGTTAATGAATATAGTTTATTTTCAATGAGTTACGATGAAGAATGCCACATAATATAGCAATAATTCACCATTATTGTCTGCGTGATTCAGCACTAACCCTGATACCTAACTCTTTAGCTAACTCTGGGTCAACTATTGGTAGGATTTCGCTCTGGAACTGAGATGCAATAGGTATCATATCAAGGAAAGATTTAATAGGATGACCCTTTTTAACAAGATCTTCATCCTCTGTAATAGTTCCAGCTGACTCTTTAAGTAGGGCTTCTAGGAATCTTTCACCCTTGGTTAATAGACTAAGAGATGGTAGAACACTTCCCTTGGTCATGCCCTCAAAGGACATAGGATTATAGTAGAATAGAATTTCATCTGCTATCTTATTACTAGCCTTAGCCCAGAACTTATATCTATTTTGAGCCAATAAGTCTTCCTCATCATCAGGAACAGCAGCTCTAGCAGCAAGTAATAAACCAAGTACACCAACCACTACACCTAGTTCTTTCATTTGATTTGATAGTTCTTTTCTCATCAAATCATAGAACTCCTCGTTAGTAATCTCTAATACCTGACCTGTCTTTCTAAGATGCTCTTGTCTTTTATCTTCTAATATCTCATCCATGATAGCAAGCCCTTCAGCTGTACCAGCCATGATATCTCTCATCTTTGTGATGTTTCTAAAACCTAGGTTAACTAAAGTTTTCAAAAACACCCTTGATCTACCGTATTCCCACTCATCAAGTTCCATGTTCTTTTGGATATCCAGGGTACGAATACTCACTTGTTTAGGTATCCAGTTCTTGAACATCATAAAAGACTTAAGGATTGTATCTCTTCTATAAGCAGCCTTGTTATCTTGGTTCATTTGACCATTGATGTTTCTACCGTATTCAATAATCTTTACACGGTATTTAGCAAGCTCTTGATCACTTACACCAGGGATAACTAGTTCATCGTTCTCAATCTTAGCCACCTTAGGTAGAGACCTAGTTTCTCTTAACTTTGTCACTCTATCTTCAAATGACTTTTCAAGAGCTCTTCTTTCATTATCTGACATTGTTAATTTGCCAGACTTATCTTTTGCATATTTAGTCTTTCTATCTTCAGCTCTTAGGTATTGTCTAATATTCACTAGCTTACCATTCTCCACCATAGTGTTATCATTGAATGACTTAGCATTAGAATATTGTATTAGTTTTTCAGGTGCTGAGTTTGTAATCATCATTACATCAGTGAAGTTCCAAGCACTCAAGGTTTTCATAAGTCCTTGTTTTCTAGCAAGTTCCTTTTGTTTCTCAACAGCAACATCTTCATTTAATGGAACAATTAAGTTCATTAACCCTTTATCTATTGTAGTGAGGTTTGTATTTGATACAATAGATAGGTGGTTCTTTTCAAAGTTCTTGAAGTTGTAAAACCCTCCAGCATTAATGTATGCTTGGAAATGGTTACCAACATAGTTTGGAATAGCTACTAACGCTTTTAAACCTACAGCTAAACTTTGTGTAAGACCATTGGCATTATTAAATAGCTTCTTAACAGAAACAGTTTTTCTTTCTGCTTCTTCTTCTCCTTTACTAAGTTTTTCACTTACAGCAGATATACCAATGTTACCAATAGATGTAAGGTCTTCGTTCAATCCATATAATGCATCATCTATGATTGTTTGTAATACATCAGCGTTCTTGTTAGAGCTTTCATCTATCTTAGGAGAACCAGCCTCAAATACAATCTTCTGTTCAGAATCAACAATAATACTTCCTTTAGACTTCTCTACAGAGTGCATGGTTAATAACATGTCCTCCATATCCTTAGCGGATTGGTATTCTAGTAAAGCCTTAATCCATAATGGACCAATCTTAGTTAGATCTCTGGATAGTTGAGTTACATCCTTATTTGTCTTAGTAAAGAACTTAGGAACTTCCTTCTTAAGTTTGTTTGTCTCAGGATCTATTCTTGAATAGCTTTGACCTTCAGTTTCTTTTACAGTGTAAATATCTCTAAAGAAGTCTTTGCCCTGACCAACTATGCTGTTAGTTTGAGCTAGCTTATCCATCATTGTAGCTTCAACTAATGGGAAGAATGACATTCCCTTCTTAGCCAAATAGCCCATCTGCTTACCCTTCTGATTAAGTTCTGTAAAGAAGTTCCACATATCTAATGCAGCCTTGTTCTTTGACATCTCCTTATACTCCTTAGATAAGTGCTCATCTTCTTTTAACACCTTACTATAGATGCTAGAGAAGGCATATCCTTCATAGCCATCAAATGATTTTAAGTTGATGTCTATAGAGTCTCTTAGTTTTTTCTTTCTATATTGTTTAATAGAATCATCCATCTCCTCATCTGTAGAGAATAATGTACTATCTATTTCTTCTTCACCTTTCTTAATGGCTGCTTTAGCAAGTTCATTAAACTTTGCTACATCCATATTCTCTATTAAGAAATCTTTATTCTTACTAGACTTAGCTTTAGATAGTTCATTCCAGAACTCTTTATCGATCTTCTTGATTAAAGAAAGCGTATCACCATCTACGTAACCAATTAGATCAAATGCAGACTTACCTGTTCTAGAAGCTTCTTTCTCTAGCTCTAATAACAATGGTTCAAATGTCTTAACCATCTTAGATGTCTGGATAGCTACACCACTCTTAGCATTTAGAATAGCATTTGAAGCTAGTCTAATAATCCTAGGAGAAAGCTTACTTCCTTCTAAGAATGTCTTTGCTAAAAATCCAATCTCTAATTCAGGATTTAATATTGTTTTTGCCTTATCTTTTGTAACAGCTCCTTCTTTCAATGCATATTGTACAACAAAGTTTTTTTGTAACTCACTGATTTTCAACAACATTGCATCTGTAGACTTAGATACATCTTTCAATGAACTAAGTATCTTCTGCTCCTCAATAGTCATATCTTCTTTAGAGACTTGAGATAGATATACACTATCTACTTTAGAAAACTTCTCAGCACTCTTCTGAAGCTGAATAAGTTGTCCTAGTCTCTCAGCTATTTCATTTTGCTCTAGCTTTGAATAGTCAATAGCTTCAAATGAATCTAATGTTTTCTTTGCATCCACTAGGAAGTTCTTACCAACAATAGACAATGGAGCAAAGTCCTGCTTCATGTGTAAGTAACGAATAGCTTTAGCTAACTGATTGAGTTTTAACTTCTTAGCTAAGTATTCCTCTTCAGTGCGTGGTTTTTTGTATAGCTTCTCCCATTGAGTTCTAAGAGATTTAACTAACTCATCCACCTTCTTATTACCTGTTGTTTCTGTATCTAATGCTACAGGGAGTAAATAGAGTTTGGTTTCTTTTAGGTTATCCACCTTACCAATCTCTAATGATTTGAGAATCAATGGACTCTTCTTATCTCCTCTCACCTTATTCTCATAGTTAGCATAGAATGGAATCATTCTTGCTTTTCTTAATTGCTCAGGCTTAAGACCATAGCTGTAAAGCATCTTTGAGTATTCACCCATCTGAGCTTTCCATTCTGTTTGCTTATAGAAAGGAATATCTTCGTTAGTAGATTTGTTGAAGTTGGTAAACTTCCAGTCAAATATATCTACTCTCATATCCCTAGTACCATCAGCTTTTCTAATAGGCTCAACAATAATCAAGTCCATTGTAGAAGATATCATACCCTTTACAGATGTATTGGTACCTTTTCTTTCTACAAGGAATCTTGTTCCTGGAGGATATGATCTAACTAGTTCCTCTAGATAAGATCTTATTCCTGTTTGTATAGTGCTGTTTAATCTAGATGCTGTAGCAGTCTTTGTGAATACATCTTTAGCATAACCATCTTCATCAAGTAGGTCTGTCTTAAGTGTCACCTCAGCAAAAGCATGCCCATCAGATCCCCAGTCTTTCTTCTGTGTATCTTGACCTTGTTCAAACTCTGTACGCTCAGTGGTCTTTTGTTTAACCTTTTCAGTTACACTGCTTGCTACTCTCTTATTATCAAAACCGTAATGTCTTTTATCAGTTTCAGTTGCAGGAATAAGAACAGTTCTATTATCCATATCAATAACTTTATTTACAAAGTTATCAACAGTTTCATTAGGAACACGTCCTCCCTTCAAAGGATCAGTTGCTCCTGATAGTACATCAGCAGGAACTTCTCCTTCATATAAATCCCATAGATAGTATGCTATATTTTCTCCTCTAGAGGCTACTAATTGTTTCCAGGAATCAAGATTTTCGTTTGGACAGCTTGCCATGTTAACAGATTTCTTTTAATACTTTACCAATTTCGATAGGGCTATATCCCATATCTTTTAATAGTTTACCGTTTATATCTATGATGTTGTATCTTTTACCATCTCTCAATTCTACAGATACTTCCCCTTCTTTAGAGAACAAGTTTGTTTGAGCAGTGTCTACAAGCTTCTGGTTATTGTCTAACAATAGTTGAGCATATTGCGGTATTGTTAAACCATTTGCTTCATCATTGTTAGAAATATTTTCTACAAAATCAATTGCAAATATAGGATTATTTTGTAAGAACGTAGCTTCTTCTACAGTAATTTTATCAGTAACTTCTCCTACATAATAATCTACATCAGGTCCATATTTTTCATTTTCAAGATCTTCAATACTAACAATCTCTCCTTCAGAACTAAGTCTTGCTGCCTGTTGCAATAAGTTACTATCCATACCTTGTATTGTTTTAGGATAGTCTATTCTAATTCTTTTATCTGCATCTTTAAACACAAGCTCTCCTGAAGGTAAGCTAATTGCTTTCTTTTCACCAGGTTCTGCAACTTGTTGATTCTCAGTAGGTTGACTAGATACAGGCTTAACAGCATATACAAATCTAGCTTGTCTACCATTGATGAAGTTAGTTGAATATTTGTTGTATAGTTTAAATTGACGCCAGTCTTGAAATCCTTCCTTCTTAGCAAACTCATCTAGACGATAAGTTGTTTTATCAGTTAAAGACATCACCACATCAAGTACCACTTGGAACTGACCAAGTTTAGTTAGCTCAACTCTTGAACCATCAGGAAGAGCGTATACACCATCTCTGTAGTTCTCAGTTCTATTGGTGATAGTCTTAGTACCAGCTTTGATTCTAAGTACATTGTCACTCTGCATAGCAAGGTTACCTATGATTTCATTCTCCTTAGGAACAGCATTAACCACTACGTTTGAAGTTTGAATCTCAGGAGACACAGCTACTTCTTCTGGTAATGGAGAAACCATTTCCTCTTTAGTAACACCAAAGTATTGTAGAATAACGTCATCTGGTATAGACTCATCAGCTTCTTCAAAGCCATTCTTTATAACAGACTTTCTATTATCTGGATAGAACTCATTAGCATTACTTCCATCACCCCAAGCATTGATAAGTTTGTATAGGTATGTTTCAGATAAACCATCAGCACTAGGAATGATTCCTACATATTTGAATAAACCTTTTTTCTTATATGAGTAGTCACCATCCTTTCTCATCTTTCTCTTTTCAGAAGGAAGGAATTCTTTTTCCCATGTATGCACAATTACATCATAGTTTGCTTCTCTGTTACCTGAAGGAATTTTTAACAATAAAGGAAGGTCTCCTTTTCTCATTGCCTCATAGATACCATTTCCAAACTTCATTTCCTCATTGTAATAAGTTTGTTGTGTATAGAAGTCAAATCTAGATGTAGCCTTATGATGAGGAACTATATCATCAAAGTTCCAATACTTTCTTTCAAACACATTCAAGTTAGCAAAGTCTTCTAGACTTGCATATGAAGGTAAGTCAGCTATCACATCATTGTATTCTTTCACAATATCTAGATAAGGAAGCTGAGATGTAAATGATATGTTAGATTCATTTAAACCAGACTGTAGTATAGATAAGGTTACTAACTTATCGTAAATATCACCATTACCTTCAGTTTTTAAGAAGTCTCTTAGCTCTGCAAAAGAAGCAGTGATCTGATTTTGATCATACACCTTGTTGCTCTTGTTCTTAATCTTTATGTTATTCACCTCACCTGGCTTACCAAATAAAGGTTGTAATATTCTGACAATATGATTGTTATGTAAAGGATGATCTTGGTTTGCAGGATCTAATATAGGCTTAATAAACTCACTAATTTGTTTAGCTGTATTAGTATCTTTGTTCAACAAAACTTCTGTAATCTTCTCGTTCAACCCATTCTGTGTTTGAACAGCCCAATCAAACAATGCAGCTACAGCTCTTTGAGAAGTCTTAACAAAGTCTCTATCATTCATACCTACGTATGGAGTGAGTACCTTTTGAATAACCTCTCTTACATTACCTTGGTCTGCTCTAATGATTGTAGCTAAAGCATCTCTCATTTCAATAATAGTGTCTTTCAACTGACCAATGAAAGCGTTGTCTAACATATCATCTACAGAGCTGAAGATAGTTTTTCTAGCTTTTTCTAACTGCATCAACTTCTTAAATACTAAGAATGGATCGTTGAAAGAAGCTGTATCAAAGTTAGTTCCTTGGGTAACATTGAATGACTGTTCAGCCATCTTAGCATACTTCAAGAACTCTTTTAATATAAATGTTTGTTCAGCTTTATCAAGTTGAGTTAGTTCTCTCTTACCAACAGTGCTTTCTAATTTCTCAAGAGAAGGCATTTCTTTGATGGTAAGCTTGTTGTTTTTATACTTCCTTATTACTCTGTTGTATGTCTTATTATTGAATAACCAAGTTTGACCATCCCTTTCTAATGTACGTAAGTAGTCACGAATGATTGGTTGGTTCATGAAATAAGCTACAGTGTTAATAGGTACCCCCACCTTAGTTAAGAACATCCATGTAGAAGCTACGTTTGGTGTAGCACCTAATTCCATAATCCATGGACCCTTAGAGATATCCACATATCCATCAATGAACTGACCTAAGATGTCAGAGATGTATTCACCTTGAGGGAATTTTTCACTTCTCTCAGCATTTCTAGTCATTGATATTGTAGGGAATACACCTTTTCCAGGTATCTCAATCTTGTTATATTCAGGGAATTTAATCTGACCATCACCTAACCATTTCAAATCTCCGCCATCTAATAGCCCAGATCTTCCGTTGAAATCAATATAGATAGGTTGTCTTTGATTTAAAGAATGGTTTGTTTGGTTTACAGCTGCAATACCAATTGCATATTTACCAGATACAAACGCATGTCTAAGTCTAGACATAAAGTTTCTATCTAACATGTTACCTGGATCCTTATAATCAAATGTACCAAAGCCTAACTTAGTAGTGATGTCTTTAGACAAATCTTTCAATTGATCTGCAGAGTTAGGTTTAACTAGATTCTTAAAGTTTAAAGGATGTGAGATGAGTCTTTGTAAAGATTCAACATATGCATTCTCTAAGTTCGATTTACCCCTACCATTAACAGATATAAGTCTAGGTAGTCCCTTAGAACTATCATCTACGTTCTTAAGGTAGATTGACAATTTATCTATATCAAAGTCAGATCCAACCTTCTTCACTAAGGCAGAAGGAATCACCACAGAATCTCCAAACTCCTTAGGAAGGAACTTAGCTATTCTGAATACATCAATAGAGTTTTGTTTTTGTGTAGGAATACGGAAGGCAACACCTTCTAATATTCTTTGTCCTTCTGGAGTGCTATTTAATTTCTTAAGAAGGTCTTCATCAGATAGGTCACTTTCAAACCATCTGCCCACCATGATTTCACACACACGCTGTCCATCTTTATCTTCGTAGAACTTCAACACATCAGATGTGTATGCTCCTTTTTCAGACTGGATTCTATTAGATTCTAATAGTGTAGAAGGGATTTGTACCTTCATACCACCATTAACCTTAGGGCTAATGATTTCTCTATCAGCAATTGAATATAGAATGTTTCTAATTTGTTTGTATGCAGGAGTTGCTTCAGCCATTACAGTACCAGTAGAGTATCCTCTAAGAGCCTCACTGATGTTATCACTGATTTCTCTCTTGGTAAACTCTTTACGTAATGTTTCAACAACCTTTTCAAAGTTGTCAATCTTATAACCACCATCAACCTTACTGATACCAAATGTATCAAGTAGAGAATCCATACCAACCTCCATCATATCTTCTACGATCTTTTGGTTGTTCTTGATCTCTTTGTATAAAGGAGACTTTGCTTCTTTCTCTGTTTCAGAAAGACCAAACCATTCCATGTAACGATCTGTAAATGAACCAGTTGGATTGTAGTCAATAGGTATACCAGCATCCATGAAGTCTAATGTAACAAGTTTAGTCATTTGAGAACCTCTTGTTACAAGACCATCATCTTTAGAAGGAACCTCAGATTGAATACTAATGATACTGAATGGTACATTAATAATTCCTTGCTTTAAGTCTTTATTGTTTGTCTGTGCTTCTGTTTGGAAAGGTTCATTGTTAAACTCGCCATTCTTATATAATTTATGCACAGCTTCAGCCCCTACCTTTCTACCACTGTTGTATACAGCATAGTCTACATCCTCTTCTTGCATCTTGTTATACAACTTGACAGCATTAGATTCAGGATTCATTTCATGTAACACTCTGAAACTCAATGGGAAAAGGGCAAACTTATCTAATACAATATCATTAAAGTTTCTACCATTAGCTTTGTTTCCAGATACAATAGGTTTGATTGGAGTGTAAGCACGCTTGATTGCAGGGTTACCTCTCTTTAAAGCGTTTCTGTCAACTCCTGATAACTTAACACCCTTAACTTTTTTCTCGTAAGCAATGTCATACTTATATTGTCTTTCTTTATCACCATCCCATTCACCAGCACGTATCAAATAATTACGATAGGCTTTCATGGTAATCATACCACCACCATCTGTTTCTTCCCAAGTACCATAATCAGGTAGGTCAGTAGTTGCTATAACATCATCTAATGTAACTGATCTAAAGAAGTCTTTATTAAAGTCTGTATAACCAATAGTACCTTCAGCTACACCCTTATTCCAAATTCTATTTGCAGAAGAGTTGAATGAATCAGATCCACTTACAATAGCTTGTCTAGGAGAACTAAAGCTTTTAATACGCTTAAGTTCATCTGAGTATTGATATGGATCAGAATATAATAATTTATGAAGCTCAATATTGTTAATCATGTAGTTAGCAGACAAAGCTGTTAACTCTCTGTTTAAGTCTTCTGCTGATATTAAGTCTTTAGCAAAAGATAAACCTTCAGCCATGAAACCATTACCCACTTCATCAAGCACTCCATAGTTTACTAGAGAGGTCATTAATGCATCTTTTTGCTTAAGTAGGAATGCACTAACAGCATCATCAATAACTTGTTTATTATCTGCATAGATTTCTTCTGCTGTAAATACTTCCCCTTCCTCAGCTATAATATCATCATGTAACTTCTTACCAAGGATAGCTTTGAAGAAACGTAAATCTAGAGCATCTCTATCTTTTGCTACATTACGATTTTCTCTAGCTAGGTTTATCTCATCTATGAAATATCCTCTAAATATATCATGTACACGATTGAGGTTTAATAGGATGTCATCAGTTGATACTGCATTACCCATGTTCATCATCCACTCAATAGTTGCATCTCCAGGGATTAGGTTTAGATAGTAACCAGCAGAGTTAAGGTTGATTTCCTGTAATAGTCTTTCTTTAGAAGTTAACTTAGAAGACTGCTTTTGTTTACCACTCTCTTCGTTAACTGTACCATCAGCATATGCTGTTTGCATTAGGTCCTCTGTATCATCAGCACGTTTGCCTGTAGCCTTATCAAACATTCTTGATAGAATGATTGAGTTCTTAGCAAATGAGTCTGTAAGTAGATATTCATATTGTGTACCTACTAACTCATTGATATTCTTAAGCTTTGATAATGTATCATATAAATCACTAGCTGCGTTTGTACCAATGAATGTCTGTGTAAGTTCACCATTAACATTATAGAATGTGCTGCTGAACTCTGGGTTATCCATGATAGCCTTAATCTCAGATAGTTGGTATAAACGTTTGTTGATATCAAGTGTTTTACCACTTACAGTGATGAGACGCTTGCCATCAGCAATACTTGTTCTAATACCATTAACTGCTTCTGAGAATGTAGTTTTCTCACGCATCTTAACAAGTCTGTCGTAATCAAACTCAATTCCAAACTCTTTTAAGAATTCCACTTGAGCCAATAAGCTTCCAAGCTTTGCTTCTTTTATAGAATCTTCATTACCTATGTATGAGTTACTAGTAGCTGAATAGGTGATATATTTGTTTCCGTTGTTAACAGCATCGATAATGTTATTAACAAATCCTTCTTCCACTTGTCTAGCAGCAGTGGTGAAGTTAGAATCACCCACTTGTATATCTCCATTCTCTAGAACATACACATTCTTAACTGTAGGAGATTGTTTCTTGAACGTTCTCCAGAATGCAGCTAATAATTGAATATCGTTCTGATTGTTTAACTGGCTGATTTCCTTTAACTTAGTTAAACGATTGTAAAGTTTTGTATACTTAGAATCGTTAGAAGACATATCCTTTACAGTGGCAATCATTGAATCAAGGGTCACTGAACCACTTACGTTGTTCATGATGCCTATGTAAGCCTCACTCATTGGGATTAATGTGTAACCACCAATAGATGATAATCTTTCTGAACCATTGTTGTATACAGCAGGAAGGCTAGCTAACAATAACTTGATAGCAGAGTTAGCCTTTCTCATATGGTCTATCTTAGAAGCATCACCATAAGGATCATCTTTACTTCTTTCATCTCCTAATACCATCTCATCATTCTCATCAAACTCAATTGAATAAGACTTAAGATATTCTTGGTGTCTTTCTACAATATATTCCCAGTTGTTTAGGATGTTATTATTTAATGTATTTTGTGCATCAATACCTTGAGCCTTCACCTCTTCAGAAACATCTGTCATTTTCTCTAGCTCAACAATATTATCAGCAATCAAATCACTCATCTCATCTTTGAGTCTTGAGTAGAGTTGAGTCTTATTTAGACTAGGAATATTAAACAAACCTTCATTTGTTTCAAACAAATCCTTCACAACTGTATAAGTCATGTGTTGAATGATGTCATGTAACTGAGCACCTGTGAATCCAGTGATTCTGTATTCAGAAGCCTCAGTACCTGCAGCATCTTCAATATCTATGATTCCTTGTTCAGCGTAAGATAGTGCTCCTTGGTATGGAGAATATTGTGCATAGTATCCAGAACCAATGTTCTCAAATAACTTATCTGTATTCTCTTGAGCTTTATCTCCTGTAAAGAATCCTTTGATGAAGTCTACGATTTGTGAGAATATTCTGGAAATCAATGACTTATCTTTCTTAGCCTCTTTAGCTAACATTAGATCTCTAAACTCTTCAGCTAATTGTTCTTTGATTTCTTGGTCTGTAGCTTCTGAGTATTTGATTTCTCTAGCTGTAAACTTATCTGTATAGCTTCCTTTTCTATTTCTAAATTCAGTTGCAATAGCTGCTCTTTCCTCTGGTGTAGTGAACATCTTCCATACAGCCTCAACCACCTCATGATACACTGTACCCACCTCAGCATTCTGAGATATATAGATTGCACCATCCTTAAGCATACCCCAAGCCTTTCTACCATTAGTAGCTTGAATAAGATTCTTAACTCTATATACAGGAACGTTTGGTAAAGCTTTAGCTAAAAACTTCTCCACCTTATTCCAGTCTTCTGATTGGAACTTCTTTAGTTGATCTTCAACCTTAAGTCTATATTCACTACCTCTCTTAGTTGGTCCTGCATTCTTTCTAGCATTAATTCTAGCTTGTAAGCTAGCAGATACATTTGGTGTAGAAACAGTTGTTGTTTTTGGTTGATCAAATAGTGGAGATTGTATATCAACTGTAGATAGTTCATCCTCTTTAACAGTATACACTTTCCCTTTATCACTTACTACTTGTTTAATATTAAATGTGTCATCTATTAAAACATTATATCTAGAAGTTTTAACTCTGTAAAGGGTTCCTTCTTTAGTTATAGATTCTGTCAAGAAACTAGGAGATGATGGTTCTTTACCATCAAATTCAAAAATGATTCTTGGAGAATTTTCATATATCCCTGTTCCTATTTTATTACCTAAAGATTTATTGATTTGATCTATGGCACTATCAAATGTAGCTTTAGCATCTGTAGAAACAGGAGCAGCAACTGGTTGAGCTACAGGAGCTGCTTCCACAACAGGAGCAGCAGGAGCTATTTGTTCCTTAACCTTCTTAGATATAATATTTCTTAATACGTTCTCAGCAATATTTGTTGCTTCTTCATCAGAAGTTTCCTCTGTAATACCACTATTTGCAACACCCAATAGCTTACCCACTGTAACCTCTAGTGTTACATCAGGTACACTCATAGATATACCCTTCTTACCATCAGACTCATTAAATGCAGTGGGGCTGATGATGAAAGATACTTCTCCTAAATTAGGGATTGATATTGTGTTTTCTGTTTTTCCATCTAACACAAACTGTACAGGGGCTGCAGGAGCAGCTGTTGGTGTAACAGTTGGTTTAGGTACTGCAACAGGTTTTGCAGCAGGCACCTCATTAGAGGTGTTACCATTCTTATCATATACAGTGAAGTATATACCCTTTCTATTAACATCTTCACCATTTTGCATAGGTCTGATGCTTGTTGAAAGAGGAAGTAGATCATTAGATCTTTGGCTTCCATCAGGGTTAACATTAGATAGCAAGTAGGTTTGATAGTTCTTCCAATCTCTTGTTAATATGTTATCTCCCTCAATACCTATGATTTCAGTGTATGGCTTATTCCATTGTTTGGTTTGACCACCAGTGATAAGTGTAGAGTTAACGTTGTTGTACATTTCCTGTAACATACCAACGATAGCTTCTCTATTTTGCTTAAGGTCAGAAGGTTTGATAGAAAACTTAGTTTCTTCTTTACCAACTAATAGTTGCATGTCCTCAAAGAATATGCTACTAAGTTTAGCTGGCTTTCTGTTACCATTAACATCTTGAGGAGTTCCCCAGTATACAACTGATTTTAACCAATTGTATAAAGCTCTAGACTCACCAGACTTAAGGTTTTTATCTTTAATAAGATTGTTTGCCAATCTCTCAATAACATCAAATATAAGTTCAGCTTCTTTCTTGGTATTCTTTCTGTTATTCAATCTAACTAATCCATTAGCTGTGTATAACAAAGGAACACCCTTAGCACCTTCAAATGTAGAAGAACCATATACAACAGCACCATCTGTTGTAGGAATACCAATAACTCTTTTGGTATTTAAATCATCTACTGATATTAAACCAGAATCAACTACAGATATAAGAGCTGAAGGAATAGTATCAGGAATACCAAACGATGCTCCTATCTTATACAAATCCATTGAAGGGTTCTTCAATGTACTTTCTCTCCAAGCTTTATATTCTTTAGTGTATTGTTCTTTTGTATCATCGTCTGTGGTATCTCTAAACATAGAGTCACCATTTGCCCACATAAGTTCTTTAGGGAACACTTGATATACAGCGTTCTCTAATGTAGGGTTTTCTAATCTCTCACCATTAACACCAACTAAGAACTTCTCATTAGTGATAGGATCAGTTCCCATCATAACTAAAGCAATGGTTTCTTCTGGTTTAATGTTAGCAGCATTAGTTCCTTGAGTCTTTAACCATTCTGTTAATCCAGGTAAGCCAGCTTTAGCTTCATTGCCTGATGTTACAATAACACCACGGAAGTTTTCATTGTTAGGGAGATCATAAAAATTAGCACCAAACTTATTAGCACGTACGTGATGTGGAGCTAGAGGTTCCTCTTGAGAGAATCCTTCAACAGCGGGTTTAGTACTATCAACAACTTCTTGATCTGTCTTTTTAGGACTAGGTTCAAATGAACCAGAATCAAAGTCTTCTGTTGGAAGACTATCTACATCTTGAGTTTCTGCTAACTCTTTTTCAAGGTTTGCAGATTCAATAGCTTCTTGTTCTTTAGCACTTTGCTTTAAATATTCTTCAGACTGAGCTTTAAATTCTTTCTCAATTTCATCTACTAACTCACTGTTATTCAATGAGTTAATGTATTCTAATTTATTTTCTGTAGGTTTAGCTACATCATTATATTTACTCTTAGACAACACATTATCAATAGCCTTGTCTAATATATCTTCTATTGTAGTGGTATCTTCTGAAGCACCAAGTAATTGGTAGTTCTTGAAGTCTGAAGGAGTTAAGAAAGCTCTCTCACCATTAGGAAGTCTCACTTCAAACTCACCTCTTAATGTCTTAGAAAGGACAGTTAACTTAGGAGCAAATTGTAATTTACCACCTACGTTAGCTAGAGGGTTAGCTAAAGAATATTCTTTACCCACCTCAATCTCTTTGCTTACAACCTTTCCTTTATCACCAGTCTCAAACTGCTTAATCTTAACTGTATCACCTTTAGCTACACTTTCATCAACACCCTCTTTATACTTCTCTGGGTTGTTCTCAATGTTATTGAATTCATCAATAAACTTATTTCTACGTAATGCTAACTCAATAACATCTTGTAGAGAAGTCTTTAATTCAATCTTATTAGAATTAGTTTCACTTAATCCATTGATTGTCTTTAGTGCTTCCTTAACTGATTCTACAGTTGGTTTACCATTGAGGTTGATTTCAGCTACAATAGTTGTTGCATCAATATTGTTACTAGATAGTTTGGCAGTTAGTGCAGGAATTCTAGTGTTGTAGTCAAATATCTTAGCTGCAGTGTATACCATCTTGTCCACTGTAGCATCATCATACTTCCTTTGTAAGTTACCATCTGCATCTAGTTCAGGAGTACCATCTTCTTTAGTCTTAGCTAAGCCAGCATACTTAGTTCTAAATTTATCATAGTTGTCAGTTACACTCTTAGCCATAGCTTGAATGTTATTTGCTCTAGCTATGAATGCTTCTTGAGTGTCATTCTCATTTGCTGTACCTGCAGACTTAAGTTCCATAAAGCCAGCATCTGTTGCTGCCTTTTGTCTGATAGCTTCTAGTTCTGTTTCAAATATAGCTTCTCCACCATATTTAATTCTTGGTAGAAGATAGTTCAACATGTAATCAGTTTCAAGGTCTTTACTCTGTAGAATATCACCTTGTCTTAATGTTCTTTCTCTATCTTCATTGATAGTCATACCTCTGTTTACAGAATCAATTAAATCTGTAGCCTTAGCTGAGTTTAATGCTTTTATAGCTTCATCTGTAAATTTACCTTTCTCTCCACCATATCCAGTGAAACCTCTTTCTCCAATCTTACCAGTTTCAAACATTGTAGGAATTGTAACACCACTTTCTGTTCTCTTAGTACCCACTACACCTGAAGTCATTAATGCTCCAGATAAACCACCTAATAGAATGTTCTCTAATCCTTCCTCACTTGATACAGCTTTTCCTGTACCATAACCTATTACACCTTCTCCACCTGGCATCAATAAACCACCAAGAGAGTTCCAGAAACTTGTTTGGTCACCACTTCTGTATTTCTTATTAAAGAAGTTTTGTGTTCCTTCTTGAATAGCGTATTGTGCACCTTCTTCAAATGCTTCTGCTGTATTGAAGAATAACGATCCTACATTACCAGCCTTATATAAGAACTTACCAAAACCTTTCTCTGGAAGAGTAGATTTCCATAAGTTATCTTTAAATATAACATTGTTCAATATCTTCTTCTCACCAGAATATGTAGAACCAAATATCTTTGGTAACTGTACATATTCAGTTCCTGTAAGTAAAGCTACATTTAAACCAAAGCTCCAGTTACCAACACTTTCTGCTGCATCTTGAATATCTTGTAGGTCTTGACCAGTTGGAACTTGACCATTGTTTTCTTTCTTAAATTTCTCAATTAGATTTTCTCTAAGTGACTTAGCATTCTGATAGCTTTCCATACCAGCTTCTCCAGATACACCTAAGTAAGAAGATAGTAATCTAGTGGCTGTAGAAGCTTGTGCTCCTGCTTCCACTGTACCTAATGCTTCTAATCCTTGACCAAGTTTACTTGCAACAGATCTTGGATTCTTTAATGCTTGGATAACACCAGCCATACCTCTACCTTCAGCTAATCCAGCTTCTGTAGCTTCTAATGCTTGTAGCCCTCTACCAGCAGCTACCAATCCTTTTGATAGTTGTAATGCTTCTAATGCAGCTGTTGCTCCATAAGCAGTTACAGCAGCACCAGCTGAATATCCTAAGTTCTTAACAATCTTATCCCAAAAGAAGTTACCTGTAAATACAGACTTTAATGCAAGAGGATCTTTTCTTTCTGCCTCTGTATAATAGTGAGGGAATCTGTTCTCCATTTCTTGAGAAACATTATCCATCTTCTTAAAGAACTCATTATCATATAGAGATGAAAACTTTCTGTCAACCACTGCAGAACCTATTCCATATAATAGACCAACAGAGTTATTAACAATAGTTGATGCTGTAGTACCAGCAAGTTTAGCTATACCATTACCAGCTTTATCTAACGCAGATTGACCATAAGCATAATCTTCCTCTGTCTTATTTGGATTATACAATCCAAACTTCCTATTGTCATACAGTTCTTTTGTAGTAACTGTAGGAGCAATCTGTTCAGGCAATGGAGGTAGATAGTCTGCTCTTCTTTGACCAGATTCAATAAATGCAGTCATAGGACCAGATGCTTGGGGAGACCCAAGTTCCATAATCTTATTGGTAGGCAGTACGTTATCTTGCGTAGAATATAAATCAGTTCCTGGCATTGTTATCTTCGTATTAATTGATCTGCATTAGGATTTACAGACTTAAATAAATTTATAAGTTTATCATCTGTTAAAGATGGCAAATACTGTTGTTCAAATGCTGCTCTGCTAGTTGGCTCATATAATGGAACTCTAATAGAGTTACCATCTTTTGTTCTAAAATGGAACACAGGATATAACTGACCATTTATGTAATCTAAGTCTGCCACTACAGGAATGTTTACAGTTCTTCTTCCATTAACATCAGAGCTTCCCATTTTACCAGTTTGATAATGGGCATGATTGTAATCTTTGAAAGCATTTGTAGTTTGTCCATTTCTAAGTAGTACGTCAGCTAGATCAGTATTTTGATTTAGATATTTATTTCCTAGCTGTGGATTTTGAGCTACAAAGGATTTATCCACTGGCATTAATTCAACATCATCTGGATTAGTTTTATCTACCGCCTTTATAAAATATTCATCACCTCTTCTAACTGTTTGGAAATCAACATTTTCTAAAGGTTTTTTAGTAAGATATGCAATGAAATTTTTAGGTACATAACCGAGAGCACCAGTTTTTTGTTGAAGATCTGCTTGAGCAATGTTTGACAAACTTTCTACAAACTTCTCTTTCTCACCTGGTTTAACAAACACTACACCAGCTTGTTCAGTTGCAAAAGCTCCAGTTAGAGGAGCTAGCTTTTCAGCGGTCTTTAATGTAATTTGTTTATCGATTTTAAACTGTTGAGATTTAACTTTATCAAAATCAGAAACATACGCATTTAATACTTTGTCTCCTCCAGGTAATCCTAAATATCTATTCTTTAATTTCTCTTGTAACAGTTGTTCTTTAGGAGTTAATTTTTCTACAATTTTAATTGTAGATACAGGAGTGTCACCAGCAACATCTGTTGTAGCTTGTTCTTTAGAAAGATAATTATACACTTCATTTGCACTGAATGTAACTTTCTGTCCATTCTTATCTGTAAGTGTAATAGGTCTTCTATTTCCTATAATACCTTTTATGTATTGATCATATGTGGTACCTGTAACTTCTTTTGTAGCTTGACTGCGAAATTCATCATGGATTGCTTTTTGCTTAGCTAACATATTTTCATTGTCAATATAAGCTTCCATTAGTTGGGCTACCGCTGAATTGGGAGGTGAATATTTACCAGCTTGATAATCTCTAACTTTTTTAAGCATATCTGATGGTAAAACTTTAGTTTTTATATCACTAGATATAGCTGCTAAATTATTTAAAATACCATTATTTTGATCTTCCAATTTAACATTGCTAGCAACATAGTTATCATATGCTGTATTATTATCAGTGGTTTGGTCACCACTTCTTATAAAGTAAGGAGTTCCTCCAGTTGTTTTTTCATCTTCATATTTACGATTAGCTAAATCAAGAGTTCCTTGATCTACAGCAAGTTTTGCTTGAGCTATTATCCAATCACGAGAATCTTTAAGTTGTTCACGATTAAAGTTTTGAAGCTTCCAATAATCCTCTCTTACAGGGTTGCTAAGTATTTCATCTTTCACACTAGCCCAAGCATACCCATTAGCAAACTGATCTATGTAGTTCTTTGTATATATCTTACCTCTAGCAGCATTAGGATTATCTTTAATAGACTGTATAGTGGACAGATAGTTTTCATCTAGTGTTCCTCTTATACCTTTAGCTGGATCACCTAACACTTCTTCAAAATGTTTTCTACTTGCTAGTAACCTAGTTTGACCATCTGCTGTAGATGCAGTTAATAAATCTTTATTAATTCTTTTGATTTGTGCTTGAGCGTATTCTTTTGATCTCTGATAATCCTTATTAGCGTAATTCATTAATTGCTCAGGAGTAGTAGATTTCAATTGGTATTTACCATCAATGTATAACTGATGGTAATCTTCTGAATCTAATGCAGCACCAATAGCTGTACGAAGTTGTCCTTCATCTACAGTTTCAATACCCTGTCTTTTTAAAGCAGATAATATCTTAGTTGTATCTGGAAGACCAGTCTTTGGATCAATTGCATAAGCTGTGTCAATACTTTGAGCATTAGGGTGTACAAGCTTGATTGCTTCAAATATCTTTTTATTCACATCCTTGTAAGGACTATATTGTCCTCTGAACACTTGCCCAGCTTCTTTCTTACCAAGCCATCCTTTTACTTGCTCATCAAAGTCATCAATGTTAGATGCTGCAGTTTTACCTTCCTTTCTAGCTGCCTCAATAATTTCAGCTTGTCTTCTATACCAAGCAGTAGATGATACAGCATTCTGAACATTATAATCTTTACTAATTTGTGTAGCCATACCTCCTACAGAAGTAACAAGTTGCTGATTAGAGAAATCCCCAGCAGCAACATTTTTAAGGTTACCACCTAAAGTATTAAGTTTAGATTGCAAATATTCCTTATCTGAGTCATGCATAACGTCAAGTCCAGCGATATTATCTATGTATCCCTGGATTTTTTGAACACCCTCATCATATTTCTGCTGCTTATACGTACCCACCTTCACCATTGCATCAATGGGAAGTTGTTGTACGTAAGGGTTAAATTTCGTTATTTGGTCGGTAAATGATGCCATGATAATATGATTAGCAAATGTAATTTAAATTATTATATATACCAAGAGTTCTAACGATTTTTGTTAATCTGGTATAATTGAATTAGTTAGAGATTTTTAATAGCTTTGACAATATTGCCATTCTTTGCCTTCTGCTTGTATCCAGTGATTGTCTTTCCAGATGCATCATAAATAGGAAGAAGGTCTGCACTAGCACTAGCAGTAGTAGTAGTTGCTGCTGCTGGTTGTTTATTAGCTATGTTTGGAATAGCAAACTGAGCTAGAGGATTCATATTGATAGCTCTTCCTAAACGGTCATATCTGAAGTTGTAAAGGTTCTCATATATACCTGCTTCTCTATTCTCTCTTTGATTTTGAAGATACTTATCACCAATAGACTTATAAGCTTCAGCAGCTTGCTCCTTAGTTTTAGATTTAGCAGTTGCTTGTCTCACTTGTTGAGTGTCGCTAATAGCTGCATTCTTAAGGTCATACTCATTTAATAATTGTCTGTTTGCTTCATACACTCTTGCTCTCTCTTCTTTATTTAATTGAGATTCCTTTCCTAACACCTCAGAATTAGCAGCATACTTTTGAGCAGCTAATAAAGACTGAGCAGCAGGATTGTATCCTACAGTTCTAAGAAGAGCATTGTAATCTGCCTGATTTGCATTAAGTGCACTTTGTAATGATACATCAATTGGTGAACTTAATCTAGGTTGTAGAGTTTGAGCAAACACTGGTTCTAACTGATTGTTAGCCAATGCGTACATCTCTCCAGCCAACTGTGTAGGATCTAAAGGAATCTGATTTGTAGGTCTTAAATAAGGTAGTAGTTCAGAAACTAATGTAGAACCATTGTCTTCAAGATTTTCATTTATAAAGTCACCAACAGTACCGAATACACCTCTTCCATTTTTTACATCTGCTGTAAGTTCAGGAGCTGGTAATCTACTTCCAGTTGGTTGGAAATTAGGAGAACCAGTATTAGGAATACCTAAAGCAGTGGGAGCATTAAGTGCTGTCACTGTAGGAACTCCTGCACCAGCGGTATAGTTAACAGCTGGAACATTTTGATATGCATTAGCAGGTGGGTTATAATCAAACCCTTGTCTTAATGGAAAGTTAGCAGTTGGCTGAACTTGAGGTACAATGCTTTTTATTAATTTTTGTACAGGACTGTTATTTGGATATGCACTTGGAATAGGTTGTAATCTTTGATTATTAACATTTACCTGAGGAACAATGCTCTTCACATTAAAACCATATTGAGCTTCTTGTACATCAGAATTAACCTTTCCTTTCTTAGTTTTAACCTTTCCTTTCATAACATCTTTATTAAATTTATCTACATCCTCATATCCAAACTCAGGGGCTGTAGCATGTATAGACTGTTGTAAGTCACCAAGCTTTTGTTTCTTGTCAGCAATATCTTTTAGTTTCATGTTAGCACCAATGATATTTGCTTGTAAAGAGTCTAACTCTAGTTTGTCAAATGGTGTTAGCATTTCTAGATCATCTAGTTTATCAACTGACTTATCTATTAATTTAGTTTGTTTAACCTCTGTCTTAGTTAGGTCAGTGGCATAGCTTTTAAACTTTCTGCCCTTAGCCTTTTTATCAAACTCTTCTAAGGCATAATTAGGTATCTTCATGTTACCAAACACCACTAGATTATCTTCCCCTGTACCACCATCTTTTAGTTTAACCATAGGCTCACCTCTTTCTACTTCTACAGGATTATCACCAAATGTAATACCAATACCTGTATTACCTTTACCATCACTTTCTTCGTGAGATTGTCCTCTAGGCATCACTGTAACACCACCATCTGGTAGATATGGGTTTTGAGACATAGGTTCCATGTATCCACCCCAATGGGTTTGTAGCTCACCACCCATCTGGAAGTCAGGTCTTTCTGTAGACATAGCTCTTTCACTAGGAGGAGTGTATTCTTTTAAATGACCACCAGCTCTTAACATATCTGCATCATGAGGAGGCTTAAGAAGATCTTTCAACTTATGCTCACCAAATGTAGTGATAACTTGTGGCATCCAATCATTGCTTACCCATCCACCATCTTCCATGAATCCACTATAGTTAGATTGGATTGATTGAGCACCTTGTTGTAATGCTGAACCCATTATATTGTTCTGTGATTCTTCTTGAAGTTTTGCTGTTTCTTTTGCACTCTTGCCACCAATAGCACCACCAATTAATCCACCAACTGCAGATCCAATAACTGTACCTACACCAGGGATAACACTTCCTGCAATACCACCGAGTGTAGAACCAATCTTACCAGCTCCACCAGCTTGATTAAACTTACCACCACCAACAAGACTACCTAAACCACCACCTAGTTGACCTGCAATACCTGCACCAATTTGAGCTTTCTTTAACTTACCACCTTTCTTGTATTGTTTGATATTACTATCATTTAATGGTTCGTATTCAAGATCTGTATAGATTGCATTTGGATCAAATGTATTTTGAATTTCAGTTGGATTACCTCCAATACCACCACCGTTCTGCATTATTAAAGGAGTAGTTCCTTCACCATAAGGGTTACCTAATTGACCAGGTTGAACAGCCATATCCTCAGGTCTAACGTATCTACGTTTACTCTCTTCTCCTCTTAAACCAGCAGCCTTACCAACTACACCAGTTAATGCAGCTGATTGTTTTGCAATTTGTTTTTGTTGTTTTTCATCCTTAAGCATGTTAATACCTTGCATGATATTGCCAGCATTGTTCAATACACCAGAACCAAGCTTACTACCTAGTGATGGACCACCGCCCATCATAGATGGAGAAGGTGTCATAGCTGTAGCCTGATTGATTGATTTTTGTTGAAACTGTTGGTTACCTAACATGTTTCCAATATTATTCATATTAGCAGCAGGTGCAGTACGAGGTGTACGCATAGTTTGTGCAGGAACTCTACCACCTCCTTGCATTTGCATTAATTGTGGAAGTACATCAGCACCTACCTTTTCAAAATCTACACTATCCATTCCTGTAGTGCCTGCATCAAAAGCATAAGGACTCTGTTGTGCACCACCCATAGGAGGTTGAACATTCTGCACTCTCATTGGAGCAGCATTACCTGTAACACTAGAATCTGCTTCATCAGCAAAATCACCATATTTAAAAGCAGCATTTTGGTAAGTATCACCACCTATATATGCACCCACTTGAGCCTGTGGAGGATTAGCAAAGTCAGTTAGTTGTGTTAACTGTTTAGCAACCATAGACTTACCCATAGCAGCTTTCTTCAAAGCTTTACCATGCTTAGCCATGAATGCTTCTTCTGTTGGGTACTTCTTGTAGAATTCCTTTTCAGATTTAACTTTTGCGATCTTAAGGATTTGATCTTTCATATTGAACGTTTGTGTGTTTTATTTATATTTGGTTAACCAACCACCGTTTTCTTTTTCAGGAACTACATCTTGGAAATCATCAGCATAACTAACACCCTTACCAATTTTTAATGCTTTGTTACTAGACTTATCTAATTTTGATAATCTACCTTTTTTAAATGGTACAAGATCTAATACAGCTTCACCAAAATCAATACCTGCATTTTTCCATTGACCATCGATAGCATATCTTAAGGATGTAGTAGCATCTGCTATAGAGTTAAGAGCACCAATTCCTCTATTAACTGCAAATCCAATAGGGTTTCCTGCAAAGGGAATAGTTGCTAAATCTGCTGCAGATAATGTAGCTTTTATGTTTTTTACAGTATTTGATGGTTCATATCTTTTTTCTGGAATCTGACTAATTTCTTTTAGTGTAGGTTTTTTTAATTGCCCACCACCTTGATATTTACTCAACCAACCACCCTCTTGCATCATTGGGTATTCTGTAACCTTATTACCATCAAATTTATAATCTTGATCAGGATACATCATCTGTGTATCACCTGTATCAGATATACCAAGAACAGGATAGTCAACTCCCTGCATTGTTATTTCATTAGAACCTATCTCTGTAATCTCACCTGGATGAGCCCATTGCCCCATATCATCTTTTATAACAGAACCATTCTGACTAATAGTCTTAGGTTTGAAATCTAAACCTTCTTGGTAGAACTTCATCTCTTTACCATTCTGTGCAGAAGCTTTTGTCTTCTTAGCATACTTACCATTGCTAGGAGCACTACCAGCTACACGTGCGTACGTGAATCCTACAGCACCTGGTAAGCTACCACCCATAGCCATGTTATCTTTGTTTGCAGTGGCTAAAGCTCTACGAATTTTATCTGGGTCTGTTTCAGGAGTTCCATCTAAACGAAGAACTTTACGCTCTTTTAGTTTTGGTGTACTATATATAATTCTTTTACTACCACCAGTTGTATTACCTGAACCTAAGAAGTCTTCTTCACTAACCTCTATTCCATTTACTATATACTTCTTACTTCCTGTAGGAGTAGTTTGTGTAGGTTTAATCTCTTCAAGTTTTTTATACTCTACAGGTTGTACTGGTTTTTTGTATATATTATACCAACCTCCCATTGAATTACCTTCATTAATTCCAATACCACCAATTGGCATTATTTTTTGCTTTACTTTTGGAGCAGGAAAATTTTCATTTGGGTTCATATTGATATCAAATCTACCACTAATATCTATAGGTTGATTTCTTAAGAAATCATATGCGTCTCTGCTTAACTCTTTTTTATCTACACCTTTTTTAATATAAACTGGTGTATTTTTTTTACTAACAGCATTTCTACCTATTGCTTTCTTAGATTTACTATACAAACTTAAACTATCTTGATATGCCTTAAGTTTTGGATCTTTAGGATCATTTGTTATAATTGGTAAACGACCACCTGATTGCATATCTCCCCATGTCTTTAATGGTGTAGGAATAGGCTTTCCTTTTTCTACATATGGATGTCTAATCTCTTGTTCCCATTTCTCAGCTTCTTGCCATGTTTTAAATGGACCACCAAGATGTTCACCTGTCTTTCTATATTCAGCAACAGGATCTTTTAAATCCTTACCACCTTTAAATGTAGGTATTAAATAAGCTGGTTCTCCTTTTTCTCCACCTATAGACGTAGCTAATTCAGTGCTAGGCTCAGCATAAGGAATTCTATAACGTGAAGGTAATTTGTAACTAATAGGTTGTAAGAAACCACCACTCTGAAACTGTCCACCCCATGCAGGAGAATAGTTTCTACCTGTTGTATCATTACCCATTCCTACAAAACCAGGACCTACAGATACATCCACCTCATTAGGATTAGGTTTCTTACCGTAGTTATCTAACCAGCCACCATCCTTCATTGTGTTATCTTTCCCACACATATGGCAAACATACATATCTTTCTTACTAGAGCTTACCTTGCTCCAAGAATGTCCACATGTACAGTTAATATTGTTAGCCATTATTTGTAAGAAATTTGAGATGGTGTAATAATGAATTGACTTATCAAATGAGCATCTGATCTATTATCTAGGACGTGTCTCACTTTTAAATCCTTCGCACGTAGAGGTTCTTTCTTAAATGATCTCTTTCCATAATCCATATTTGGTTGATTTACAACCTTATCTATAGACAATGAGTCACAACCTGTTACAAACAAAGGTACGGATTTATCTTTAACTAATGACCAGAACGTATTGTATTGATAAAAATTATCTGATTTAGTAAACATAATCGTCTTACTCTCAGCGTTATACATAGGATACTTCAAGTATTCCTTTAAGTTGTTTATTGGTTTAGGAACCAACTCTAATACACCAGAAGACTGTTGTCCATTGTATAGGATAGCTTTGTTGAAATAAACTGTGTTTGTTTCTATCTTAGCGTTATCATTGAACACACCATCTGGTATAGGGAGGTATCTATATGCCTTTGTGTAATCTTTTACATTCTGTAAGATCTCATCATAATACTGATAGGCAAATGGATATTCTATAATATAAGGTTCTATGCTTCCATAGAACGTATTGTAAATTGTTGTGTTAGTTAAATGTCTCCATAAAGATGGGGTGTTTGTAGGTACAAACTCAATAGCTGCCACATCTGCAATACATAGTTCTTCTATAGACATTTGTAATCTTGTCTTACATTTTCCTATAGATTCAATAATAATAACAGTGACATCATCACTAACCGAATATGTGACTCCAGAAATAACTTGGCTCTTAGGAATATTAGTTCCTAAGATGTTTCCGTAGTTATCAGAAATCTCAAACGGTCCAGTTCTAATACCAGCCTTTGTTAATCTTATTGTTATTACTTTAGACATATCTTAATTAATTACGAAGGACATTCTTCTACAGCTGTTCCAGCTAATTCACACTCTGGTGCTGGTGGAGCAGTGGTTGTGGTGGTTGTTGTAGTACTACTAGTTGATGTACTAGTAGTTGTTGTGGTAGTTGGAGGTACTGTTGTAGTGGTAGTCGTTGTTGGACTTACAGTTGTAGTAGTAGTAGTTGTTGTAGGTTCTGCTGTTGTAGTTGATGTAGTTGTAGTACTGCTACTACTAGTTGTTGTTGTTGTTGTACTTGTGCTACTAGATGTTGTAGTGGTAGTAGTTGGTGAGCAATCTTCAATTGCTGTACCTTCTATTGTACAATCTACACAAAGATCAACTGCTGTACCTATTATTCTACAATCTATTGTTGTTGATGTTGTTGTAGTGGTTGTGCAGTTAGGAATCTGAGAGAAAGCAATAGCTTCTAAGTCACATCCACCATTCAATCCAGAATAGAAGAAGTTATTCTCAGCTATGTAGAAGTTAGGAATGTAGCTATGGAAGCTAATCCAACTCTTAGTGTTCATACTAAACGAAAGAGTCCATGACTTATTACAGAAGTATTCTGAATCATAAACACTTACCACTGTTCTTATTACGCTATTACCTAGGGTTTTTTCTATATAGAATTCTCTAGTAGTAGCATCGTATTTAATGTTTTTACTATTAGGGATGTAATCTAGTTTAGATATAATCACCCTGTCATACTTACTATCAAACACTCCATGTAAACCAATACCATCATAATGGTTATCTGTGTTTACATCTGGATAGTAACGTAAGATTTCAAATGCTAAATGGTCTGTAAAGAACTTATTAAGTCCTGAACCAAATGCAGATAAGTCGGTAGCCTGTAAACCCTCAATCAAGAACACCTGCCCTCTCTTAGCATCCACTGTAATCTGTCCTTGAGGAATCTTTAACAAGAACTTATTTTGAGATCCTACATATCCAAGATCTGTTTCTGCAAAGTCAATTGGAGGAGCACTCTTAAATAATGTGTCATTACCTAAATAAGCAGCTTGTGGGTTGCTAGTTTGAATTGTAAGCATTGTATTGTATAACAACGACTTGTTCTCAAATCTAGCTAATACAGCTTTATTCTGAATACCATCTAGTGATACAAGACCACCAAAGTTTTGAGGGAAATCAAAGAATGATGTAGGTCTATAGATTAACCAGCTATTTACCTTGTTGTCAGCAAATACATCCTGAGGATTTGAGTATACAGCTCTGAATGGATATTTGGTATAACAAAGCTGTTCAGCCCAATCTGCAGGCAGGTGGGTGAATACATTCTCTTTGTTTTGCTTTGAAAAGGTTACATTGTAATAATATGTATTATCAAATACAATAGGAACTACAGACTCTTGTAACCAGTTATCAGGAATACCTGAACTTACGTGTGGGTAGAAGTCACCTTCTAGATTATTAAATGCTTGACGTAAATCTACATTATATGAACTTTCACAATAGAAAGAAGGAATACCGTAAGCAAACATATACATCTTACCATCGTAGAATGTTCTGTTAGGATTTACTATAGGAGGGTTTGTTGCTGAGTTAGGTTCAGGATCTTGGTTATTAGGACAATCAAAGTTGTGTGCTTTATAAGAAATCATGTTCTTCAACACTGGACCAGCACCTGCATTTAAAGAATAGTCTTGTAACACAGATCTAGATGAGTGCCAGTATTGTGGATAAGCTATATTACCAATCTCATCATAAAATACATCACTATCATCAAGACCATTTACCCTGTTATCAATAAAGAACGGAAGCTTGGTCTTAAATGCAAATCTGTTAATAAATGTATCTCCACCAAATACAGTGGCTGATTTAGGTGTAGAGAACATTAGATTGTTAATATCAATGCTTTCTTGGAAACCTGTATCAATTGTATCGTAAGAATATATTTGACCCCACTGATTAACAAAGATGTTCTTTAATGATCCATAATAAGAAACCACATTGATTGCTTCATTCTTACTAGGTACAGAACAGTTATTTTTCTGTGATATAGTGAATCTTGATGTATCAGAGATACCGCTTACACCACCAACTAAAAGACTAGGAGTCTGATTAGGGAACGGTAAAGGTACCACTGATGAACCATCTCTAGTTTCAATAGTCTTTAAATATATAGATGATTCTCTATTAAAGTTGTTGAAATCATGAACATCACTTACAGACTGTACTCCAGGGAATACATATTGAGCATTATCTAATTGTCTTTGCTTGATACCTAGATTGTTATCAATTGCTCCACTATAGTCATAACTACCTATTGAGTTAAATGAATACCCGTAGTTTCTTCTAGTGATTCCATTTATGTAGATAGTTAGATATGCTTGATATGCAGCAAACATTGCTGATGCATTAAACGTTGGTGTGATAGCAGCAATATCTTCACTAGATTTAAGAGCATCACGTTGAGCTTCTGCTGTGAGAAGCTTATACGTAGCATTTTTCTTAACCTCTACAAAATGAGCTATACCACCACCAAACATAACATTCTCAAGCTTAAGAACAGTTCCTAAGAAAGGTTGTCCAAAAGATGTTTCAGGTGAGTTAAATACCATTCTGTATTTAGACTCATCTGTAGCAAATGCATCTAGTTTCTCTGGGTAACAAAGTGAGTTCTTTGTTGCATCTGTTGTAATACTGTAGCTAGTTGTTCCAGATAAGTATACAGGAAGTACCACTGAGTTCACTTGTTGTAAACCATTACCTGTCACTGTAATTTGTTTAAATACAGTGGTTAACGGATCTTGGTATTGGAATACAGTGGTTGATGCACTTGTAAGATTGTATGTATTATATGCAACTATAGTGATTGTAGCTGTTCCGCTTACAACTAGAATAGTACTAAGAGAACATATCTTTTTTGTAGTTCCAGTTACTAATGTTTCTGTCTTTGTTGTATTTGAAAAACAATCAGTGTATTGTATAACACATGTTGCAGTAGCTATTACATTATAAGTGATACACTGATCAAGATATGCATTGTTATTACTAAGAAGAAACTCATCCTTATTAAGATCATTATATGGATAGTTAGGAAAGAAGTATTCTGTTTCTTCTCTCTTATACTTACCTACGTTTCTAAGAATACCTTTACCTACAATAGATCTGTTTGTACTTCTATCTCCTCTTACAATCTTAAATCCTACAACGCTTTCTTTCTGTGCCTGCGTAAGATTAGATGCATACACTAAGTATGCAACTTGTTGAATGTCAATCTGTACACCCATTGGGAATATAGCATCATTCTGCATCACTGGTGCAAACCCTGCCCCTAGCGTGTATGTAGGACTTTCATATATAGGACTTACAAGAACATCAGGAAACTTATGATGTCTAATAGGCTGACCAGCAAGATCTCCCCATACATCTATGTTACATGGATAAGTATCAGTTGATTCCCAGTAAGCAAACTCACCGTATTGGTAAGGTCCTTTATATGATTGACTTGTTGAGTATCCAGGAGAAAACCCTGTTACAGAACCTGTATTATAAATCTTCCAATACGGTGCACTTGACCCCTCTCCAATAAAGTCAGGGTTAGTGCTTGGTACATCTGGTTGAGAACCTTCGTTAGCGGTAATCATTCTACCAGGAATATGGAAACCATCTGTTTGTTTACCATTACTCAATAAGAAAACTATCTCAAATGCATACACCTCATCTCTTAGATAACCTCTAAGGTTTGTAGCGTTTAATTCATCAGCATAAGTTTCTGCACTAGGGATTCTATAAGTTTCCCATTTAAGATCAATTTGACTAGCAATTGATTGATAGTTAATTCTATCTATAGAGGTAAGGTTATCCCAGATAAGAATATCTTGGGCAGTGGTTAAGTCTTGAGCCACCTCATAATATGGATACTTCTCAAATATTTCATTAATAGTGAGACGAATCTGTGTAACATTCTGTCCTGTATAAGTTACAGTTCTAGTAGCATCTTCAATAAAATATGTACCAACAAGCTCAACAGAAGCTATTGCATTTATTGTTTTTACTACAGCAAGATTGAAATACTGGAATTGCCCAGTGGTATCTAAGTTACTAATACTAACTACAATAGACTTACCTACTTGGTAAGAGAACTCTGGTGTAGTAATTTTGTTATTAGCAATAGGTGTAGGATTGGTAACAGAGTAGAAAGATGTGTATGGGTTACCAGCAGCATCACAATACTGAATAGCAAACTGATATGTACCAGCAGTGAGATCACCACCAGTTACAACATCAGTTATATCTAATGCAGGAATGTTAAAATTAGGCTGAACGTTTAATTGGTTACAATCAAGCTCAGTGGTATAAATAGGATCACATAAGTCAGCATTAGGAGCTAACTTATATGGAATGTTATTTAAATCTATATATCTTCTAGGATTAAGACCATCTGTCCAATACACTTCTGTAGTGCAATTGGTGATCTTATGAACAGCTTTTAGAATAGGATATTTTATATCAAAGCCTAAACATTTAGCACTTACGTATACACGATATACACAATCATTGTTATCCATATATCCAATCTGACTATCTCCTGTTTCAGGATTGGTTAAGAAGAATATATGTTTATTTTGTTCACCAATGAAATGAGTTCCTATTAAATGATAACCTGTAGGAAAGTTTAGACATAACTCATTACCTGGCTCATTCTGATAGTTAACAGAATCTGAGTCAAAGTTCTCAACACTAGCATTCAATGCATACGTAAGCTTACCTTTCTCAACCTGATTTACAGATTGATCCATGTTTAAGCCAGATATAGCACTGTTGTACTCCTGCTTAATATTAGTTGTTTCTTCTCCAGCCATATCTGTAACTTCTATTTGGTAGTTCGTATCTGTTAAATCTGTTTAAGTCTTGGATGATTCTTCTTTGCTTAGCCCAAGAATCTTGTTTCTTCACCTCAATGTCAGCCATGATAAATGCTTCATCAGCCATCTGTTTATAGTTCATCATCTTCCTCTCTAGCTGATTATATGTTTCATCGTTAGTTTGGTTAGTGAGTGTTTCCATCATTTTGTATTTGATGAAAGCCTCAACAAACTCTCTAACACGATAGTTATCTGGAATCAATTGATTACCTATTCCATCATAAGCTGTAGAATAGAATATCAAATGAACTACACCATTTCTAAAGTTGGTTACAAACTTGTTATCTCTAATGTCAAATGAATCTGCAGCAGAGCTACCAAAGTTTGCACAGTCTAATGTACAATGAGCTTGTACAGAGATGTTACCTGGTTTTAATAAGTATTGTCTGTGATACTCTACAGCCACTTGTTGGTTAGTCTTATATACAGCTTGAATAAGCTCAGGCATACATGAAGGACAACCTGTTGTACATTCTAGATTGGTACAAGGAGCTCCTCCAGAAATAACAGGACTAACCTGTATTGTTGTTTGTGAAGCTGCTTGAGAATAGAATGAATTAGCTGTTTGATAAGGATAGCCAGGGATTGATGTACACAACCAAGCTTCTCTTACAGCAAAGAAGTTATCAGGAAGTCTAGCTTCAAAGTCCTCAATATATAGAAGCTGTTCGCTAATAACATAAGAAGACCTTCCTAGTTTCCTAAGACATTTATCCAGGTATGTAGGGAATAACAAATCATCTACAGCACCTGTATCGAAGTAGCTTTTAAACTCTTCTTTCACAGTCGAATAGACAGGCTCAGGGGAGATGAAGTTATACTTGTAGTAATATGACATTTATTTTATTTTTTCCATTCACGATAAATATGTTGATATTGATCGTTGGTTTTTATGTAGTGAGATAACAATCTAGATGTTGTACGAGATGGTTTGAAATACCAGAGTTTCATGTTCTTGAATCTGGCTGATTCTCTAAACCACATCCACCCAAAGAAATATCCTTCAGTGTGGTAATTAAAATTGTAGATTATTTTACCCTTCTCTTTAGATCTTTTCCAATCAACTGGTAGGTTAACATATTCCTTACCATCGATTAGTTTCATCTTCTTCCTCTTCTTCTTATTGATTGAGAAGTCACCAAATCCAAAAGGAAGTTTAGCTTTCTCTCCAGTTTCTAGAATATAGTTCTTGAAGCTCTCATTATACAAATAGATGATGTTTCTCCATTGGTCAAATGAGATTTTTACGGAAGGGTTCTTTTTACAGAAATTATTGTAGTTTTCTTTACTGGAGCTTCTCCAATCAACTTTTATTCGCATTAGTTTGCATTGGTTGTGTTTGGTGCTTGACCATCCACCCCATCTGATGTTTGATCTGTTTTCAATCTGAAATAGGTTGATAACAGCTTTTGAGATGTCAGTTCTAGCACTTGCTTTTCTAAATAACCAGGGCAGCCATATTCTTTATCTAGAGGATTCATACAATAATCTTCTAAATTAATATTATCACCACACTGACAGTCAGCAAACATGATCTCATTAGGAACATCTTCTTCAAAGAAAGCAGCAATTCTAACAGCTTGTAATAAAGGATTATTTACATATAAATATCCTCCATTAGCAATCCAGTAGTATTGTTCATTCTTGATGATTGGAAGTTTTAAGAGATTTAAATATCTATTGATAGTAACCTCTTTTAACTTTTTGCCTTGCCCACTCATAGCGTTTATTGAATAAACACCTTGAATGAGGTATTGATAATTACCCTCGCAGATACGAGGAAGTTTATATTTTGTTCTAGCTACAGTACAAGGATCCACATAATCACAACATTCAGAAATAGGAACTTCTACCAATTCCAAACAAGGAATGGTAGTAAACAAAGTATCAGTAGCCCAAAGCTTTCTGAGATTTGTCTCACGTTTTACTAATAAAAGTGTGTTGTTCTTAATCTCAGATGCAACCACTCTATCAGTGATTAAGTTATCTGTTGATAACAATTTGTGCATTGAACGCACATCTGAAACTAATTTCCTTAAAGTTGCCATTATAAATACTGTTTGAATATATTTGTCATTCCCTCAGCTTGATCGATTAGGAATGCTGTCACTTCACCTTTAGACATTGTGTGACCATTCTTATCATCCCAAAGGCTCTTAGCATTTGAGAAAGCTGGAATTTGGTAAAATTTAATACCGTTAAAATCATGACTCACTTCATGGTGTTTATCTCCTGTGAATATATAGAAGTTATGGTGGAATGACCATTGGTCTCTATATTCTATTGGAAACAGTGCTGCAAGTTTAGCTGGCTTAATCGCATCCCCATGATTGAACATTAATGCTGAATTGCCATAACTTACATACTTTCTGTATTTAGGAGAGCTATCAATTGTAAGTCTGTCTATATTTCTAAAATACGTTTGTAACCAGTTAACCATATGCCATCCTACAAACTCATCGTGATTACCAGCTACATACACCACATTAACATGTTTAGCGTATTGTAATAACATTGTAATCATTAACACCTCATGGTCACATATATATTCAAATGAAGTGTGATATGTATGTGTATTCTGTTGAGGAGTTCCTTTTGTAGTTGCATTGGTGTATTCACTATTAAACTCATCTGAGCCAATAATGTATGTTATTTCTTCTAGGTTGTTTGAAAGTTGAGCTTGTGCAGCTATCACTTCCACCTTATACATAATCTTAGCTAGTCTATCTAGTACATTGTTATTACCATCTACATCCCATTTGTTTAAATGAGAGTCTTGTTTGTTGATAACTAACATACCGTTTGGTCTCTCTGGGTCAAACTTAGGACTCATAACTTCCTGACTAACAGGCTGATATGAAGCTAAAAAGTCCACAAAGCTATCTTGAAAAACTTGCTCTGCAGACTTCTTTGCTAACCAGGCTTTAACCTGCCAATGGGGATTTCCACCATTCCCCCAGAAGTTCTGTACATATTTAGTTATTTCCCATTTATCTGTGTCTATGTGACACTTCTCAATTAGTTCATCTAAGCTCTTAACCTCTTCGCTAAAGTTAGCTACCACCTCACCAACACCTTTACTAATGTCCTCTGTAAACTTAACTATTACATTCTCTAGTTCAGAAATGTAATTTCCAACCTCAGCATCTTCCTCACTCTTCTCTTGATTTCTTAATTCTTTTAATAACTCGTCAACCTCAAACTCTGTAATTCCAAGCTTATCAGCATAGAATTGTTTACTCTTTTTCCAATGTAGAATCTCTTCTAGCTGTTGTAGCAATGATTGGTTTTCAGACATATATGGTTTAATTTAGTTAAAATTAGTGTAAAGGTACGAACTAATTTTGACATTTACAAAATTTTATTAACCAATTTAATTATATAGATTAATCAATTTGATTAGAGTTAAAACAAAAACCCCCAGCCTAGAAAGGCCAGGGGATACCTTGTAAAACCAACAAAACAAGGTTTTTGTTATTATGTTAAGGACACGCTGTTGTAGCAACAATAAATCCACCGTTATCTACTTGATAGCTATCTGAACCAGCACCTTGAGAGTACCATTGGTTACCTCCCACTACAGGAGTTACTCCACATTCACCAGCTACCCATAACCTTGTAGGGGCTAGAGCATTATCAGTATCAAATAAAGTTAAGCTTCCTAAATGAGCACATGCAGTGGTATTAGAAGGATATAAATTTAATTGCTGACAAGGAGCAGCTGTAGTGGTTGTAGTTGTTGTAGATGTACTAGTACTAGTAGTTGTGGATGAACTAGTAGTTGTAGTTGTTGTACATGGCACTATAGATATATCTGTATAGTTTGTACATGTTCCTGTAGACATAACACGAACGATTGTTGTGCTAGTTGGAACCACTGTAGATGTATATCCAGCCAATAGGCTAGATTTTGCCACACCTGTCTCAAATGGTGTAGAATAAGAATCTACATTTGAATATAGACTAAATGATCCTGTTGAAGAACCAGCTGTCGTTAATGTAATTAATACCGTCATATTATAGGTTTATTAAGGAATTGTAGTTGTAGTGGTTGTTGTTGAAGATGTACTAGTTGTTGTTGATGTAGAACTAGATGTTGTAGTAGTTGTTGTAGGAGGAATTGTTGTTGATGTAGTAGTTGTTGTAATTGGACAAGAGTTTACCAATGTACAGAACATCACCTTTAAAGATGGATTCTGATTGATTACAGTGATAAGAGTTTGTACTAATTCTACAGGATCAATTGCATTATCTAGTTTCTGTAAAGCTAATGTCAATATATCCCCTGTATCAATTCCTGAATTAGGAAGACCTGGGCCATTATATTGAACGGCTGATGTAGGAACAGGATAACCAGCGAATGCTCCATTATTACAATTCTGTGGATAATAGGCATTCACTGTATTCTCAAAGCAAGGTGTACCAGGTACGCAAGCCATTATAGTTTAATTTAATCGATTAAGGAATGTACATGATATAATAGCAAGCACGTACAGGTTGGATGTTAGCATGACCTAATCCACCACCTGTATTGCTAATTGATGCAGTTATACCTGTAGTAGCACTTGCTGTGTATTGAGGTCCTGTTAGTGCTGGATCACTATTTGATAATTGTGTAGCCACACATTGTGTTCCACCAGAGTCATCTGTAGTTCTGTTACCTCTAAAGATAGAGCTACCAGGAGCATGTACGTGACCAGGGTCAGTAATTACAATAGGATGTGAGTGTGCAGGAATTTGTGTACTGTTTAACGTTACAGTGTTAGCACCACCACCATCTCCAAGAGCATAGTTAGGATTACCAACATTAACAGGATTAACAGCAGGATCTAGAGCCCCACCACCTACACCAACAATAGCACCTACAGGAACACGTCCTCTTTTATCAGGAGTTCCGTTTAAGCCATTACATAGATAGATTTTCTCCCAATCAGTTCCAGTAATACCAGCACCTGTACTATCAAACTTACCTGTAAGACTACCGTAGTATTCTACAACAGAATAAGGAACCATACGGTTATAATACTTAGTGTTAGTTCCAACACTGGCTAAATATGCAGCAATTAGAGAGTTTAGATCAGCAAGTTTTACGTAGTTTGTATTTACATTTAAACCTAATGCTGTTAAGTCTGCTGCTACTGTACAAAGTTTTGTAATAACAGCTTGTAAAATAGCATGTGTGTCAGAAGAAGCAGTTACACCTGTAAGACAACCTATTGAGTAATCTGCATTCAATACAGCAATATCAGCAGCAACTGCAGTCACTTGAGTTTGTAAACTACAAACAGATTTAACTAGTGCTGTAAATAATTGAGTAGAATTAGGAGAAGTGATTCCTGTTAGGAATCCATTAATAAGAGCACATTTATCACCAGAAGCAATGGTTATAACATCACCTGTACCAACTAATAATGGAACAAGTTTGTCTGTAATCATTTCTTCTACATGAGTTAATGTATCTCCTGTAGTAATATTTAGAGCAGAAATAGTTGGACCTGTATATCTAACACATTGATCAGATACAATCTCAACACATCCATTGAAGCAGTTTGTACAAGACATTTTATAAATTATTTATGAATTAAGAGTTTTACTTTACTTGCTATCATCTTCACAGTAAAGTGACTAGCGTAGTCAGAGTTACAGAACTTGTAAGTCAAGATCCTTTTATAATTTAGTAAGTCACCAATTACAACCCCTGGCACAGGATAGTTTAAAGAGAATACGATATTGTTATATTGATTGTTTGCTAAACTTGTTAACTTGCAATCAATATCAGCTAATAGTACAGGAATAGTTGTACAATCAATACAGTTTGTAAGCCTTGGTGATAACATTTTTTATTTTTTGAGTTGCTTGCTTCAGCTTGTAGTTACATGCTGAACATAAGCCGTTAATTAATTGACATCCACATCCTACTTTGATGCCACAGTCTCTACAGTTTGCCATTTTATTGGAAATTAATTATGTAGTTATTTCCTGAACAACCACAATTGGTTTTAATAAAGTTATTAAGCATTCTATCTGCTTGTACATACAGTTTGTTAGAAGTATCTACAGCACAGTTGTTAGCTGCAGCAATAGAACCCTGAATCATGTAGTATACACTATTTAAGTCAACCTTAGCTTGTGTCTTGATAGCAAGATCACATTCCATCATATCAAGCTTCATGAAAGCATTGTCAAACTTCTCTTGTAATTGTTCAACACGAATGATGGTTTTGGTAACAAAGTTCAGATATGCAGGAGCAACAGAGTATGTTAATGTATAGATTCCATCAGGTAGAGGAATCAATGGAGCTCCTACAACACTAAGTCCTAATGATGCTGAATTAAGTATATTAAAGTCATTAACATTGAATGGTACAAATACAGGTGCAAATCCAGGCATTGTTACTTCAAGAGTTGGAGAAGTAACAACAGGAGGATCTGTATCATAAGTTGATGCATCAGCTACACCTAATGTTAATGTATTATAAGTTGGTACTACCAGTATATCTAAGGTCATGTCTTTAAAATAAATATGCCAGAGGATTTGAGAAATATCCTCTCACCCTCTGGCATAGGTTATATGATTCTACTTGTATTCTATTAAGGAATCAAAGTAGTTGTTGTTGAAGTACTAGGCCAAACAGTAGTTGTAGTAGAAGTTGTACTTGTGATAGGACCGCTATCATCAGTTACAGCACCTAAAGCAGCAACTAAGATTGCCTCGATTGTAGCAGTTGCACCACTAGGAATAGCAATGATAACAGTGCTATCTTCAATGATGTAATCACCCCACTTGTAAGCAGATTTGTCATACTCATTGAACTTAATGTAATAAGTGTCATAAGTAGTACCATCAGTTACCCAAGACTCAAAGTTCTCGTTGTAACCAACCATTCTGTACAAATGCTTAAGGTAACCAGCTTGGTAGCTATAGAAGTTTTTCTCTAATTGCTTGATCTCATCTGAAGTACCAGATACATAAGAAGCACGTTGAGTAACTACAGCCTCAGCAACGATGTTACAATTGTCAGCAACAATGAAGTCAGCAGTTGTAGCTGGTCCACTGTATACGAAAGTACGGAAGTACATACGATCGTATTCCCAAGGGAATGCAGCAACATCACATGGTTGACCATACTTAGTTAATGGTTTACCAGAGATAACTAGTTTAGCACTAGCATTGTTACCAACTCTTTGGAATTGATAGAAGGTATCAAAGCTAATATTGTCAGGGTTGTTACCTGGAGCCTCTTGTCTGAACTTTAAGATAGCTTGATCGATGAAAGCAGGAACATCAACATCTGCACATGGATCGCCACCACACTCTAAACAAGGAGCAACAACTGTAATAGAACGGGTGAAACCGTTGAAATACAATGTGTCAATGTAAGAAGAATGAGCACGTAATGTGAATGTTACAACATCACCTGGTTTAACGTTAAAGTTACTAATTTCAGTTACTTGGTTAGCAGCAACTGGATTACCAACAACTTTATACCACTCACTAACTTGGGCAGAAGCAATCTTGTCAGAACGCTTAGAACCTTGTAAATAAGTGTTTGTTCTACCTTGAGCTAAATAGAAATACGGTTTAGCAGCAATGTTACCTGCATTAGCTACAGTGTAATCGCTTCTAAAAATACCAAACTGACCTGCGGTCAAGTTTTGCGTAGAACCAGAGCTAGGTAGAGTGTTTCCTACTGGAACTACGAAGAGCGTAGTTAATGAAAAATCAGCCATTTTTTGTTTTATTTAAATTGTGAAAATAACTATTCGTTTGTCTGAATCCTAAACTGAGCACTTTGAACTGCAGATTGATTCTCTGTATACATCGCTAGGTTTTGAACTGTTAAGTCTAACAACTCATCTTCCAGGTATGTTTCTAGTTCACAGTCTTGATCGAAAGAGTCCTGTCCGTCTAACATAACATATCCAGTTTTATTAATATACTTAGGATATCTCATGTATGATATGTATATCTTCTTAGGTGTAAATGTACCGTCAGTAAATATAGAAATCTCATCAGAAGTTAGGAGGTTGAACGTTTCTTGATATTCAAACGATGGTTTGTAATGGGTATTGTTTAAGCAGAATTGCAAATCGCTATGCTTAGCCAAGTCTCTATTAATCCATATTTGTCTATCCTTACATCTACCCTTATCTGCAAGTACATAACTATCTACATAGAACATGTACTTTGGATCGAGTTGATCTAGTCCAGCCGACCATTGATTTAATTCAGCATTCTTGATTGTTAAGTCAAGAGGTTGTTTATTGTAATCTACAACCAGATTTTGTAAGTCTTCATAACGCTTTTTGAAAGCATCGAGACCTAGACCAGAAATTGTGTTTTGACCGTCAACCTTCTGTTTAATCAACTTGATCTGAGCTTCATTCAAAGCTAAAATCTTATCTTCTAAGTTAATTTGTTGATGTTCGTTAGTTGATAGTTTATTTAGTTTCTGGTCAATTTTATATAATAAACTATCTACGGGTATCATACAGAAGCTATTTTCTTAGTTTTTAATTTTCCTTCCAAGGTTAATAATTCGTCTTGGTTATCTTCATCAGCAAGGAATTTAACTAAATCATCTTCATCCTTAGCAATCTCAAATTCACCTTCGTACACCTTACCATTAGGTTTTAAACGATATACTGAGTGAGCGATAGCTTGCTTAACCAAGTCTTTAATATGGAGTAAGTTTTCCTTCATATCTGCAAATCTGCTGAACACCTCTACAGGGTTTAAACCAGCATGTTTACCATTCTTGAATTCTGTTTGTTTTAATAGGTTATCTACCTGATTGTATACAGATTCTTCTTTAGTGTCTTCTGTAACAGGTAATCCTAACAATCTTGCCACTTTACGCTTCTTCTCTGGAGTCATTGCATCAAACTTGACAATAGCCTTGTTGATCAATTGTTTCTTCTTGAATATCACTGCATTCTCAATTTCATCATCAGCAACGTAAAATTGTGTATCTGCAGGAACTTCACCACGCTCCCAAGCCTGATAGCTAGAGGCAATTGTTGGATGAACTCTCAACCAAGCAAATGCTAATTCCTGAAAAGGATTAGAGAAATCAAAGTAGTTATCACCATCCATTAACTTAACAGCTTGTACATGTAATGTATCATCTGTAGATGTAGACAATCCATAGTTCCAGAAACTAGAACGAGGACTTAAATCAACATCACCTAACGCAGATTCAAGTTTTTTCTTAAGTGCTGTAACTCTTTCAACTTCCATTTCTCTTTCAAGACTGTCACCCATTCTACGAATGTATGCAGCATTTGGATCTAATCCAGTTCTGTACTGACCATCAAGTTCCTTGTAAGGATACTTAAATACACCTGTTCCAGGGATCCTGGTTAAACCTTTTTGTGCAAGACCACCTTGCATGGTTTGCAACTGAGAGTTGTTGTAATCTTTCTTTAGTGTAGAGATTTTTCCTATCTTACCCATATGTAGTTGTTTTTGTTTGGTTTATTTTTGCAGATGGGTTCTCAGCGAAGAGAGTGCCATACAGACATATAATCTGTATCCATCCATCTGTGTGAGAAGACTCCCCCACTTGGAGCAGTGGGGGGGAATTCTTCTCGGTAGGTTATGCCTAATCGTTAGATTAGAATTGTGGTATTTCTTCGATTAATACTGTACGTGATAAATCTTCAATGAATACATCACAACGGTCTTTCATCCAAATCTCATAACCAGGGAATTTGTTCGCAGAACTCATACCTTGAGACTTAGCAAAACCTAAATGGTGACGAGTTCCATCGATATAACCCCAAGTCATTGAAGGAGCACCCTTCATACGTACTTCACGGATGTTGTTTACCATTGAACCATCGCTCATAGGAGATACATCAAACACCATGAATACAGGAGTAGATTTTTTGTTCTGACCGAATTCTAAGTTAGTTTGAGGAAGGTCTAATTCTTTTAAGTGAATTAGTTCAACACGACCTGTTTCACGTGTAACCATTGCATCGAATGCAAAGTTGTAAGTGATGTGTTGACCTTCTCCTTGCATGTAGCGATTACCAGAATCAGCCATGAAAGTTAAACCAGAATTAAGTGCATCATTTTTAAGAGCTTGTTGGAACACATCGAAACCAGCTTCGTTAGTGTACATTTTAACTCTACGATCCTTAACATCAACACGTCTGTAGAATAAGTCACCAAACACTGAACGAATCAAGTTTGCAGTGAACTCACCACGGTTGTATTGTACTAAGTTACCGTTATTACGCATTCTGTGGTATACACCAGCAGATGTACGCTTTAATTCTTGCTTAGAACCATTAGTCTTCACGGTACCAGGCTTAGCCCAGATCATACGCTTAACTTTTAATTCTAACATAGACTTACGCATCCAGAACTCAATAAATGGTTCCCATTTAACATCGTTACGAGTTAAAGGTAATTGGTTACGACGTTGAGGAGCATATACTAAGATGTCAAGAGGCTTACCAGAAGCATCACGCATCATTTTATCATCAGCCCATTCAGTGATCTTGTGCTCATAACCATATGCAGAACCTAAAGATTCAAACATAGTGATTTGCTCACCTAAACGAGGAAGACCTAATAAGTCTTGATCGAATTCACCGATAGCAGCATCAACTAATTCTAGTTCGATACCAGTTTGTAAGAAAGTAGCACTTACGTAATCTACTTGAGGGTTGTCAGTCACAAGAGTGAAAGAGTACAAGAAACCAGCGTTCCAAGGAATAGGATCTTTGATAACGTAGAAACGAGGACCATACTGACGAGTACCTACAGAAACAATAGCGTTCTTAGAGAACTCATTTGTGTCAATTACAAGAGAAAACTCTTGACCATCGATACCTGGCTTATCTAGAGCTAGAGTGCTATCAGGGATGTCAATGATTTTAGGGAATTTGTAAGGAACTTGTACTTGCCACTTCCAAGCATCACTGTTATTATCGATATAGTAAGGAGTAGACTTGTTAATCATGTCTAGGAAGTCATTACTGTAAAGAGAACTCTGAGTGTACAAACTGATAATCTTCTTATCATAATCTGCTGGCTCAGTTGAGTGAAAGCTTTCCAAGTGGTTAGAATCTGTCAACTTACCTACTGCACGCTTGTCCATAGAAGCAACACGAGCATACGTAAAGCCAGTTAAACCTGGAATTGTTTGAATTGCCATTTTGTTATTTTTTTAATTAATGTTTATAAATTGTTTATTGAAACCATGAAGTTGTAGGCTTGGGCTTATTTCCTGTTTTTGTAGAACTTTTGCTAACTTGTCTAGCAACTTCACCAAACAATTCATTTGACTTCTTGGTGATACCAGTCTTTTGTATTGTAGATAATGTAGGATCCTTTTCTAAAATCTTTAATAAAAGTCCAAGCTTAACCTTTGTTGCATGGTTTTCTGGACGTTTAAGTTCTAGAATAGTTTTGTCAAAATCTGTGAGAGTCTCACCAGATGCTGTCTTATACTTATCTACTAACAGGAAATCTTGTAGTTCACCAGCCAATTTAGGGTTCAGAGGAATACCGTCAAACTCTTTTGATTTTAGTTTTTCTTGTAATACAGACTGAACGTTCTGAACATATTGTTGTTTAACAGCAGCTTGCTGTTGTAATCTTTTCTCATTCTCTTGCTCCATTTGTTGAAGCTTTGCAGCTTCCTTCTTAACCAACACTTTGTGGTGTTTTGTAGCAACAGTTTCCAAATCACCGTAATTCTTAAGTCTTTCAACTTCTGTTGTAACATCCTCAGGATCAAATCCTTGATCAGCTAGGGCCTGTTTAATTACTGCAACTTGGTTAGTTTCGTCTGCTAAATCCATCTCAGCGAAACTCTTTATATTATTATAAGTACCGAAATACTCTTTTGGATCTACTCCTTTTACAAATATGGCATCAAATGCTTGTTGATAGTCTTCTCCAAATTGACCAATGAAGTTGTTTACCACCTCAATAGCTCCTTTCTTTTTCTCAGCTTGGAAACGCTCAAGGAATTCTTCTGGAGTGGAGATTGCAACTTCTTCTTCATCTTCATCTTGGGTAAATACACCAAGTTTGAAAAGGTCTTTAGAAAGAGATGTGAATGGACTAGCTGGTTCATCACCCTCTGTTTCTTCATCATCTTCTGTATCTGCAGGAGCTTTTGCTTTAGGAGCTGGAGCAGGAGAATCTTCATCCTCTTCCTCTTCATCATCTCCACCTAGTAAAAAGTCCTGTAAAGACTTTGTCTTATCTTCTTTATCTTCCTCATCATTCTCTTCTGGAGCAGCAGCAGGAGCTGTTGTCTTCTTTGCAGGTTTAGCTGCAGGAGCAGGTTCATCTTTAATATCTTGAATATCATCAGGATTGGTAGTAGAAGTCTCAGGAGCAAATAAGTCACTTAAAAGCTCTTGGTTTCCCATGCCCATTTCCATAGTATCTTGAATACTAAAGTTTCCCATTGATGGGTTGTCTAGATTTTCAGCCATATGTAGTTTGTTTTATTATTGGTTTTCAGGTGTAAAAGTATATTATTATAAATTAATACCAAAGAGGTAGTGCATTATACGAACCATTATTCACGATAATATAGCATTAATGTAATTCACTCTAATCAAGATTGTTTGTAATTGTGTCATTTATTAACCTAAAACTCTTAATTGGAGCCAGATCAGTGAGTGTAACTTGTTGAATTTCAACACCCCACTTCCTTGCTTCAACCCTCACCTTCTTAGTTAATGTGTTATCAAGTTCTGCATCTGTACATTCTTCCAGGGACATAGACATGATTACATTTTTTATGACACTTTGTGACATATCAGCTATTGCATCTTGGGCATCAAACACTTCTAACAGGAATGTTTTCACATCTGATATCTTGTATTTGATTACACCCTTGACAACAATGTTCTGTCTATCACTAGTATACAAAGATTGTGCTGGAAGACTTAGTGTTGTAATAACGACATGTTGGTCAATCACCTCATCTACAAATGGTATCTTTGGGTGGAACCCAGGTTTTAACACCTTTTTAAATTTACCAAATCTTAGAAGGACTGCTTCCTCGTAATCCCTGATAATAATACCAGGGAGTACGTCTGAGCCAAATTGTAACACAACATCAATCAGCCTATCTAACATAATTACTTAGTTTTCTTATTCGCTCTACCCTTAGCATTCTCTTTAGCAACAGCTAAATCATTTGCCATATTCTCTCTAGCTATTTGATTCTTCTCTTTATCAATTTTTAGTTTTTGAGCAGCTAATGCATTCTTAGATTGAATATCACTTATTTTTGCTTGGTAATCCTTAGCAGCTTTTGATTGTTCAAATGCTAACTTGCTGATTTCCAATACATCAGGAGTTCCAGATGTGTCTAAATCAGATAGAGGACCTGATTTTGCTTCAGCAGCAATAAGTGCAATTTCTTTCTTATTGATTCTATCAAGTTCCTTCTGATAGTCATCATGAGCCAATTGTTTCTCTTGAGCTTCTTGAGCTTGTTGGATTTGAGCCATAGCTTGTTGTTGCTGTTGCTCCATTTGTTGCTGTTGCATATCCAACTGTTGTTGTTGCATAGCATCTTGTTTGTCCTTGAGACTCTTAAACACCTTCTTCATCTTACGTACAGAATCAGTGCTGTAAAGTTCAATGATGTCATGTAGTGAACCACCATTTTGTATAACAGCTTGAGACAATCCACGTAATTCATTAAACATCTTCTGATCTTCAGGACGATTGGTTAAGAACACCTTAAGGTCACGGAATCTGAGATCAGTTCCATTCACCTGTACGAAAGCAGACTCTCCATCAGATGTAATGTATGATAGGGTGGATTGTGGTTTCTTAGATTCCACATATAAAGCAGCATCAATAATAGCCTGGTACAACTGACCAAGAACATACTCATGAGCTACGAATAAAGGTTCTGTTTGAGAATAAGACTGTGTGATAGCTGTGTTTGTACCTGTAGCACTCTCACTAGCTGATACAGATCCCATTCTTTGTTTAGACATACCTACAAGTTCCCAACACTCTTGCTTAAGTTGCATAGCTAATGTGTAACGAGATTGAATCTCCTGCGTACGTGTAAGGTCAATATCTCTGAACTGGTTAAAGCTAGAAGGACTCTTTAAGTTTTCAGGAGAGTCATCAATAAATACAACCCCTCTGTTACGAGCTTCTAGTTCCCACATATCTAAAGCATCTTGAGCATCACCATCCTTAGGAACAGGAATATGTCTGATGGATGTTAAATACACCTTACCAACTTCCTTCTCAAGAAGTGTGTAAAGCTGGTTCATACATACATTATATAACACCTGGAACGGTTTCATTAAGTCTACTAAGCTCTTAGCTTCTGTATTCTTCACCTCATGAACCAATCCAATGATAGGACAATAGCTTAATAATTTGTAAGGTTTGATGTGGTAGATGTCTGGACCAATCTTAATACCCTGATACCATTGGTTAATCCAACCCCATTCTAGAGAAATCTCTGTGGGAATAGTCTTGCTCTTATAGTTTTCATCAACAAGCATAGATTGCTCATTGCCCATTTCATCTGTATAGATTAACTTACCAATCTTCTTTTTAGAGATCCAATAAGCTCTAACCACCACATACTTATAACCAAATGAGCTCACATTAGATGTAAGTCCCAAGAAGTCTTTAAGTCCATCATCGTTCTCTTTCATCTCTGATTCAATGATCATTCTTGTTTGTAGAACAAGAGGATCGTATGTATCATATTGTACTGAATCAATACCAGGTGTCGCATCTGGATTACCAAGATTTGATTCACGTACGTTGATCAAACCATAGTCTTGTAAAGAACTACGTAAGTGATCTATTTCATCTTTAGTTAAATCAGGAATAGCCTCGATGATTTCAGATAGTTCCATCACCTGTACAATACCAGCAGCATAAGCTCCTTGTGCTCTACCTGTAGGATCTGAAACATACTTTCTATCTGGAGTGGTTAAGAACCAAGTGTTCTTAGGGTTAGCCACCTCAATATTAAATCCAAGCTTTGAGTTATCCTCATATATATGATAGAACTCTCTAGCTGAAATTAACATATCTCTGAAGGCATCTTCTGATTTCTCTTTAAGATTAAACTCAGCCTTCTGACATGTAAGAATGTGGTTAGCCCATTTCTCAGCAATAGATGTGTAGCTATCTAGCTCATCTTTCACTTGCTCCATTGTCATTTGCTGAAGTTCTTCTTCTTCTAATTCAGCTCCTTGTAAATCAGCCTTAGCTAAAATCTTTTGTTTAGCCTGATTGATAACGTATTCCTGTAGAATACCAGTTTTGAATTCTAGTTCTTCAGATTGACTATCATCATCAAATGCCTTCACACGGAAAGCATCTGGTCTCTTAGAGATCTCACCAACTAACTCATTAAGAGGAGTGGTGATGATAGAATACATCTTCACATATGAAGGAAGATTTAAATTAGCCTCAAGAGTTTGTGTAAAACTACTTACAACAGGCTCTTGATAGAAGTCCTCCATACGCAAAATACCCTTGACAAGATCATAGTTCTTGACAAAAGTGTCTCTGTTCTTCACATACTCAGCGTATGATTTGTTGGCAAAATAGTCCATTGTGTTTTTAATCCAACTCTCATCTTGCTTCTCCTTCTCAGTTTTAAACTGATCAGGAAATATATTTAAATATGCATACCTAATTGTAGCATCTTTTGTATACCGTATAATTGCCATTATGTAAAAAGTTTACGTTTTCTATTATTAAATATTCCTCTTGATGTAGAAAATAAAGGGTTCTTTGGTGTTCCTGCGTACATTGCTTTCACTCTATCATCACTAGATCCACCAATCTTTCCAAATATAGGATCCATCTTAAGTGCTTGAGCGATAGCTAGTTCTGCAGCAATGATACGGTCAAAGTTACCTGAGTCATTGTACTGAATAACTTCTTCAAGCAACACAGGATCAAATATCTTACTCACACCTAACACTTCTCTTACAGTCTCACCAGCTTCATTCGTCTCCTTATATATCGTTCCTTCCAAATACTTCTTCAAGCAGTTGTGAAGATAGTCAATTATCTTCTGACTTGAACGATGAATTCCATACTCACGTTTAACCGTTGTGTTTGGAACAATCTCCATAAGCCATTGAGGTTGCTTTTCTAAATAGTGAGCATCTCCTTTAGCTTTCATATATTCTATAAACGATATATCATCATTCTCACAAAGCGTTCTAGCATTGTAATATTTGATGAGTAGACGAGCTTGTTCTTCCCAAGTTTCCTTCTTCTCAGGTCTAGCACAATACGAAGCTACGAACATATCTTGATATTTCTCACCTGTTAGGTCATGCATTCTTTTATAAATATACACAGATCCTAATGAGCTTGAATATGCAGATTGTCCTTGTCTATAAGGATCGACCCCAGCTACATATAATCCATATGGAGGATTATCAATAGGGAATTCATATATAACAACAGGAGCATCTTTCTGATCACTATTCTTAAGAGGGAAGTTAGATATAGGGAGCTTATCTGTAAACTCGTGACTTATCTTCTCTCCATCATTAAATAATATAATAGGTGTACCTGTTCTTTCTTGTTGTAATAGTTTGCTCTTCTGCCTTTTAGCAGCCTCAATGTCAAAGATGTTTGTATCTTCATTGAGGAATATGTCATCCACTTCCTGTGGGTAGTACATCTTTTCTTTTAGATAGGCAACTCTATCACCAGCTTTCTTAAGTCTTTCTAAGTTTTGCACAGTGATTTGGTCAGCCTTTTCTTGGTCACTTACTAACATCTCAATCTTATGCAAATCAGATGTGTAAGGTTCATTTAGGAAAGCTCCGAGTGTGCTCTTATCCTTAGCCTCCATTCTATACTTGTTAGATATAAAGAGTCCATGTATGCGAGCTGTGTCTTTCTCATTATTATATGTAAGGAAATTGAAGTTGTCTACATCGAACATCAAGCTCTTTGCATCCATAAACTTCTTCATGTCACCACCTGTACCTGTAAGGATTGGAGAACATCCCCAACCAAATGGTGTAGTGAAACCTGGAATTGCAGCTTGCAATCCACGTAAGAAACTTCCTTTACCTATCTCATCAATGATAAGCTTTCTAGGTTTTGTACCTGCGATAGCTTCCTCATTATTACCTTCATCAAGGTTACGAATTAGAATGGAAGAAAAAGGGATACGTTCTCCACCCTTGGTTTTTATACCTAGTGTAACCTGGTTTTTCCAGTTATCCTCAATTCTCTGCCATCTCCAATATTCTGGAATGAAGTTTAGCCCCTTATCAATCTTATCTGTGATAAGCTTAATATCTGGAGCGTTCAAACCAGCAATAATGTTTTGTGAGTTTTCATCAAATGTTGCACCCCATGCAATATAAGATGCCTCAATAACGGACTTAGCAAAACGTCTAATACCTAGAATGACTAAGCCTTTTCTTTCTTTCTGTGCTCTGTCAATTTCGTTTGTTACCAGCCATTCGTTATCACGTAATAAAGGATTAGCATATTTCTGTGCAATCCTTCCATACTCATCAATAATATCCACCTCTGTATGCCATATGTTTAGGTGCCAATATAAAAAGGGGTTGATATATACACCCCCCATCATACAACCATTTAAACATAGGTCTTTGTGAAAATCATAGAATGCCTTATATTCTTCAGATGCTCTGTCTGGCAGACGCTTCTGATTAATAAACCAGTCTTTGTAATCTATACTCTGTACGTGTACACTCATTCTATCTTCTGTTCTTAAGAAACTCTTCTGCAGCACCAGATAATTCCCCTTTACCTCTCACTTCCACCTTAGCCTCTTCAACACTTCTTAGCTTGTCTACCACCTCAATTAGAGCTAGGTAGTTCTTCATTGTCTCTTGTACAAACTTACCTTGTGCCTCGATAGATGCAATTACCATTGGTAACATGCCTCCCTTAGCTGTAGGTTTCCACTCAATCCTATCTTTTAATTCATGTAGTGGGTTTGCATCTACGTAAGCTTTCCATGATGTGAGTTGTGACTCAGCCCATTCAAGCTCTGTATTTATATATGTAGTTTTCTTAATAGTTGTCGCCATAATCTTCGTCTTCTTCTTTTAAAATATTGTCCAGATCCATCCCTTCCTTGATAATCTTATCAATCTCAGACTCATCTGTATGAGGGACATCCATTTCAAGCTTTGTCTTGTACTTATCCATTACAAAAGCTAGCTCTTTGTCTGTCATTCCCCATATATCTCCATATTCATCAAGAGCTGTAGCGATGTGTCTTCCCATGTTATACTCTGGGAATTCCTTATGTAGTTCTTGAAGCGTATGAATTATACTATTATAATAATTCTTCTTACTCACTGTATTTATAATAATTGGTTTAGGTCCTCATCGGACAGTTTTATGTTTATTTGTGATTCGTCTGGGTCTAAATCTGTATCTTCCTCAGGAGACATATATGATGAGTTGAAGGCAATTCCTATTCTGTCCTGTTCCACACCATTAACACCAAGGATGTCAATGTAATCCACACCAGAATTGTATATTTCTGTTAGGTGGTCTAGTAAAACTGATAAAGGAATCTTTCTTAATATGACATCATGGTTATTCTCCATCGATAGCTTGTTTTATTTCATCATATTCATCATCTGTCATCATCTCTTTCCACTTACCAATAGGGCAAGCACATGACAGACATTTCGTTTTAGCAGATAGTGTACATCCACAATCTATGCAATGTACATCTGGTCTAATAGACTTATGTTTTGTAGATATGTTCTCACAATCATTACAGATAGCCATTCTTTCCTCACTAACCTTAGTAATTAGGGCCTTCATTTCAGCTGGAGGAAACAGCTTGTTTCTCCATCCTTCATAAACCTTGGATAAATCAATCATATCTGAGCTTTGGTTTTAGTTGATTGATTGCTATGTGTGTATTAGCTAGTGTCACTGTAGCAGCATTTCTTCTCTGCTCTGTAATTGTGTCATCAGCTAGTATTTTTTCCATTGCCCCCACCTTAGCATGTAAGGCTTCTAGCTTCTTAATGGCCTTTTTGTTGTTAAAGAGGAACTTACCAAATCCAGATATCTCTACGCTGTGGTTGGTTTCAAGGGCCTCGTTGGCTGATTGGAACTGATGGTTGACAACAGCCTCAATTGTCTTCTCACTCGTAAGCATCTTAACAGCTAGCGTCCTAATCAAATAGTCCTTAACGGACATGCTTATTGGCTTATCCATGGCTAAGGGTTATTTGTAAGATTATATCGTTCTCGAAGTTTAGGATGATGAGGGGATTAACCTTCACCTTTGTCCCATCTTTTACAAACACACCTAGCTTCTTAAGCTTGGAGATGATGTTGTTTATTGTAGGAGCTGTACTGTCGTATTTCTCACAGAACTCTGTTCTTATATTAGCGTAGCTAATGTTCCCCTTTATAGCTGTAAATGCCACGAGCTGTATCTCTCTCTGTGTAAGCTTCAACCCATTCAATGCTGACAATAGAGAATAGTACTTCTCAGCTGTAGCAAACTGATCCTCTACAGGCTTTTTAAGCTTCTGAACTATTGTCTTCTTGGTTGTTGGTTGTTCCATATATAATTAGGGCAAAGGTAATTGATTTACAATCATCTACAAATAACTTAAATAGTTATTTATAACACCTAATGCTATATTATGCATCATTTTCTTGGTTATCTATCCAGAACAGAACACTAATGTTTACGAAAAAGAAACCTATACGTAATTCTCTCTCTACACTCTTATCATCTAGGATGAATTCTGTATACGATAAGCCTATAAGGAAATAAGGACTTCTAAACAGGTTAATCTCTAATGCAAAATCTATTTCGTTATACCTGGAGAAACCATGTACTAAGGAAGTGACAATCAGTAGTGTGGCTATTATATATATCATGTTGTTTGTTTTTAACCCACCCTCCACCCCAAAGGTAATGGGAGGCAATTCATATTAACAAATTTATTTTCAAATTGTGGATAACTTATTATATGCCTACAAATATAATGTGTCATAAAAGGGACATATTATATGTATATGGGTATAATATGACACATTGTGTAAAGCAATAGCTTTACAATATGTAAAATAAGTAAAGCTATAGCTTGCCAAATCAGGAAGTAAAACACAGCCAAACCTGGAAGTGTCTAAATGAATTCCACATCATCCCCCTTACCATTCATGGGATTGTCATACACCCTAATATCATCAGAGTAGAAATGTTTAATAACCCCTCCAGGTAGCCTAACTAACCACACCGTATTCACATTAAGCCCATAGTCCATAATGAACATAGCCTCCCCTTCCCCATGTGCTTTACACCAAACAGGAATAGTTGGATTGAGCTGCAACATCATGCCATACATATATTACATTTTTATTTAATACAAATATACAACAATATGGTGAGACAAAAAAATTTTTCTAAACCTAGGGGGCTATTGTATGTATGGGGGAAGAGGGTACTTCTATTTGAAACCCCTCCACATCTTGCAGTGGTTGGGGTACTCCCCCAGTCATTGCAATTCATAATCAAAAAGTGCTTGCGACACATTAAACACTGCAACAAACACTATGAGTACTAACACTCTTGAAATCAAAGGTAGACAAGTTTTGACAATCAAAGCTCTTGCTAGCGGAAAGAACTTACCTTACGGTAAAGACACAAAGCTTGCAGGCAAGTCTTACAATCAGTACACTTACAATGGCACTGTGTTTATTGTTAACACAGAAGATGATTTTGTTAGTTGGAAAGAAAGCGGTAAATTGTACAGTGCTACCTTTACAGAAGGTTTTGTTGATAAAGAAGTAGACGGTGCAATGACAAAGGTTGCTACACTACAATTAGTAGGCTGTACTAACATTGACCAAGAGATTTCTATGGCTACCACAGAAGCTACATTGGGTAAAATCTACAAAGACGTAGAAGCCACTGCAGTTAATGAAAGCATTATGGATGCAATCACTGCATAATGATACTGAAAGAGAGCTCTTAATTGGGCTCTCTTTCTTCTTCATATATGTGGGTGGGCAGTGAAAGTGCTTTGGGTGGGACAATTAATCCTCATAACTCATTGATTTACAATATATTCTGTGAGTATACACAGACAGCTGTGTAACCTCTCATGGATAAATACACCTTTTTTGATAACAAGCATATGTAAAACATAATACAATACATATAGCATTAAATACAAATAACATGTATAGAGCAGTATTTCTTATGAAAGATAAATCTATTATCACTATGATGTTTGAAAACTATCCTAATGATGATATGATTGTTGATTCTGGTTTTAATTGGGATGATATATCATCTTATAGAGTCTATTTTGGTAGATAATGGCTCTTTTCTTTTAATGTACCATTTCAGCTTCCCAAGGGCTGACAGATGTAATCAGTGGGAGTCATGACCCAACCATCTACCTACTGAGAGTTTAATAAACTCAGGTCTTAAAAAAGGATGTATTACATTTGAGTACAGAGGGATTTTGCATCCTATTATAACATGGCTGTATAACTGTCTACTGACTTACAGTTAAATGATATGCTCAGGGCTGAAGCATGTTTAGGATGTGTTTTAGTCAGGTGGCAATTTGGTAATGCAAGGGAGATTTATCTCTCTATAATGCAGGTTCAAATCCTGTCCTGACTACTCTTATTATCAAGCATTTATATATGCTTGCAGGAAGAGTGCCCTCAATCCTGGGTCAGGCGATCTATCGAAGCTAGGTTGTCTGACCAAACAAAAGGGGCTTGTTGCACATGAAACACATTAGAATATATATGCTGAGGCAACATTAGGCTATATATTCGCTTTTTACACACACATACACCAAAAAACACATATATGAAACTAGAACTTATTAAAGACGACAACAACAAACTTAGTGGTTACAAAATCATTAGAGAAACAGAAGATGAACTCGAAGCTATTGAGATGGTTAGAGATATGTACTTCTGGGGACATTTAGGTAAGCTTAAATACGGTGGACGTAGTTCTGCTCCTGAAACTGATGATACTTCTGAGCTTAGATTTGTTACAGAAGAGTATGCAGAACAGGAGAAGACTAAATTATACAAGTATTTAGAAGGATTAAGACAGCAAAGAAACGAGCAATAGTATAACACATATCCTTTTGGATTAGCCTTGTACGTACGAAAGGTAAAGGATATGTTTTTTCATAACACACACATTATCAACCATTTAAACACAATCAAATGAAACTTTTATTCGCAACATTATGTGTAATTGCCTCAATATCAGGCAGTTATCTAGCATTGTTTGGAAACACGTTAACACACACATTAGTGGGTACAATACTCATCTTATGTGGAACTATTTTTGTTCTTCTCCTTATTATTAAGGATTATAGAGAGGAAATAGATTTTTGGAAGAGCATGAAAGGCTTTATATTTGTTATTACATTAGTATCATTCACCGCTTGTAGTGGTCCAAACAAGTTAAAGTGTCCTAAGGACACATCTTGGGAGACATCACGCAGAAATAACCTCAGATAAAACATGAAAACAGTACAATTAACACCAAAGGAGTTTTATGTATTCAAGCAGGTAGTTAAGTTTAACTACGTGATTGAGCTTATTAAGAAACAAACAGTCTTTATTAGGGCTGATGCAAAACAATTAGAAAGTCTAGGCTATTAAACCTAGGCTTTCTTTCACATTAAACTATTATATTATGTTTATAGATTGCAAGCTCGTACTTAAATCATATGTACCTGAGAAATTAGAGAAGGGCATGTGGTTCGTAAGAGTTAAAACAGAAGTGATATATGGAGATAAACAAGAATATCTCTGTGTAACTCAATTAGATATAGTTCCTAGGGATATGGAAACATATCTCACATTTAATGGCTATCCTGTTAAGCCATATCTTGTATATCCAATGATTAATCCTGATGATACAGAGGTGATAGCAGCCTATCCTGAACAGATAGGTTGGTGGGATGAGGGAGAACATGTGGATGAACTAAGGGATATAACAGTGAAAGACATCAATAATATATTGGAGTGGGACAATTCAATGGTACAAATAGAGGTGCTTGATGATGAGGAGGATGAAGAAGATGGTACACCAATTCCATTATTATATGATAACAAGGTGACTCTCAGAGATGTACATACAATAGATCATAATGAAGATTGGGATGATGATGAAGATCATCTAGATGATGGAGATGATGATGTATGGGATCCTGAGGACCACAATACAGAATAATATTTATTAACCAACACACACGAACATGCAAGAATTACTAAACTTATTATCACAGGTGGTTAAAAACCAAGAACAGCCACCTAAGATTGAAATCAAATTTAAAACAACAGAACCAGACACCAGACCACAATTTGAAGAATGGTGTCAGGAATACAATGTTGGAATGCTTTGGGATCGCTCTGCGGTCCATCTTGGTTAGTGTTATGTGGTGGATAAGAGAGCTCTCAATTAAGTTTGGGAGCTCTTTTTATTTATTGTCAATTATTTACTCATTATAAAAAACAAACAAGTGAAAAACCGTAAGAATTACACACAGACAGAACTTCAGTTCATTGAAACAGCTTCTCAATCAAGAGGTACAGCTAAAAGAATAGCTAGAAGAGTAGCTAAAGAGTTAAAACGCTCAGAGATTGGTGTTTACATCCAAGTTATGAAGTATCGTAGAATGCAAAAGGCTGCAAATGGTACAACAACAACAGCTGTTGCTGCTCCAATTGTTGCACAGCCAGCAAAACCAGCTGTTAAAACAACAAAGAATTTTGTACTCAACTTCACACCAAAGAAAACAGAGGTGTTCCAAGATCACGTTAGACTTTATTTCTAGTCACCAAAAACCAATACATATGCCAAACGCTACATTAGTCTATTCATCAAGACTACATCCAAGAAATCACATTACAGTGTATTATGCAAGTAGTACAAACTGGAATGCTACAAAGCTTATTGATGCTATTATAGCTGCATCAAAACAACGTAGAGTTGTTCCCAAGAACAATACATTTGTATTTATGGGTAAGGTTGTACGCAAAAAAAATGTTGGGCAGTAAGTAAAACAATGAGCCCTGTGTACTATCTTTGTACATGGGGCTTATTTTTAACATTAAATAAACTAATATGAGCGTAGAATGCGTATGTATCAATGATGGTGGTAGACCAAAAGAAATACCAGCAAACAAATGGGTTAAGAAGGGTAACACATACACAGTGATATTCACTGTAACTGTATTACCACAGAAGGAATTAGGTGTACAGCTAGCTGAAATAGAGCTAACAGACAGAGAATTACCATATGAATACTTTTTAGCCAATAGATTTGCATTTACAGAGGAGAATTTAAAGAAACTAATTGAATTAATTAAAGACTGTTCTGATATAACGTTCTCAATGGATGAACTATTGAAACAAACAGAATTAGTTGAAGCATAAACATTAGTCTTATGAAATGGGAAATAATAGATGATGCACCAAAGGTTGGTGACATTAGATTCAAAACCAAGTTTGCATGGCTACCAACACGTGTTCTAAGCAAGTTAACTAACACAGATTATATAATATGGTTTGAGTTGTACATTGAAGAACAAAAGTATATAACAAAATACAACGGTTGGGCTGGTGAAGATCAATGGTGGGAAACTGTAGCTAAAACAATACATATATGAAAACAGCAGTAGATTGGTTAGTAGACCATTTATATTTGGTTATACCTAAAGAAGAAACAAACTTTATTGAAGGCTTAAGGATAGAAGCACTTGAAAAAGAAAAACAGCAGATAATAGATGCTTGTTGGTATGGACACGATATAAAACATGAATATTTTAATCCAATACATTACATTGATAAAACATACCCTCAAAACAAATAACCATGGAAGCTAAAATACTAATACACATTACAGACAAAAAGGTGGCACTTGATGTTGAAGGAGAAAACACATCATTAATAGCAGGTCTTGCCACTGTATTACTGTCAGAAGAGGGTGGTCAGTTTAGAGAACTATTAATATCAGCATTTGAATTAGCAGACAGTGAAGTTGAAAAACTAAAAAAGCAATAGCCATGGATCCACTATATGACTATTTGTTCCATTATAACCATTACCAAGGTTTATGGCATGCAATACCAAGAGCAAAATATTTAGACTATTGGACTAATGAGAATGTAGAAGGTGTACTAAAAGCAAAAGAGGTACATGTTCTAATTGATTTGATTAGTCGTGGTCAAGAGTTTATTGACACTATTAACTAATTTAGTTATGACAGTTATAGGTAAAATAATACAGAAACGATCCATAATGAATCAGAATGATTTCGATACATGGATATTAGAGAATTTAAATATATTATTTGAAGAAGAGAAACAAATGTTAACAGATGCTATGATGTACGCTTTTGATGAAGATGGACACACAGGCACATGGAAACATGATGTAATTAACAAATATTATGACAAAATCAAATGAAAACAGTAATAATAACAATCATAGTGTGGGAGATACTAAGAAGACTAGTAGGAAGATTAATCCTGTGGTACATGAACGGAAGATGAAAATAGCTTTCTTCACTCTTGGTATTATAGCATACATAGGATTGTTTGTAATGGGTGTATTTCAGAAGATTGTAGAACTATTTAAAAGAGATTAACATGAAAACAAAGAAAGAGGAAGAAAAAATATACATGGTAATATTTAAAGGAGAAGAACTATGGGTAATGGGCACAAAACAAGATGTTATTAATGACTTTGATGAGAATTCTGATACATATATGAGCAACTACAAAGATATTGATATTTATGAGGTGCCTAAACCCATTTCATTTGGATTTGTTACACCTTCAATAGTATTTTAATTATGAATATACTCATCTATGATATAGAAACCATGCAGGAGCTGTTTCTAATAGGTATATACAATCCTGATACACAGCAGTGGTATGAATTCCAGGTGAGTAGAAATCTTAACCAATTAGATGCATTCACTAGGTTTACAGAGGAACATGCTGATTACTATTGGGTTGGATATAACAATCTACGCTTCGATAGTCAGGTGGTTGAGTGGGTGTTACGTAATCATGGTGACTGGTATGATTTAAGTGCATTAGAAGTGTGTGCTAAAATAGCACAGAAAGCTGCTGATGTGATACATGATGCTAACTATGATGTATTTCCTGAGTATAGAGAAGAATGGCTCACCCTCAAACAAATAGACCTATTCAGAGTGAATCACTATGATAATAAGAATCGTAGAGTTAGCTTGAAGAGGTTAGAGTTTGAGATGGATCTTCCAAACATTGAAGAGATGCCTATTCATCATACTAAAACTGATATGACTGATGAGGAAATACAGCTCACTATTGACTATTGTCGTAATGATATATATGCTACATATGAATTCTATTTGGTAACCATTGGTCAGACAGACCATCCTTTGTACAAGGGTAATAACCAAATAGAGCTCAGACAGGATATATACAATGAGTTTGGTATTCCTTGTTTAAACTATTCTGACAGTAAGATAGGTGATGAGATGATTAAGAAGTATTACTGTCAAGAGAAGAATATGTCCTACAGTGATTTACCAAAGAAAGGATATTTCAGAAAGCAAGTGAGAGCCAAAGATTGTATTGCTCACTATGTGGATTTCCAGACACCAGAGCTAAAAGACTTTCTGAAGCATGTAAAGAAGCAGATATTCACACTCACTGATGAATTTAAAGAGTCATTAGAATTCTATGGCAACACTTATACATTTGCCAAGGGTGGGCTACACACAGAAAACAAGCCCAAGATATTTGAGGCTGATGAAGATAACATCATAGTTGATTGGGACGTTAGTTCATACTATCCAGCTATTATCATTAACAATGGTAAATATCCACAGCATTTGGGTAAAGAGTTTCTTAGAGGATACAAACAGATGTTTGAGAAACGATTGGAACTCAAGCCATTAGCTAAGAAGGATAAGAAGATTAAAGGTATTGTTGGTGCATTGAAGCTTGCTGTAAACTCTGTGTATGGTAAGAGTTCTGATATGCAATCATGGATCTATGATAGACAACTAACTATGTTCACCACTATTACAGGTGAGTTGAGCTTACTTATGCTTATTGAGGCATATGAATTAGCTGGCATACGTGTAATATCTGCTAATACAGATGGAGTGACAATACTTGTAAAAAATGCAAGTTTTGATACTATGACTGCTATCAACAAGTGGTGGATGGACGTAACTCAGTATGAATTAGAGCGTACTGATTATGCAAAGATTATATTCTCTACAGTAAATGACTATTTAGCAATTAAAACCGATGGAGAAATTAAGAAGAAGGGTGACTTCCTCACTGATTTTGAGCTACACAAAAATAAGTCAGCTAGGATTGTACCTATTGCTCTCGAGCATTATTTTGTTAATGATGTGCCTGTGGCTGATACCATTCATAATTGTACAAATATATATGACTTTTGTCTCAGACAAAAAGCAAGTAAAGACTTCCATTATGAAGGAATAGCCAATGGTAAGAAAACAGTGTACAATAAGCTAATCAGGTATTATGTGTCTAATAAGGGTGAGAAGCTGTTAAAGGTGAAGAACCCTGAATGTCAGTCTAATGCTGCAGATGTATCTCAAGTGGAAGCAGGTGATTGGGTGATGCATGTATGTAATCATCTACCACTAGATCATCCTCTGGATAACATCAATTATGCTTATTACATAGAACGTGCTGAACGTATTATCAGCAAAATACAATTAGAAGGTAAAAAGAGAAAGGTGACAATCAATCCTAATCAATTAAGTTTATTCTAATGGGCAAATCACAATTTAAAATTGCAGCAGACCTTGTAATATCTGATATGCAAGAGAATGGATATAACAAAATTGCGGACTCACCTTACTATTGGGCATATGTTCGCTTTTTTAGAGAAATTAATAGCAACTTTGATGAAGAAAAGTTTGTTAATTACATAGTAAAGAGAATCTAATGGCAAAGGTTAACAGAGAAAATATTTCAGAGCATTTGCTTGATTATCAATTAGATATAATTGGTAAGTCAATACAAGAAGCACATATGACAAGAGAATGGTACAACAAATGGACCATGACACAAGAGCAACACGATCAGTTCAAAGCTTATGCATTACCACTAATCAAAAAAGTGTTTAAATGTAATAAGTCAAGAGCTGAGAGTACATTTGATTTTTTTGATTTACAATTTGGATTACGTATTAAAAATTAAAACTATGGAAAAGCAATTATTCGTTATCGATGGTTACAAGATTTGGGCTTATACAATGGAAGAAGCTCAAAAACATTACGAAATGATAAAAAACTTTTAATTATGGGAGCAAGTTGGTTTCAACAAGTAGGATATGGTAAAACATTACAAGATGCATACAACAGTGCTTGTGAAGAAGCAGAAGATGAGTATGGACATCAGGAAGGATATAATGGTACAATCAGCACCACACATGGTGTTAGAGACATTACAGAGGAGTATAAGAGAAGTAAACTAGACTTAGAACCATTTGTACGTTCTAAAGTGGAAATATTAAACAAAAGAGACTGTTGTTCGATTTGCTTACAAGAGCCTGTTGGAAATAAGAACAAAGTTAAATCTCAAGTTGCTGATATAGTAACAAAAGGTACAAAGAAATGGGTTTTAAAATATACAGTATCTTTACAAAGAAATGATTCACCTCTTGGTTCATATGATACAAAAGGTGAAGCTGTTGCCAAAGCTAGAGCATATACAGAATCAACACAGCAAGCTACTGAAGTTTATATGGAAAAAACACTTGAGAAAGTTACACCTATTGTAGCTAGAATTACATACAAGAAAGCACCAACAGAAAAACCAGGTAAATGGATGTTCTTTGGTTGGGCTGCAGAATAAAACTAAACATATGCCAGATATAACAATGTGCAAAGGTGGTCATTGTATGCTAAGACTTAGCTGCCACAGATATACAGCAAAAGCTGATGAATTAGCTCAATCGTTTTTTAGTGAACCTCCATATAAGATAAGCATGATGTTAGATGATGTTGAGAAATCATTAGGTGTCGTAACATTAAGTTGTGCTTATTTTTGGAACAATGCAGAAGAAAGAGATGAAAAACCTAAAGATTAACGAAGATTTCGAAAGGGAATCTCTTAAAGATTTAGTATATTTGCAAGAGGAGAGCCATGAGCTTGATAAACAAATCCAAGAGGAGATAAATAAGTTTAGAAAGCCTGCAGCTATATTTATTGTGGATACAGATAAAATCTTAGAGAGAGATGAAGTTAGACATAACGTACTTCCATTTTGAGGAACTACTCAAGAAAGGATACAACCTAGATGTTGTATTTCTATTAAAGCTTATAGAGGAGAATTATGATGTTCGTGCATTGAGAGATGATAACATTAAGATAGAAGCTCTTTATCAAACGTTAGTTAGGAAAGGATTGATTACAGAAAAGGGACTAACGCTCACAGGTAAAGAGCTTCTAAAATTTATTAACATCAAAGAACCAACTGTCAGGATACAAAAGAAGGTGGACATCACATCAGAGTTTGAAGAGTGGTGGAAAGCTTTTCCAGGTACAGATTCATTTACACACAAAGGGAAGAAGTTCTCAGGTGGTAGAACATTGAAGAGAACCAAGGAAGACTGTCAGTTGAAATTTGATAAGATATTAGAGGAAGGAGAATATACAGCAAAAGACCTAATAGATTCGTTGAATCTAGATGTGTTACAAAAGAAAGAGAATTCTGTAAAGACAGGAACTAATAGGTTAACATACATGCAGAATAGTCTCACTTATTTAAACCAGCGTTCTTTTGAACCCTTTATAGACCTATTAAAAGAAGGCTATAATGTGGAAGATAAAGCACCTACAAATGGAGGAACTGATATATGACACCCAAAGAAAAGGCAGAAGAATTAGTATATAAGTATTATACATTTGGTATTAATAATATAGCTTCTCCTTCTTATAGTTTACATGAATGTAAGCAACTTGCATTAATAGCAGTGGATGAGATATTAGACACCATAAAGTGGTGCATTGGTGATAGCCAAGTTGAATATTGGCAAGATGTTAAAAAAGAAATAGAACTACTATGAGTTTTGAAGACTTAAAAAAACAGGTACAGGCAGGCTTAGAGGGTAGGAATGGTGGTATACCTATGGGTTTTGATAGACTTAATAGATATATTGGTATTAGAAAGTCCATATATACGCTTATAGGTGGTCTCACGGGTTCTGGTAAGACTAGCTTTATTGATGATGCATATGTGCTTAATCCATTTGATTGGTATATAAGCAAAGCAAATAAGACAAACATCAAGCTAAGGATTATATACAGATCCATGGAGAGAAGTAGAACCTATAAGATGGCTAAATGGGTAGGTAGAAGAATATTCATCGATCATGGTGTAACTATCACAGTTAACAAACTGTTGGGCTGGAATGATAAAATGACCAAGGATGAACATGATCTATTTCTAATGTATGAAGACTATATAGGAGAGATGAGCGAAGTGATTACAATCATTGATGGTCCAGAGAATGCTGTAGGTATAGCCAAAGAGTTAAAGGCACATGCTTTACAGAATGGAACCATTGAGCAGGTGGATGAATACAATAAGAAGTATTTCCCCACAAATGAGAATGAAATCACTATGGTTGTTATCGATCATATAGGCTTATTAAAAACTACACAAGCCCAGCCTACAAAGAAAGATGCTATTGATAAGATGAGTGATGAGCTCAGATATGCTAGAGACTTCTATGGATATAGTCCTGTTGTTGTTAGTCAGTTCAATAGATCTATTTCTAACATGGCAAGATTAAAGAGTGGTGATGTAGAACCACAACTAGAAGACTTTGCAGAGAGTTCAAGCACGCAGAATGATGCTGATGTTGTACTAGGATTGTTTGACCCAATGAGATATAAAGTGGCTGATCCATCAGGCTATGAATTAGATAAGCTGAAGGATAACTTTGGTGCCAAGTATTTTAGATCTCTCAGGCTAATTAAGAATAGCTATGGTGAAGATGATGTTAGAATAGGCTTAGGCTTCTTAGGAAGCATTGGTATGTTCAAAGAACTGCCTAGAGTGAAAGACATTACAGAGGCGGATTACACAGCAGTGGTGAATAAATCATTTTTCCTAAACAAATAAACATGAGTATAAAAACAAACGTATATAACACGCTACCAAGTAAAAAAGATCATTGGTGGCAGATTGTAGTATTGCCTACAGTTAGTATTATGAACAACATACAAAAATATGATCCATACGTGGCTGTCAATTTTGAATGGTTATTTTGGTCATTTACTACAATATTAAGCTATGGCAAAAAAGGAAATCTCTCTACGAGATAAGAGGCAACAGGAGTTTGCTGAGGTGTTCCTAAAACATGGAGAGTTTGGTATTCTAAACTTATGTCCTAGATTTGGGAAGATCTATACAACTATCAATATATTAGAGAAACTAGACAAAGATATCAACATCCTGATAGCCTATCCAGATCTTAAGATTAAGGAGGCTTGGGAAGCTGATTTCAAGACTAGAAAATACAAGAATCCTCATATAACGTACACTACGCACCTATCTATTAAAAAGCACACAGGAGGTGTATTTGACCTAGTAATACTAGATGAGATACATTTGTTGTCAGAAGCACAAATAGAGGCTGTAAAAGAGCTAAAATGCATAAGTGTGCTTGGTCTTACAGGAACATTAGCTAGTAGTACAGAAAGGACCCTCAATGAGGAGCTTGGACTGAATGTATTAGCTACCTATCCAATAGAACAAGCTATTGCAGAAGGAGTTATTACAGACTATGAAATCACTGTGATAAAGGTTCCTTTGGATGATAAGCGTATTAACGATTATAAAGGGAAGAAGCGTACAGAGAAGAAACAATTTGATAGCTATGCCTGGGTGATTGACCAGCTAGAAAGACAAGGAAAAGCAACAATGTTCCTACGTCTAGCTAGAATGAGAATCATACAGAACAGTGTGGCTAAAATGGAGAAGACAAGAGAAATCTTAGCTAAATATAAGCAAGATAGGATCTTGGTATTTTGTGGTGTTACTAAAATAGCAGACACACTTGGTATTCCTTCCTATCACAGTAAATCTACAGAGAAAGAAATCTTTACAGATTTTGCTGCAGGTAAAGGGAATCATTTGGCTGTTGTTAAGATAGGTAACACAGGTGTAACTTACAAACCACTTAACAAGGTGATTATCAATTACTTCGATAGTAATGCAGAAAACCTTGCTCAGAAGATTAATAGATGTATGGCTATGGAATATAACACTCCAGACAAGAAAGCCCATATATACATCATATCTTCTAATGAAGAAGTGGAATTAAAATGGCTCAAGAAGGCTCTTGAGTTCTTTGACAAATCAAAAATTAAATACTTATGATGTTAGAATTATTAGAAGAAATCACTCCAGGTAGTGGTACAATGTATGTAGTTAGAAATGATGGTTCAGCTGTTAAATGGTTTGCCCACAAAGCTGATGCAGATAAATATTATGAAGAGATTATTGCTAATCCAAACCTACTAAAACCTCAAAAAAATATTTTGAAATCTCAGGAAATTACCTTATCTTTGGAGGAAACAAATAACTAAATATTAAACATGGCAAGCAAATTAATTGGTATTGTTGGTCCAACTGGTACAGGTAAATCAACATCTATCAAACACTTAGATCCAAAGGAAACGTACATCATCAATGTTGCTAAAAAGGAACTACCTTTTAAAGGAGCAGAGAAGCTGTACAATTCAGAAAACAAGAATTACAAAGAGGTAGATGATGCAATTGAAATCACTCGATTGTTAAAGACTATCTCTGAGAAAGCACCTCACATCAAGAACATCATCATTGAAGACTCTAATTACATTATGGGATTCAATATGATAGCAAAAGCTACAGAAACTGGCTTTACTAAGTTTACACTTATGGCTAGAGATATGGTAGAGCTATTTAGAGAAGCAAGAAGATTGCGTGATGATTTAAAAGTGTTCTATTTCACACACCCAGAAACTATTGAAGATGGTGGTGAGATTATAGGATACAAAATCAAAACTGCAGGTAAATTGATTGATAATCAGATTGTCCTTGAAGGTTTACTAACTGTGTGTCTATATACACATGTAGAAGATAGCAAGGATGGTTCTGCTAATTATCAGTTCTTAACAAATCGCTTTAGAAAGTATCCAGCTAAGAGCCCAGATGGTATGTTTGCAGATATTAAAATCCCAAACAACTTACAGCTTGTAGTAGACACAATTGACGAATATTATAAATAACAATTAAAACTAGAAAAACATGTCAGGAATCGGTGGAAACAAAAGACAGCAATCAAGTGGAGAATCTAACTTCTCGAAGAAGGTAGGTTTATTTGAAGCTAATGTGATTGCAATTAACCCAACAATTGAAGAGTTCAAGGACAAATTAGGTATTGAACTTAAAGAAGACAGCAAAGCAGCTGATTACTTAGGAATGAGTCAAGATGGTAACAAAACACTACGTGTGGACATCTGGCTTGAAGAAGTTAAGAGTAAGGATAAGTTTAAAGCTGTATTCTTCCTTGAGAACAAAGAAAGAGAAAACAAAGATGGTAGCAAGAAACAATATATCAACTCTGTTGGTAGCTGTTCTTGGGCTGATGATGAAAACAATCTTCCTAAATGGTTTACAGAACGTGAAGTTCGTGTAGCTAATGTAGGTGAAGAAGATCTTTATAATTTCATGCGTACATGGTTAGGTAATTTAGATTATCGTGATGCTGAAACCACTCTACAATTAGACTGGAGCAAGCTTATGAAAGGTAATGTTAAAGACCTAAGAGACCAAATCAATGGTGAATGGTGTACAAATGTCGTTGCTTTAGCTACAGTGAAGACTGTTGAGAAAGATGGTGATATTAAGGAATATCAAGGTATATATAACAAGGGATTCCTACCTGCTTATACATTGAAACAATTTAGACTGGTAGATTTCAGTAGCTCTGCAATCCTTAAAGGATTACGTGAGAAGAAGTCTAAAGATCTAAAACCTCATGAGCGTTTTGTATTAAACGTTACAGGTGAGTATGGATGTAAAGAGTTCTATACATTCAAAGACTTAGCAGAGTATAACGCAGATGATAATCTTGTAGCCTCGGATAGAGTGCTAGAAGAAGATGATAGCGACTTTTAATTTTGTCCCCTCCCCTCTATAAAAGCCCCTCATCTGTAAAAAGGTGGGGGGTTTTAACTTTATATATATGATAAACGGAAAAAGAAAAACAAAGCTTACACCAGAGTCCGTACTAGACAAGATAACTGATTATGATATATTTAGGTTCTATATGCCTGATAAGACATGGAAGCTCAACAGAGTGACCTTCTCTCCATTTAGAAATGAGAACAATCCTTCCTTTGTAATAGGGAATAAAAGGGGCTTTATATCATTTATTGACTTTGCTGATACCAGTAAAAGAGGTGATTGTTTTGAGTTTGTTAAGCTCCTTCACAATCTATCTAGTATGAATGATGTGTTAAAGCTTATAGACAGAGATTTTGGACTAGGAATAGTTACCAAGGGTACAGAGGAATACAAGAGAATTACAGCACAGTATAAACAACCTGAAGCTGTTAAGAGGTATTCTCTCATCCAGGTGGTAACAAAGAAGTTTACACAAGAGGAGTTAGCCTATTGGAATCAATATCATATAGATATAGAGGATCTAAAGAGTAATAACGTCTATTCTGTTAAGAAGGTGTATTTGAACAAGAGTTTGTTCTATACCAACGATCAGGAAATGAGGTTTGGTTATTTCTATGATGGACATTGGAAGATTTATACACCGTTTGGAGATAAGAAGACTAAATGGTTACCTAATAATGTTCCTATCACCGCTATGGATGGTAAAGAGGACATAGCTAATTGCAAGGTGGCATTCATCAATAAGAGTAAGAAAGATTATATGGTTATGAAGAAGATATTTCCATGTAGCTGTGCTGTACAGAATGAAGGTGTTGGTTGTTTCTCTCCAGAGAACTTAGAATATCTTAAAGCTAATTCTGACAGACAAATCCTCAGCTTTGATAGCGATGTTACAGGTGTAACTAACTCACAACAGATTACCAAGCTATTTGATTTTGATTATGCTAATGTTCCTCGTAAGTATCTAACAGAAGGTATAAAGGACTGGGCTGATCTAGCAAAGGCTCATGGTATGGAAGCAATAGAATCTTATTTAAAACAAAAACACATTTTATGACACTGCATGATTTAAAAGAAGCTATTAGAAACGAAATAGAATTTCTTGAGACAATGGAAGGAGATGAAATAGAGTGTATTGGTATTGAGAACCTAGAAGGTATATTATCACAATATTTTAACAAAGAAATCAAACTAACAGAAGAGTATGAAGACTGAGAACTACAACACAACAAAAGAATTGATTCTTGCAGCAGATATTCCTGCACAGACAAGAACTTACAAACCAGTTAGCCACGGTCAATTGATTGATCTTACAATGGATGGTATTCAGAAGGCTGGATTTGTATTAGATAAAGAAACATACACAGCTAGTACAAATGGTCAGATTGCTAATGGTAGATTTACTATCAAGAACGTAATGGATAGTGAGATGCAATTAGAGATTGGCTGGCAGAATAGCTACAACAAGCAACTTACATTAAAGTTTGCCCTAGGTACACGCATTATGATTTGTCAGAATGGTTGTGTATCAGGTGATTATGGTGCATTTAAGAAAAAACACGTTGGTGAAATACAATCATTTACACCAAATGCTATTAGTGAATACATCAAGGCTGCAGGAGAAAGCTTTAGAACTATTCAGTTCCAGAGAGATCAAATGAAGCAAGTGGAAGTTACTAAGCGTACAAAAGCTGAATTGATTGGTAGAATGATGATTGAAGAGCAGTTTATTACATCTACACAATTAAACATCATTACCAGAGAATTAACCAGCCCTACACATGATTATGGTGCACCTGATAGCTTATGGGAGTTGTACAACTACACAACATTTGCTATGAAGGAAACACATCCTGCAAACTGGATGAGTAGTCACATTAAAGCACATTCATTCTTTGTAGATGCTTCAGGACTTCATACACCAAAAGCTGAGGTGCCTGCTATTATACAATTAGAACAATTAGAATTATTTTAACATGAATTGGAATAAGTTTGAATCACAATTTCACCCATCATGGCATAGACTTATGCAACCCTTTATTGAAAGTGAAGCTTGTGACAACATCTATAAATTCCTAAAATCAGAGAGTCAGAGGGGCAAGAAGATTGCTCCTCTTTCTCCTAATGTTTATAGATGCTTTTTAGAGACTTCACTAGATGACCTAAAGATGGTTATGGTGGGTATGTGTCCCTACCACACATTAAAGAATGGTAGTCCTATAGCAGAAGGTTTACTAATGGGCTGTTCTACAACAGGTATATTACAACCTTCTCTAGCAAAGTTCTATGATGGAATAGAAAAAGAGTTGTATCAGGGATTAAACCTCACTATACTAAAGAATCCAGATGTTACCTATTTGGCTAAACAAGGAGTTCTTATGTATAACGCAGCTTTAACCACTGAAATCAACAAAGCAGGTTCACATATCGACATCTGGGAACCTTTTACTAAGTATCTATTTGAAGAGGTGCTATCCTATACAGGAGTGCCTATTCTGTTCTTAGGGAAAGATGCTTCCAAGTATGAAAGATATGTACCACCGTTTAGTTGGTCTTTCACTGTAAGTCATCCAGCCAGTGCTTCTTACAAGCAAACTGATTGGGATACAGAAGGTGTATTCACCAAGCTAAACAAGATACTAAAAGAAAACAATAATACAGAAATCGATTGGCTAGAAAAAGTGCCATTCTAAAACTAAAATTATGGAAGAATTACAAGTGTATGTACAAAACAATAGAGATGGAGAGTTAGATTATGATTATGATCTTATAATGGGAGGTGCTGTAGACACATTGAAATACTCAAATCATCCAGATTGGCAGGTTGGAGGAGAAACAGCATTAAAGTTAACAGACGATGGTAATGGTATAAAGTTCAAATTTCCTGATAAGAAGGTAATAGAACTAGAATATAATGAAGCACGTGAAATGCTTGTTATGTTAATGATGCACATGGATGAAAAAATAGAAATCAGAAAATCAGAACTTATTAAAACTATTTAATTATGTACAAAGTTAGATTTGGAGAAACAATTGAAAAGGGAGACCTCATTGCTGTTGCTAATGGTAATGATTTCTCATTGGGTATTTATTATGGAAGAGGAATAGGAGGAACTGTTCAGTATTACATGCCTAATAGCGTTAGATATGCTATGGAACGTTTTAATGTAAGAATGGCAGAATTAACTGCTGAAGGACAACCTACAGAACCTCTTAAGTTAAATAACTTTTGGAAATGTTATGTTAACACACCAAGAGACACACGAATTATGAAATTAAACAGAGAAAACATTACAAGTCCAAAAGACATAGAAGAAGTTATGATAGCAAAAGAAGCACTAAAAAACTTTAACATCGACGTAAAATACTAATCATGATACTAGAAAAACAGACAGAAGCAACTATCCTACAAGAAGGAGAATCACAAGAATCAATTGGAATGTCATTAGACCTGGACTCAGCTCAGGTGCTAATGCAAATGTTAAGTAAGAATTTATATTCAGATGCAATAGGTTCCACTATTCGTGAGTGTGCCTCTAATGCATTAGACAGTCACAGAAGAGCAGGTATTGATAAACCAATCATCGTTAGCCTCAATAGGAATAACCATGATAACTATGAATTCTCTGTAGAGGATTTTGGTATTGGTCTAGATGCAGATGATGTAGTTAATATCATCAGCAAATATGGTAAGAGTACAAAGCGTAATAGTAATACAGAATTAGGCATGATGGGTCTTGGTTTTAAGGCCCCACTAGCATACACATCTACCTTCTATTTTACTGCAAGGAAAAATGGAATGGAAAGAAAATACATGATGTATGAGGGAGAAGAAGTGAATTCAATCGATTTACTTCATGAGACTCCCACAGATCAGCCAAACGGTGTTAAGATAACAATACCAGTTAACTATTACGATAGACATGATTTTGTACGTAAGATTAAAGAGCAACTAGCTTATTTTGAGAACGTGTATTTCAATGTACTAGATGGTGAGGTGAGCAATGATTTCACTATCCATAGATCAGAACACTATCAAGCTTCTAGCTTATCCAGAGATAGTTGGTTACACATTTGTTTAGATAATGTGTATTATCCATTGGATTTCACTAGATTAGGTATTGATAGAATAAGCATTCCTGTAGGTTTAAGATTTAGTCTTACAGATGGTTTATTCCCTACACCAAACAGAGAATCCATTAGATATACCAAGGAAGCAAAAGATATCATCCTAGCTAAGATTAGTAAGATGGTTGATCATTTTATTACCAAATACAATGAAACTGTTGCTGATACTGATGATTTCATGGCTGTATTGAGATACCATGCTACAAACAGAAGATATGTAGATGTTCCTGGTAAGAATACTAACTTTGATCTCACTGATGTAGTTAAACATGGTACTGTTCTAATCGCTTCTCCTAAGGTAAGCAGCCTAAAGAAGCTTGACTTACAAAAACTTGTCAGAAACAAGGAATACATCCTTGGTGAGTATGATAAGAAGTTTGAGCTTTACAATGGTAGAATGTCTCAGGTGAAGAGCTATTGGAGAAGTGGTGTTGATGTTATAAACAGAAACGATGAACCACACTATTTCTATTCTGAGAAGATTAGTGGTGCTATGAAGGATTATATTAAGAGTATAGCTCCAAAGAGCAGACATGCATATTTCATTAGAAAGGTGAAGACATTTAAACTGGGTAGTCTTACAAAGATGAATGATTATGATACTTATATGAAACTTCTTAGCTTAGATGACTATCCAAGAGATCAATGGAGAGAGCTTATTGCAGAGTTTCAAGCTGTGTTAGCTTCTCTTACAAAGACATTCATCAACCTTGATGAGATAGTAATACCACAAGCTTTCCTAGATTCTAGGAAGAAGCAAAAGGGAATCACTGTTTCTGTTGGTGGAACAAAAGTGAGACGTATTAAGTTGGAAGGTGAGGTGATTGGTAGATATGCTGTAGAGCTAGAGAGATATGTAGATGGTAAGAATTCTAAACTGGTTAGCAAGATTTATAGTCTCGCTGAAATGCATAAGTATAACAAGCTTGTTATTTATGGTTCCCAGGCAGATATCTCTACTATGGACAAACTATATGCATCAGTTAATAAGAATAAGGTGGAGCTAGCTGTATTCTCTGAGAGAGAACTTAAGACACTATCTACTATTAACGTACACAATCTAATCCCTTTAAGCAAGTTTATGGAAGGTAAAAACAAACCATTCAAGAGAATTGTAACAGCCTATCTAATCCAAAAGTTACACAACAACTTCAGTAGATCGTTTATTAGAAAAGAGAAAATTGGTCTCATCTCTACAGATTTGTATGAAAAGATGAAAAGACTAAATGATTACAAGATTGAACATCACTGTGGTGGTAATGACACAATCTATAATTCTATGCTAGAGGTAGCCCAAACACACAACTTATTTGATATGGAGATATATCATGAGTATGTAGAAGTGAAGAACCTTCTAGAAAGATTACCATTCATCGAAGCTATGTCTGATAAAATACAGAGCTATGATAATGATAACTCTCCAATAATCAGTGCATTCCGTGATCTATTCAAGTATCATGGACATAGAATTGACTGGAAACACTACAATATTCGTATCAATGAAGAGGTTGTAGAGGAGTTAACAGAGAATTCTGTTGAAGAGTTAGTAGAGAATATTTAAACAAAATGCAATTTATTGCACATATATTTCCAATTGTTTAACGTTTAATACATATTAGGCACAAAAGATTAAACAATTAGAAATATATGTGTAATATGTTGCACTTTTAACTAGATTTATTTTAAAACAAAAACAAAACAAAATGGGACTATTCAGTTTAAGCTGGTTCAAGAGCCAGAAACAAAAGCAGTTAGATGAATTACAACATGAGATTGAAGTTAAAAAATTAGAGAAGACACTAGAAAGACTAGATGAAAAAGAGAAACCTTCTACTTACACAATAGGGATTAGTAATCCATGGGTACCTACTACAGCAAGTGTTGTTAAACCTTATTCTAACATTAAAATTGTGAATGATGTGCTTACAGTGGTACTTAACGATGGTTCTATCATCACTAAGTCTAAAGCTACAGCAGAAGACTTCAACAATGCTAGAGAGTGTAAGACAGAAGCTTGTTTATTGGCTCTTGTAGGTTCTCCAGATATACTAAAAGAGAAGCAGGAAGCACAGGCTAAATATGAGAAAGCTAAGGCTATTCAGAAAGGTGCTGAGTATCTAGCTAAGTTTGATGATTTTGAGATGAAAGACGGTAGTCTTTATATCAAGGGAATCAACAGAAGCATCCCACCTTTGATGGTAGATGAGTTCTTAAAGATTATTGGTAATTACAGTTACAACTCTATGGACAATGTAACAGATAGAGAAATAGATGAGGTGAATGAACTTATACAAGAAGACGAAGAGTATCAATCTCTTAAGCGTTTCTTTATGTGGTGTTGCTTAAATCCTAGAGCTGAGGTGGCTGACAAGCTATATAACTTCTTGAAGAAGAATAGCTTCCGCATCACCAAGCAGGGATTCTTTGTAGCATTACGTAACGTTGTAACATTACATGGATCTACAGAACTGGTACAATTCATCAGCAATGCTTACAACAAGACTAAAGCTGTATGGAAGAAGAACCCATCTGACTATTTAGTGTTCTTAAAGGACGGTGAATACAGAATGGTTGCTAAGTCTATATTTGAAGAACTAGAGCCATGCACATATTGTGATGAGAATGGAAATGTTCCTTGTGAGGATGATGACTATGATGATAGCTGTGAATGTCCAGAATGTTATGGTTCTGGTACAGTGTACAAACACTGTGAAGAGCAATATGGTGAATTGATTGGTAACTTAACAGAACTATATCTTGATTTGCCTAATAGAGCAGAGAATAGATTTACAGATGCTCACACAAAGACATTTGACATCAGAATTGGTAGACCAGTGAACATGCCTATGGAGCAGTGTAGATGGAATACTGATGATTGTGGTGCTGAAGGCTTACACTTCACATCTGATGAGATTCATTATGTAGGTTGTGGTGATACATCTGTGCTTGTACTTATCAATCCAATGAAGGTTGTAGGTATTGGTGAGTCTAAAGGTAGATGCTATGAGTATTTACCAATCATGACTGTTCCTCGTGAAGAAGCAACAGAAATCTTACATGATCTAGACTTTGATACAATGGAGCTTGATGAGAGCTATGCAATTCGCGAATTGGAAAATTTAGGTACAAAAGCTAGAGAAGGTTTTATTGCAGAGGCTAAGAAGTATGAGTTCAATCTCCCTGCTTTATCTGCTGTAGAAGTACTTAAGATTGTTAAGAGTCTTGATGAAATAAGACAAGAAATCTCTAAGAGAATCGTAAATATTGATTAACTTTGTAGGACCAGGGGCTAAAATCCCTGGTCTTATATTAAGCTTATGAAAAAGAACGCAACAAAGAGAAGAGCGAAGATACCTAGAGCTAAAAGTCCAAAGATGAGAAACGCTGGTACTATGACAGAATCAGCTTTCTGGAGCTTCATTAGAAGTGCTTTGAGACAGAAGTCTAGATGGTGGAAACCTATTACAGAATGCAAGATGAAAGCTCGTAGGGCATATAAAGGTCCCAGTAAGAGACAAAAGTTTGAATATCAATGCAATAGCTGTAAAGCATGGTTTCCAGAGAAACAAATTAACGTAGATCACATTAAGCCTGCAGGTAGTTTAAACTGTAAAGAGGACTTAGCAGGATTTGTAGAGCGTCTGTTCTGTGAACTAGATAATCTACAGGTGTTATGTGAATCATGTCATGATGTAAAAACTAAATTAGAGAAAAAATGAGTGACTTAGAGATAACAATCAATAAAGAACCGTCGTTCACAGAGATATGGCATGAGGGATATATTACGTATAACTCAGAGAAGCACTATTTCTGGTTAATCCACCCACAGAATGTAGATGATAAAGGAGACCCTTATGAACTAGAGGTTAGATGGTTCTTTCAGAGGGTACCAAGAGAAGTGAGGGCAATGCACCCTTACATTATAGAATCTTTTAAACAAACACTAAATGATACAAGGACCAAACAGAACAGAAGCAGCTTATAGGGCTGTAGCAATGGACAGTTCTTCAAGCTTGAAGGACTTCTCTGTGGACAGAAAGAAATACCACAAGAAGTATGTCCTAAATGAGAAGGTGGAGGATAAAGACACAGCAGCATCAGTTATTGGTAGACTGGTAGAGACACAACTTATGGAACCAGAACTCTTTGATGAGAGGTTCTATATGTCAACTGTTATTAGTGCACCAACCAATCTTATGCTAGAATTTGTAGAAGCATTGTATAGACATACAGCTGCAGCTACAAATGAAGATGGTGTAGTTACAAGAGAGATGGAAGACATCATGAAAGATGCATATGTAGATTCTGGATTCAAGATTAAGATTGATGCTGTTCTTGCTAAATTCATAGGATCTGATGCAGAAATCTATTACAAAGAAATCCGTGAGGTGAGAAGCAAGGGCCTCACCGTTGTTACCACACAGGATATAACTAATGCAGAGAAGATTGTAGAAGAGCTTAAGACTAATGATTTTACAGCACCAATTGTAAACCTAGTTAATAGTGCACGCTACAATGTATATAATCAGCTCCAGGTGGAAGGATATGTTGTATTTGGACACATGTTCAAGAGCATGATGGATAAGGTGATTGTTGACCATACAGAGAAGACAATCCAGGTGTACGATCTTAAATGTACGTGGTCTGTAGAAAACTTCTATGAAGAGTATTATCTCTATCGTAGAGCTTATATACAGGGCTATTTATATTTCTATGCAGCAAAGCACATGTTTGATGAGCTAGTGGCTGTAGGATATGAGATATTACCTCCTAGATTTATTGTATGTGACAGTACAAACTATGCATGTCCATTAGTATTTACCATGGATGATAAGTCATTCCAAGATGCTGAACAAGGATTTGAACACAAGGGTAGAAAGTATCCTGGTGTTAAGAGTCTTATCACTGACCTTAAATGGGCTATCAAGAATGATAAGTGGAACATTTCAAGAGAGAATTATTTAAATAACGGGTTAGTAAAATTAGGTTAATGGAGACAACAAAGACAATCACCACTATATTCATTGTACCAATATTTAGTATTGGTAAAGAAAAGCTAACAAATAATGGGTTTGTCAATGGTTTTATAAAAGATAGCAGAAGAGATGTACAATACAAGGATTCTGTCTATCTTTTATTTAAGCCTGAAGACCTAGATAAGTTTAAAGTGTTTCTAGACAGTGAGTATGAACGTACAAAGCAAATCATTGATGATTATGATTATGAAGAGGGGTATGTTGTTGTAGTTTATCAAATCAATCCAAGGCTATTGCCTGATATAGAATTGGTAAAACAGGGCAAATATTCCCAAACTTCTAGCAAATTCCAGCAGATTTTTCCTAAAATTGTCAAAATAAAGAAAAATGGCTTCCAAAAAGATGAACTATCTCTTCAATATCGAGTGTTTAATAAGACAGAAGATTTGAAGCAGTTCTGGGAAGATAAGTTTGATGTAGTATTTGATGATGATATGGAAGTTTGGTCTGGTTTTTCAGAAGGATATGAAACTCTTGATCTAGATAAAATTAAAGAACATGTATAACAAAGAAGTGTTAGAAGAACTAGTAAAGAAGTTTGGTATAGAAAATACCATTCTGTTCTGTAAAATGGAAGCTCTCAAGAATTCTATTCTATACGAGGATTGTATTAAGAATGATCAAAATACAACAGATTGTGTAGAGTTTGATTTTGAGAGGGACTGGTGGCAGAACAAATATGAAGAACTAAATAAAACAAAAGCGTTATGACAGGATTAGAACTATTAGAAAAGTATGACAAAGCAGCTATTGTTATCAAGCAATACTATTTAAATGCTATGTTAGAGTCTCTAAAAGATGAGGAACTTCCAGAGAACTTCAAAGAATACGCTCGTCAAACAACTATTGATAATGATAAGATAGGCAAGCTCATAGATGTACAGCCTAGAGGATTGTTTGATGTGTTTGATAACAATAAAGTGTACATAGAGATGTTAGTAGATTACAAAAAACTTGATGCAACATTTGCTTATACTGTTATAGATGATGATACAATGTATTCAAACCCATCTCATTATAATAATAGAAAAGAAGCTGAGAAAAAAGCTGTTGAACAAGCATTTGAAATCTTAAACAATAAGTTATGACAGATAGTATAGTTGACCAAGTTGTCCGTAAGTATGGAATTAGAAGTGCTGTAGGCATTGATAAGTATGGCACCACACTAGAAACTAACAATAAGGATAACTTTCTCAAGCACCTACAGGAAGAACTAATGGATGCAACGCTCTACATAGAGAAGCTCATGACCCTTGAAAAGGAAATAACTAAATTAGTTAGAGACCATTCTAATGATGCAGAACTTGGTTACAAAATAAGAAATTTAGTTAGATAGAATTTTTGAAATGTCTTGGTTTATAAAAAGGGCGGTTGTACATTTGCAACCCCCTTTTTTTAACCAATTAAAACAAAACAAAACATGGATTTAGGATTAGATGCGTTAAGTAAAATAACGATTTTTAGTAAGTATGCGAAGTATGTCCCAGAACTAAAAAGAAGAGAAACCTGGGATGAGATAGTGGATAGGTATCAGACGATGATGATCAAAAAATATCCTAAATTACAAGATGCTATTATAGAGAGTGCCAAGTTTATCAGAGATAAGAAGGTGTTACCATCTATGAGAGCTCTTCAGTTTGCTGGTCCAGCAATGGAAGTGAACAACGCTAGAGGATACAACTGTGCTTATCTGCCAGTTGATAGCTTATATAGCTTCAGTGAGACTATGTTCTTATTATTGGGTGGTTCAGGTGTTGGTTTTTCTGTACAGAAGCACCATGTAGCTCAATTGCCAGCTATTAAGAAACAAGAGTCTTACAAGCATAAGAACTATCTTATTGAAGATAGCATTATGGGATGGGCTGATGCTGTGAAGGTTTTGATGAAGTTCTATTTTGAGGGTGGTCTTAAGCCTAAGTTTGACTTCAGAGCTATCCGTGAGAAAGGAGCTAGACTTGTAACAGCTGGTGGTAAAGCACCTGGTCCAGAACCATTAAAGATTGCATTAGCTCACATAGATGCTATTATGGAACGTAAAGAAGATGGTAGTAAACTATCTCCTCTAGAATGCCATGATATTATGTGTCACATTGCTAATAGTGTCCTTGCAGGTGGTATTAGAAGAAGTGCTATGATTAGCCTATTCAGCCATGATGATGAGGAAATGATTACATGTAAGTATGGCAACTGGTGGGAGCTTAATGAACAACGTGGTAGAAGTAATAACTCAGCTGTCCTTAAAAGAGGTGAGGTGAGTGAAGAAGAATTCATGTCTCTATGGAAAAGAATTGAAGCATCAGGAAGTGGTGAACCAGGTATCTATTGGTCTAATGACCTAGATTGGGGAACTAATCCTTGTTGTGAAATTGGCTTACGTCCATTCCAATTCTGTAACCTATGTGAGGTGAATGTATCTGATATTAAAGATCAAGACGATCTTAATGAAAGAGTGGCAATTGCTTCATTCTTTGGTACATTACAAGCAGGGTTCTTTGATTTCCACTACTTACGTCCTATTTGGCAAAAGACTACACAGAAAGATGCTCTATTGGGTATTGGTATGACAGGTATAGGTTCAGGAGAAATCTTGAAATATGACCTAGAATTAGTAGCTAACACAGCTAAAACTATGAATAGGGATTTATCAGCTCTTATTGGTACTAATGAAGCAGCTCGTATCACATGTATTAAGCCTTCTGGTACAACTAGCCTTGTGTTAGGTACAGCTAGTGGTATCCATGCATGGCATGCTCCTCACTATCTACGTACAATGAGATTTAATAAGAATGAAGACATTGCTATGTACTTAGAGATTAACCATCCTGAACTATGTGAAGATGATGTGTTACGTCCTAAGGATACAGTTTGTGTACGCATTCCTGTTAAAGCCCCTGAAGGATCTATTCTACGTACAGAGACAGCACTTGATACACTAGAACGTGTTAAGAAGTTCTCTACAGAATGGGTTAAAGCAGGTCATAACAATGGAGCTAACACACACAATGTAAGTGCTACAATCTCTATCGATAATGATAGAAAATACACTTCTATTAACATGTCTGATGGTAAAGGAAGTCAATTTACATTATCAAAAGAGGGCTGGTTAAATGAATGGCAAGCTGTAGGTAATTGGATGTGGGACAATAGAGAGGTGTACAATGGTCTATCTGTATTACCATTCTTTGGTGGTACGTATAAACAAGCTCCTTTTGAAGACATCACAGAAGAGGAATACAACAACCGCATTAAATCATTGAAATCCATTGACTTAACAAAGGTGATGGAACTAGATGATACTGTAGACTTTGGTGCTATCCAAGCTTGCGGAGGTGGTGCTTGTGAAGTTAACATTTAATGGAAAAGAAAGAATTTATAAAAGATAAACATTACTACTTGGATGGGGATAGAGTTGTATTTACAGCTCTGTTCCTCACCCAACGTGGTGAATGTTGTGCAAACGGGTGTAAGAACTGCCCATATACCAAACCAAGAAAAAAAGGTAATACTCTTCTAGAAGAAGAGAAAAAAATATAGTGTTCTGTGTTCTGTTTTGATTATGAAAGCCCTGGTATATCTATACTGGGGCTATTTTTTTATTTTTTATTTTGTAAAGTTATTCGTAAATTTGTATCTATAAAAAACCAACAATTATGGCAAAAGCAAAGGAAACCTCAGAGGGCAAAAGTAAATATCAAGAAGCCCTTGAGAAATTAAACAAAGCTTATGGTGTAGGAACAATCCTAACACTAGAAAGCAAAACAGATGGTGCATATGAAATTATCAGTACGGGGAGTATTGGTTTTGATTACATCACATTGGGAACTGGAGGATTTGTAAAAGGTAAGATGTATGAACTAATGGGTTGGGAAGGCTCAGGTAAGTCTACAATCTGTGGACATGCTGTAGCAGAATGTCAAAAGAAGGGAGGCACTGTATTATATATAGATGGCGAGCATGCTGTTGATAAGCAATACTTCCAAGCTCTAGGTGTAGATACTACCAAGATGTTAATTGCTCAACCATCATGTGGTGAGGAAGGTTTTAACATTGCTATGGAAATGATTCAAACAGGAGATGTTGATCTTGTTATCATTGACTCAGATTCATCATTAATTCCTAAGAAACAATTAGATGGTGATGTAGGTGATAGCACTATCGGTTACAAAGCTAGATTGAATAGCAATGCATATCCAAAACTAAAAGGTGCCCTATCACAACATAATGTATGTGTTATTGTCGTAAGTCAATATCGTGAGAAGATTGGTGTTATGTTTGGTAACCCTACCACAACTCAGGGTGGACATGCATTGAAGTTCTACACTGATGTAAGAATAGAGGTGAGCAAGAGCTTAGCTAAGGAAGGTGATGTAAACTACGGTAATATTACCAAGGTGAAAGCTGTAAAGAACAAGATGAGTTCTCCTTATAAGCTACATGCATTTGATATTGTATATGGTGAGGGTATTGATAAGGTGGGTGAGATTATGGAGCTTCTTAATGAGTTTGAACTTGGTAGGAAGTATGGTAAGACATTCACATTCAATGAGACAAAGTACGATCTTGAAGAGTTTAAAGCTATGTTGTTAGACAACGAAGAGTTTTACAATGAAATCAAGACTAGCATTATTAACAAGATTAACCAAACTGAAATTAAAACTGAAGAAGATGTTACAAGTGAAATTTAAAAAGATCTCTGACAACACTATCGTTCCCTCTAGAGGAAGTTTAGATGCAGCATGTTATGATGTATATGCACATTCTATTGTGCATAAAGATGACGGTAAGGTTGTTGTTGGTTTAGGGTTTAAAACAGAAATCCCTGTAGGTTACAAAGCTGTGTTAGTACCTCGTAGTAACTTAACTAAACACAACTGGGTAATGAACAACTCTATAGGTATCATTGATGCTGACTATAGAGGAGAATGGATGTGTGTGTTCACACGATTAGAATTTAATACATCAAGTGGAGGAACTGTACAAGACTTCCCTTATGCTGTAGGTGATAGAGTGGCACAGTTCTATCTAGATGAGGTGTATAACATCGCATTCTTAGAAGTGACAGCCCTATCAGATACAAATAGAGGTGAAGGTGGATTTGGTTCTACAGGATTAAAATAACATAAAATTAAAATGATGACTCCAAGAGAATTAGCAGTGATTAAAGGTTACCAACGTGAGTTCCAAGAAACGTTTGGAAAGAGGCTTGAAATAGACTTTGTAGTGATGAAAAATCTAGACTTCATGCAAGATGAAGGACAGACACTTGAGCAAGCTCTTTCAGAATGTGTTGAAAGACATGGTGCAGATATTGAGGTGCTTAAAGATACCAATGTAAGACTCAATAGAACCACCACTAGAAAAGAAAGGGCAGCTATTGTTGATTTCTCTAGATTTGTTATAGGTAATAACCTTTGTGTTAAAGATGCGTCTGAACTTATTAGAAGAGACAGAAGCAACATTTATCACTATGCAGGATGTAGATAAGTATGAAAACACAATGTAAAACATGTGGTAAAAACTGTGATGGAGAATACTGTTTTATACACAAGCCTAGAAAATCTTTATCCTCTGCGAAAGGATTTAAGGTGAAGGTCCCTGACAAACATCCTATTACAGAGATTAATCCTATGAAGGATTTGTTTCTACGTATATGGAAAACTAGACCTAGATTGTCAGAAGTTAGTGGGGACTATTTAATAGGTGGTGTGTCAACAGCATTCTTCCATCATATTTTACCAAAAGAAAAATACCCTGAAGCTGCGTTAGATGAAGAAAATATCATACTTTTGACATTGAATGAACATAATCAAGTGGAGAGTGACATCTATAGATATGAAGAAGTGAATAAGAGACGTGAATATTTAAAACAAAAGTATGAGATTAGCTGAGGGAATAATATTAGGTGTATCCTTGGTAGCCATGATAGCTACATCTATCTGGGTGGCAGATGAGAAAACTCCAAAGCCTAATTACAAAGCATATACAATACCTGCTGGGACATTTGATTTAGATGTACAAATCATTGTTACAGAGGATACAGCATTTGCTGCTAAGTATATAGCTAAGAACTTTGACAGCAGTCTCAAATCTCCTGACTTAGATGCTAGGGCTGTAACATTTGGTACAGCTGATGGCAAACCTCCTATTATATGGTTCTCAGATATTGAGGACTCGTCTGTTGTACAACATGAATTACTCCATGTAACAATAGATATGATGAAATGGGCAGGTATTGAGCTAAATGAGCACACTGAGGAAGTATATACCTATCAGCTACAGTATTTAACAAAACAATTTTATAAACAAGTAAACCAAAACAAATGAGCAATTTATTCTTTTACACAAGAAAGGACGGTGATAAAGTTTACACCGACAGCTTTAACCTGAACAAGGTGATTAGATCAGTTCAAATAGAAGACAACAAAGTGTTAGTCTTATTAGATGATGCACATGACCGTTCAGAAGATGTTCCAGATATTGATCCTAAGACTGGTAAACAAAGAGGGGTTAAAAGGCAACGCAATACATATTCAACAGAGATTAGCTTAGTTGATGAAGATGTAACTAGATTTAACAATTTAAATAATTAATCATGGCAAAGTTATTAGGAAACAGAGTGTTATTACAATTACCTCCACAAGAAGAGGAAAGTAAGATTGTTGTAGACGAGAACACTAAAGAAGCATTACAAAGAGAATTGCTTAACAAGATGTCTAAACTAAAGGTGTTACAAGTTGGTACTATCGTTACAGAGATTAAAGCAGGAGACTGGGTTTTAGTAGATCCAGCAGCTTTAAACAAAGCTACATTGGTTCCAATCAATGAAAATGATGAACGTGCAATATTAGTATCACCATTTGACATAATCCAAATTTGGTAATATGGAATATCCATTTATATCATGTAAATGTATAACTTATGGTAGAGTGTCCACGCTTGAGGAGAGTATTGAATCTTTCCTCAAGCAGGACTACCCTGCAGATAAGTGTGAGCTTATAATAGTGAACGACTATCCTTTACAAACTCTTGTATACGATCATCCACAAATTAAGATAGTTAACCTAGATAAAACTTTTGACACCATTGGTGAGAAAGAAAACTTTGCTACAGAATTATGCCAGGGAGATATAATATGTCAATGGGATGATGATGATGTAGCTTTACCAAATCACTTACAAAATGTGGCTAAATACATGACTGATAAGGTGAACATCCTTCACTGGGAAACAGGAGTGTTATGTCACATTACAGGTATTGAACAAGTTGGTTGGATAGGTAACTCTGGTATTGTGTTTAGAAAGTCAGCTTGGAAAGCTATAGGAGGACATCCTCTTCAAAATGCTGGATATGATATGACATTCATTGAAGCAATCAATGCATATGGAGGAAGACTATTTGCTAAACCTCCTAAGGAAGAAGCAAGTTGGTTCTATATGTGGGGTGGTAGAGGTTATCACATGAGTGGAGAAGGTACTGACCATCCTGGAAAGCTCAACGCTATACAAAGACATAGTGCTTACATTGAATCACAAAGAGTTATAGGAAGAATTCCTACAGGAGATGTACATTTAGCTCCCAATTGGAAAAATGATTATTCACAAATGTTAAAAAATTATATTAATGATACATCTAGATAAAACAGCTATAATTGGTAAAAATGTTATTATAGAAGATGATGTTTATATAGGTCCTTATTGTATTATAGGAATGCCTCCTGAATGGAAAGGGAGAGAAAATGAAGATAAAGGTGTTTTAATTAAAAAAGGATCAAGACTGACAGGACTTGTTACAGTTGATTCTGGAGCAGATAAACAAACAATAATAGGTGAGAATTGCTATCTTATGAAACATTCACATGTTGGACATGATGCAACCCTAGAAAATAATGTAACACTATCCTGTGGAGCAAAGATAGGAGGTCATTCTATTATTGGAGAATACACAAATATTGGACTGAATGCTGTAATTCATCAAAAGATATCTATACCAAGAGGTTGTATGATTGGAGCTAGTGCGTTTGTTGGAAAGAAATCACTATTAAAACCAAATTATAAATATGCTGGAGTTCCAGTTAAAGAAATAGGGAAAAATGAACGCTAGGATAACTGTTAGTCTACCTTGTTTTGGTAGACCTTTAAGAACAAAAAGGTCTATTGAATGCATTATTAATCAAAACATTAATAACTGGGAAGCATTTATTATGGGCGATTGTTGTCCACATTTTCAAGAACTAATAGATAGTGGCTATCTTGAAACTATAAAACAAGAACAAGCACTTAAAGGAAACATCATCCATTATTTTAATGCTGAAGTTAATGGAGGAGGTTGTGGATATAAGCTTACAAACTATGCTATTCAAAATGCTACAGGAAAATATTTTATATTTTATGCTAATGACGATATCATTTTTGAAGATCATTTTAGCAATTATTTAGAAATAGAAAACACAGACTTAGATTATATGTTTTTTAATTCTTGGATAGATCCTATTGATAAAGCTAGAGATTCAACAATTGCTCCATCTCAGATAGGTCATAGTGAGATAATATTAACAACAGAGCTAGCAAAACAATTACCAGAACATTTACCAACATATGGACATGATTGGGAATTTATAAATGCTATGTTAAAACAAGGAAAAGGCGAAAAATCAAAAAGTAACACTCTATCTTATAGAGTCATGCATGTACCAAGTTTTGGAACAAAAGATGAGATAAACTAATAAAAAAAGCCCTCCATTTCTGGGGGGCTTTTTATTATTTTGATAATTTCTTACCAGTCATAGGAGCCATAGGGCTCTTACCTTTATTTCTAGTATTATCTGATTCCTTCATATAAGGCTTGTTAGGCTTAGGGTTTTTAACCTTAGGAGCTAAACGTGGTTTACCTGATTTCATTAGCAACCATATTTACATTTACCACCCATTTTCTTTTTAGCAACAGGCTTTTTAAACTTGCTACCAAGAACAGAAGCTTTGTCTAAAGACTTAGCCATGCTATCAGCACGCTTATCTCTATCAGCTTTCTTAATCATCTTACCTGGTTTCATTTCACTAGGAACCATTTTACCAGCTTGTGCTTTTTTAACACTCTTACCGTATTTAGCAGGAGCAGCTTTAGCAGCTTTCTTTTCAGCTCTAGCTTCTTGACGCTCTTCACGATTAGCTACTCTTACAGCTTTTTTATAATCACGTTCAGCCACTCTAGCTTCTTTGCGTTCAGCACGATCAGCACCTGATGTAGTTGCAGCACAACCACCACGGTACCCACCTTTTTTTATAGGAGCTCCAAATTGAGCTTTTGCAATTTTTTTAACCTTTGCCATTTTTATAATTTTAAATTGTTAGCATTTCCATTTACGCAAAGACTTATTAATCCTACTGTTAGGGTCGTTTGCTGTCTTAGAACTTGTGAGTTTCTTTTTCATACCTGACATCCTAGCACAGAATGATTTCTTTCTAGGACCACCTTCAGGTTGAGGAGCTTTAAGACCAGGCTTACCTGGATTAGCTCTATTATATGAGGCTCTTCCCTTAGCGTTTAAACCACCTGCAGGATTCTTACCTTCTTTTCTTTGCCATGCTGGTGTAGAACCACCATTCTTTTGTTTCTTTGGTCTATTTTCTCTACCTTCTCTAACACCTTCAATCTCTTGCCAATTATCAAAAACACTAGCGTTACCTCCTTTTACACCTCTTTTATATCCACTTCTATATAGTGCTGAATCTATAGAACTAGGTTTTTTACCACTTGGTACAGGTCTATCTATATATTTATATTTTGTAGGAGTGGTACGTACAGGATCTATAATAGGTTTTTTAACTCTAGTATTATCAACTTTACTACCACCTTGAGCTTTCTTAATCCTAGCCATGTCTATTTCTTTTTACCTTTGTACTTATAATCAGGGTTGTCTTTATGCCACTTCTTTGTAGAAGCAACACCCTGTTTAACAGTTTTTGCTCTACCAATCTTAGTGAGATTAATTGTATCCCATTTACCTTTATCTTTAGTAGGGTGGTTTACAACTATATCTCCAGGTTTAGCTTTAGCTGTTTTCTTTGTGGCTTTATAAACTACATGTTTTTCTCCACCAGCTGTAACCTTCACCTTACCACCATCTTTTAATGTAGAGCCTTTAAACTCTCCCTTCTTTTTAACAAGAGGACCATTAGGAACAGGAGTGATTTTACCACCAGCTCTAAGAACTCCCTTACCTACATAAGCTTCTGCTTTCTGTGGGTTATACACCTTGGTCTTAGGAATTCTAGGCATGTTATTTACCTTTACGCTTTGCAGCTATCTTCTTGAATGTTTTAGCAAGAGCTTTAGCCTTACCTGTACAACCAGGTTTGGTAATAGGAGTGCATTTGCCTTCTGTACCTCTAGCCTTAATAGACTTAGATACCTTCTGCATCCATTTACCATCTTTAGCTTTTACAGAACCTCCCTTTTCAAATATCTTAACGTTCCTAGTTGCACCCTTCTTAAATTCTTTTATTTTTTCTGGTACATCTTTTCTTTTGATAGTTTCAGAAGAGTTGCTCTTGGGTCCATAGCTAGTTTTTACTTCAAACTCTTTTTTACCTTTACCATACCCTGTAGTATCCATTGATACATATGGACCATATTCACCATGTAATCTTCCTACTCTTCCAGATTTAGTGGTAATATAAGAACCGTTTTGTGATTTTTTAACTTTTGCCATGACTACTTCTTTTTTACTTTACCACCATTTTTTTGATAGCCCATTTTATTTCTTACAGGTGTAGGAAGTTTAGAAAGTCCTGGGTTCTTAGCCTTATCAACTGGCTTTAAACCACCACCCATCTTCATCTTTGTAGCACCTAACTCTTTATCTTTCTTAAGGCTTACAGAAGTTTTAACATTACGAGGAGGTAAGTTCATTTCTTGAACCTTAGTCCAAGCACCTTTAGGATCAACAGGTCCTACACGTTTGTTAGAAGCAGTTAATCCAGCCTGAGCTTTCTTAATCTTGCCACCATGTTTAATAACACCACGACCTTTAAGAATGTCAGCTTTAGTAATCTTACCATCCTTGTTTAAGTCTGGGAATGATTTACCATCTTTAGCTTTAGATAGCATGCTTGAAGCTCTAGAACCACTGCTTTCAGCAACTCTTTTACCACGTTCTAAACGTGTAGCTCTTTCTTTCATACGATCAGCCACCTTATCAGCTCTATCAGGATTTTTTTCTGCTATTCTGCCAAGTCTTTTGTATTGTCCTCTTCTAAGTTTAATACCAGCTTGGGCTTTTTTAACTTTTTCCATATCTTATATATTAGATTGTTCTAGACATTTAGGACATTGTCCTTCCTCAAGAGCTATTTCATGTATGGAGCAATGATCGTTCATTACTTGCTCTTAGCCTTGGTTACTTTACCACCAACTTTCATTTTCTTTCCTACTACTTTATTAGCTCTTTTATTAGAATAAGAATCTTTTCCTATACTTTGTACAGAGTCTGCTTTTTGAAGTCTTTTCTCTAGAGCATCAAAAGAATCCATTTTTTGTTTTCTAGAAACAGAATCCTTTTTTATACCTGCTCCTTTCTGAGCTTTCTTAACTTTTACCATCTTATTTAGATTTAGCTTTTATTTTCTTTTCCTGCTTAAGCATAGCAGCTGTAGGTTTCTTACCTGAGCCTTTAGCAGCACGAATGTTATCCCACAAACCACGTTGTGAGACAGAACCATCCTTGCGTTTAATCATTTCTTTTGCCATAATCTATTGATTTTCAGCTTCTTTAACAACACCAGATTCTACTGATCTAGCTAACACTTGTTCAATTGTATTGTTAGCTCTGTTAGCTAATAAAATACGAGCAGCTTCTTCTGTAGCTAACTGTGAACGTAGTGAGTTAAGGATTACACCAAACTCAGAACCATTGATAACAAAAATATCATCTGTATTCCAGGTGTATTTCTTGTTAGGATCATACTTTACAGGCTCTTGAACAGGTTCTTGAACAGGCATTTCTGGTACGTTTGTTTCTTCTTGAACTGGGGTTACTTCTAATTCTTGTGACATATTATATATTTTTTGGTTTTATGAACAAAGATATGTATTTCTGCAATATCTACCAAATTTATTTTACATGGTGATATCAAACACTATTGTGGCAGAACTCTTTATACTTTTAGACAGATCTAAGTGGATCTGTAAGAGGTTATGAAACTTCAATAGCTCTTCTAGCAACATGTCATTATACCTAGGTATAGACGGTGCTAGTCTAAAGTGATAGGAATTGGGATTCCTAGTAATTTCTAATGTGGCTAACTCATCCACAGATGATATAATTCCCTCAAGGTGAGCAAAATAAGCTATTTCATTATCTTGCATCACCTGAGGAAAGAATTTCTTGTTAATCTGCATTAAGACAAGGTTAATAAGTATTTAGTTTTAGCTGCTTCACCACTTAGAGCATCTGCTAAATTAGCAATATCATGATAGCTATTTGATTCAGCATATCTTTTTAAGTTACTTGCAAAGTCCATAAGAGCTGTTACAACTGCATTAGAATCTGTAGCAGTTAAAGGGTCTATTTTAAATACACCAGGACGTTTACCTGTATAACCCATCAACTTCTCTACAGCACCATCTTTAAAATCTTGTACATATTCATATAACTTTCCAAGAGCCTTGTGCTGTGCATAACTAGTTGTCTGCCAGTGTAATAGATGCAATTGCTCATGGAAGTATGTAAGCTTCCCAGCTATTGTTTCTAAATTTAGTTCTCCTGATTTCATCATCTCATCAGGGAATAATGATTTTGCCATTTAGTTTTATTTTAAGGAGCTGCAGTAGTTGTTGTAGTGGTTGTACTAGTACTAGTAGAAGTAGTAGTTGTTGTACTAGTAGATGATGTAGTGGTAGTAGTTGTATTACTAAAACTTACTTCAGGACTTAAACCAGAACACTCACAACCAGCTCCTGCTGTAATAACTGTTGTAGTTCCTGATGCATCTACTGCAGATACAGAACCAGTTACAGCACATATAGTAGTTACTAATAAATTAGTACCAACTAAATTTACAGTTTGTGTGCTGTTGTCAACACCAGATCTGTAAGTGATAACACTTGATAGAGCACCTGAAGCAGTTGCTACAACTTGATAAGAGGTACCGCCACTGTTGCACTCATACCCTTGTACTTGTTGCCAGTTGCCTACCTTTGGTTTGTTTCTACGCAGTATTAAGCTACCTGCAACTACTCTGCCACTACCATCATAGCGGACATAAGCTTTAAGATCACGATTGTTACTTCCCATTTTTTAAATTTTTATGGTTAATAGTTAAGGTTATATTTGTTTTTTAATTCCATTAGTTGTGATGTATAATAATGTGTACAGAACTTCTGACTCTGTTCATTATTCATAACTGTTTGCATATGAGGATCGTCGAAAGGATCTTGTCCTGTGTGATACTTTCCTTTATAGAAAGCAGGATACCCATTGGCTTCATCACCAACAATTCCTGCGTTATGTAAGAGTCCTGTTCTCTCTAGTTTCTGAATTGGATCAGAAGACCAAGCAAAATCCATTTCAGGAATAATCTTCGCTTCTTGATTCCTATACCAAATAGCCCAGAGAACAGCCCACATATCAGCACACCAACTTTGAAAGCCTTTATTTTCATTCTCGAAGAATTCTCTGTTTATGTTTAGTAAATGTGTTCTAATTACCAAACAGTCTTGCAACACCTTGTCCCAGAAATCACTATCGATGTTCTTTAATAGGTATTGTGCTCCTCCTGAATGCTCATTGTTAGCTTCAGCTATCTCTCTAGTTATGCCTGTAAGTTCTGCTGTTTCAGCTAGAATGTCTCTAGTTTTGTACAGCTCAAGCTTTTCAGGCTTTACATCCTTCACTTTACTATCAAAATATGAAGCGTTGATATAACTGTTTGTATCAGATACATAGTTTATATCATCATCTAGATAAGCATCTATGTTTAGGTTCTCTGTAAACACTACGTCTGAATCACAATACATAACAGCTTTATCTTTCATCCCTGGATTCTCTGCAAAATATCTTTTCAAACAATAAGGACGCAACACAGGAATATAAACTCCTAACATGTTGCTAATTTTGTGCTCATCTTTGTAGAATACAAATTCAGCTTCTGGATAGAGATCTATCACTTGCTGCCATTTGGTATTCTTTTCCCTATAACTAGGAATGAATATAAGCACAATTGCTTTGTCTGAATGTCCAATTTTCTTTAAGCTCTCTATCCATAAATGTACCTGCCATGTGTAATAGGTATCATCTGGTTGAGCACAGATAAATCTGAGATCCTTCATATATGTAGTTTTGTTGGTTTTGTTTTATTTACGGTGTAGCAGTTGTAGTTGTAGTTGTAGTACTACTGCTACTAGTGGTTGTAGTAGTGGTAGCAGGAATATTCCTACCCATCACTCCTGTAAGCCTTTCTAATTGCTTAGATATCTGCCAAAGTAGTTTAGCCTTTTGGCTCCAGCCTATTTGTTGAGAAGGTATTGCCATAATTATCCTATGTTAAATATATTAAAATTAACAGATGGTGATAAAGGTCTAGTTGGGTTACTACCAGCAGCAGTTGCTAAAAGTTTCATACCTGTAGCTGGTGACCACCAGTAAAACTTAATATATTGTCCAGCAGTTAATGCAATTGTATCAGCTATACGTGCTAGCGTTTGATCATTTTGTGCACTACTAGTAGTGAATGTAAATGCAGAATTAGGCACAATTACATCGTTCACTGTGTACCATACAGTTACATTATAGTTTGATGCTCCTCCAGTAAAAGTAAGTTGAAGGCTAAGATCTAAATAATAAGTTCCTGCATTTACAACAGTGACTGTATTACTAGCTAATGTAAATCCATTAGCAGCTTGTGTTGACGCTATTAATACTTGGTTAGCTGTAGTTGCACCACCACTGTTTTGAGTGGTAGTGTCAAAAAAAGTTGCTGAATAAAGAGATAGTGGAGCTGGTATATTACTTGTTACACCAGTTAATGCTTCCATCTGTTTAGATATCTCATACAGAAGATTCTCTTCTGTACCCCAGCCTATCTGTCTACTTGGTATTGCCATGATTGTGAAAATTAATATTCAAAGGTATGTTGTTTTTTACTATAATCAATGAGTATCAATAATTTACAATAACTAAATTAATTAAAATGATTCTAATCAATTTGATTATAAATTCACCTTACTTCCTACCACTGCAAAGAACAGTGCAGGTTGATCAGGATTGGTACTCAAACTTGTTCTTATTCCAAGGTTCACCTTGAATCTTTTTGTTATAGAATAGTCCACACTAGCACCTGTTAGGAATCCCATGTCTTCACTTACTAAGAATTCTTTTTGCTTAGTAGCATAAGTGACTGGGCTTCCAGATATGTACAAGTCTGGGCTAATTGTAATTCTTCTGTTAATAGGGAAGGGTTTAGTATAGAACAGTAACAACGAATGTGTTATGTTGTATTGCTTCTTTCCCTCTGCATACTCAGAGTTATTAACACTCACGGTGAGGTTAGCTCCTGTAACACCCCATTTACCCATAGGATAGATGTAAGCATAGGTTGCAAACCCAAACATGCTACCAAATGCATAAGCAACAGTAACACCGTAGTTATTTAAGCTCTGTAGTTTACCACCATCGAAATTCATCTTGGTGTATCTGCCTGATAGGGCAAACTGTTTTAAGTTGCTCCAGACCATTCCTGTAACTCCCCAAGACATATCACCTGCCATAGAGCTCTGTGATATACCTCCTGTAGCAATAACATTTATAGACCTATCTAAACTTTGTCCTCCTGTGAAATCAGAATTGAATAGTATAGGGTTAACTCTTGCTTGAGCTTTACCTCCAGATTTAGAAGAGGACTTACCCCCTCCCCCCTTACTTTCAGATTTAGATTCTGATTTGGATTCCCCTGATGAGCTTTCAGAAGAGCTAGATTCAGAACTGCTTGATTCTGAGGAACTTGAGCTTGAACTCTCTGAGCTTCCACCACCACTGGTAGAAGCAGAGCTAGAACTAGCAGCAGAACTACTAGCAGAACTAGCTGCTGCACTTGCAGCTGAGGAACTAGCTGAGGAAGCAGCACTTGATGCTGCAGCACTCACTGCAGTAGAAACAGCAGATGCTGTAACTTGAGTAGCAGTGGCAGCAGTCTGAGCCACAGAGCAAGGAGAAAGTTTTCTATATTCCTCGTAAACTTGGTTAATCCACGTCTGGAAAACCCCAGAACTAACATCAGCAGCAGTAAAAGTCCTATGCTTATTATAAAAAATAACAGTAGTACTGCCAGTGATAGGGATGCTAAAAACAGTAACAAGTTTCGTACAGGGGTCAGTGAATGTCTGGATGATCGTTTGAGAATATCCATATATTGGTAGTATTACTACGACAATCAAAGAAATTATAAACTTCTTCATTACTTAGTGAAGATTCCCTTTTTAACCATACGGTCTAGGATTCTTGCACAAGCAATGTCTAAAGCCTTTTTAGTTGCTATAGAGATAGTCGATTGATTAAACTTTACTGGGTCCAGGGAAGCATCAGATAAACCACTAGTTTCCTTTGTGGTCTTTGCTTCTCCTAGTCCAGAACCAGAAAACACAACTCCTGTTTCAGCATCTGTAAACCTAACCTGCAGTCCTAGTCTTGTAACCATGAGCTGTTTTGTACCATCCTTGAGGCTGATTGACTCATCCTCTGATATAGAATAGTCATAGCATTCTATTGTTACAAAGTATTTTGCAAGGTTAATCTTACCTCTACCATCTAGTTTGTTTTCAGAAATACCAGCTTGGCTAGCTTGGAACTGCTTAACCATTCTGTTCTTAATCTCTGTTTTATCTTCTGTAAACTTGAATCTGTTTAGATTCTCTAGGTATTCCATAGATATGTTAGCCACACCTAGTCCTACACGCTTCTCTTTAAGTTCAGGATAGAGCTCATACATCTCATCGTTAATTCCACACTTAAGAATCTGTATAGGGATTTGAGGTCCATCATAATCCAGGAAGCTTGAAATATCTATAGCCTTCTCAAAGCTAGCCTTGTATTGCTCCGTAGAGGTTTTAGCTAGTTGAGCCTGTAACAAATTTATATATAAAAATGTTACAAGGACCAGTAGTAATCTCTTCATTTGTTTCTATTTAAATGCTTCGATAATAAAATATAAGACAGAAAAAATGACCCTGAGATACAATAAAAAATAATATCTGCTACCCAGAAAGAACCTGTAGCGTTCATTATAGTCTTGAATAAAAAGTCGTAACCAAACGGGAGAAAGAACATGGCTAACATTAAGCTCATGTCCTTCATGTACGTCAGTCTTTTGAATGTTTTTCTTTTGGTCATGAGTATCCATGTTGTTAAATTAAGTTAGAAATCTTTTATCTTACCACAATGGATACATTCATAGTCTCCATCATGATCTACATCTGCATATACGTGCTCACACTGTTTGTGTTCGTGATGTAGGAACTCAAGCTTTTCCATTTCTTGCTCGTGTTCTTGTTGGTCTTTTCTTAACTCATATTCTTGTTTATTCTCTACGATAGCCATTTCAGAAGCACGCTCTGCAGCTTTAACAAAAGCATCAGGAACTATAGGAGCAACTGGTTTGTTACTCTCTTTCATATCATTTGTATGAGAGAGGGTTGTACCATCTTCCTCATCCATCTTCTGAACCAACATTTTATCCTTATCTGTATCTGAGAACCAGTAGTCTATAATCTTTCCATAGGAACCAATGAAAGCACCTAACATTAAGAACAATAGTTCTTTCCATTCAGCAGGCATAGTAGCATTATAGTTAACCGCTACGAATATACCACCAATGATAAGCATGAATGATCCTAACACTAAGGCAGTAATGTACCACCTTCTTGCCATCATGTTTGCTAGAAGTTCACGAAAACCAGTAGCTGGTTGTTTTACTTCTTCGGTTGGTTTAGATTTAAATAAGTCCATACGTTGTTTATTACTTCTTGATTTAATTTAATTAGCTCAGCTTTCTTTATACCAGATCTTCTAGATCTCTGAGCTATTGGTTTCTTTTTCTTCTGTGCCATATTACCACTTTGGAGCTTCTTCTTTAAACTCATCACCTTCTTTCTTCTTAGCTGGAGCTGGTTTAGCTGCTACTTCTTTTTCCTTGATAACAACTGTCTTACCGCCACCAGCTTGTTGAGCTTGTTGGTTAGAGTTGGTAATGTTAATCACTGGAGCTGGTGCAGCTGCTGGAGCTTCTTTCTCATCACCACCTGTTAACTTGGTTGTGAACCAACCACCTACACCTAATGTAACTGTGCTTACTAAGCCAATTAAAATGTTTTTTATAGAGGTGCCACCACCTGCTTGTTCTTCTGACATGTTATTAGTGTTTAATAGTTATAGATCTTTTATATTCTTTCCCTTTGATGTCAATTAATTCAAGTGTGTAATCACCAGAATTAACATCTGAGTAGTCTAATGTTTTGATAACCAATGTATTATCAGCTGTGAAGCCTGTGCTCTTTTTAACATCTCCGTTCAAATCAATTAACCTTATAGAGTATTTAGCTCCTGGTGTAAGGTTCATTGTTACATCCACCTTGCTGCTCACTAGAGCTGTAGATAGATTTGTAATAGCTGTAGCTGTAGACTCCTTACCTAGGTCAATAACTTGAGGCATTGGTACATCCACCTTTGTACAAGCAATCACTGTTACAATAATTAGTAAATAGATTCCTAGTAATACTCTTAACTCTTTCATTAGAAATTATTATAGCCTGTTAATTTAATAGTTGTTGTGTTTAGTTTTACACCTAGCTGATTACCCTTGTTATCAGAAGCATCTAAGTTAGATGTAATCTTGATAGCTGAGTTGATATCTAGTCCACTCTTAAGTGTAGAGAACACCAGCTTGAAAGGAGTGAGATCTTTTCCTGTATATGGAGTTTTTAATTCTCTATCTACAGCACCAAACTTAATACGTCCATCATGGTTGTTTACAAACACTATCCATGTAGGAACATCACATTTGATAGATTCAAACTTCACCTTGGTTGGATCATATACAAACTCAAATTGTAAGCCTGATAGATTAGCTCCATTAGTATTTATATTCACTGGAATAGTAAACTCATCACTGGTAAGTGTTAGGTTGTTTAAGCTAACATCTACATCAGGTAGATTATCATTAGGTGTATTAACAAACGTAGAGAATGTAGTTACTGTCTGAGCTTGTGTTCTAATTGAACTGTGTGATCTATTAATGTCTCCAGGGACTAAGTAACAGATGCTCAATGGTTTAGCTACATTACTTGTTCTGAAATTCACTGTATACTTATCTGTAACAGCTTTCCAAGATGTAGAAGATAAGCTATCATACGTAGCACTTAGAAATGCAGGAAGGTTTGTTAATGTCTGACCAGAAATAGGTCTAAAGATTGTATCAGCTCCTACAGCCTGTGCAAATAATGCTGTTACATCTCCACCATCTAATGTTCTATTGTTGTTAACATCAGCTGCCATATACCCAATACCAGAAGCAATATTGCTGTTGGTAAATGTACCATCCAAGTTTTGCTTCATGAATTCTGAAACAGCAGCTGTATAGTCACTTACAGTGATTGCTTTATTAAGCATTGCTGGAATACTATCTGAAACCACGTTTACATAAATCTTATAAGCTGTATTAGGAAGCAACTCACTACCAAGAGTGAATGAACCATTAGCAGCTGGTGTAACTGTAGCTCTTAATATGTTTGTAGCTGAGTCAACAAATACCAATCTAGGTTGCTGTCCTCCTGTTAGACCAGTGCTTAACTTTAGTTCCCCATTAACAAGAGCATTAGCCACTGGTGTTAGCCCTACCCAAGCTGAGTTAGGTTTAGGCATTCTTGTTTCATAATATGTTCCTCCATAATTACCACTGAATGCTTGAGCAAAGTTGTAATAGATAGAGTCATATGCAAAACCTGCAGCCACTTGCTCCACTCTAAATCTAATGTTACAGAATGTACCATCTACTAAGTCTGCACTTGATACAGCCCATATACGATTGATAGCTTTACCACTAGTTGCACTATATCCATAGCTTAGATTGTTAGAGTTAGTTTGACTAGACTCTGTTGTATTCTGTGCAGTTCTGTTTAGGAAGTAGCCAGGGTAGTATTGATTCTGATAAGACGTCTGTGCTCCTTGAGGAACAGCATTACCAAATGTTAAGTCTATCATATTGATAGCTGACATCTGGTGTTGGAAGTCTAGGTAGAAAGAGCGTACAGGTTTACCTGCAGCTGCTTTATATACTAACGACACTTGTACAGTGTCACCTTTCTTAATAGCTCCACCATTGATGTTGGTACCAGCAACATTAGGAATTAGCTTTAATTCAGGATTTTGTCCATAAGATGATGTCACAAATATTGTAAAAAGTGTGACAAAAAATAATAGTTTTTTTATCATAACAGTTTGTTTACCAATGAGTTAGAAGCTTTCTTTAAAGCAGAACTTAAGTTTTGTTGGTTAAACTTACCGCCTTCATCTATCAATAAAGTGGACATACTTGTTTCATCCGCAGACTCCTCAACAGTAGCTTTTTTAATAACTTTACCATCTCTAATAATTGATCCAGATAATCTAATAACTACTGATTCCTTTTCTTTGTGGAATACAGATAGTTGTGAACTGTTCTTTAACACATCCAGATACACAATGTCTGCTGTAATTTGTAAACTAGCAGAAGGGTCAATAGAATAATCCTTATCCTGTAACACTTCTTCTATCACATTCTTTACACCAAACTCTAGGTTTCTGTTACCAGCTAACACCCCTACCTTCACTTTATTAGTGATAGCACCAATGCTTATTTTGTTAGACTGTTCGTAGTAGATGTTACCTGGACTGTTCTTAAACCTACCATCAAATTTCCATGTAAGTTGATTGACTATGTTTGTAATCTTCTCATGCTGGTTTGTAAACTCCAGATATAAGAAGAATAACTGTGTGCCTAAAGCACAGAAAATAAAAATCATCACACCATAGAGAAAAACTAAGAATAGTTTTTGCCCTATGTATGTGCCAATGCTTGCTAATTTTGTCCCCATTTATGTTTTGTTTATGAGGACTCAGAAATTCTACTTCCCTTGTCCTCTGTATTTACTTACAGCTTTGTCTTTGGGTCCACTAGTCTTTTTAGCTTTTCCTCCCTTGCGTTTACCAAAGCTAATTTTTCTAACTTCACCACCTTTTGCTTTTGCCATGTTGGTTGTTTTTAAATGTTAAACTAATAATCCGTGATATTCTTTGAAATGTTTGATACGATCAGCTAAGCCAATTGTACCACCATTAACACGTTTAGTAATCTTAGTAACTACAGCATCAGAAGTACCTTCGTCTGCTATTTTATTCAATCCATTCTTGCTCCAGAACCAAGCTGCAGACAGTAATGCATACTGTGTACCAACTAGATTAGGATCTGCATCAGGGCCTAGGCCTATTGATTTGAAGAATGCTGTGTAGTTATCTTTACCAGTTAACTGGATTGCTCCTCTTCCACGAAACTTATAACCATCTCCTGATGCTTCAGGACCATTACCCATACGTCCACCATATACAAGATTGGCAATCTTTTCAGGCTTCTTAGCATAGGCTAAAGCTTTAGGTTCATCAACTGTACCATCAGCTCTTTTAAAATACTTTTTAAATATACCTGTCAATCCTTTAGCAGAGTAGTTGAGGTTCTCTTGGAACACCTTGAATCCACCACTCTCATGTCCTGTTTGAGCTAGGAAATGAGCAAGACGTGCTGGAGTGTTTATTTGGAATTTCTCCATCACCTCAGGTATCTTGTCTAATATGCTGTCAGGAATATGTCCTTTCAAATTATTTAACGTCATTCTTCTTCTTCTTTTTATTAGGTTTTTTCTTAGGAGCTACAGGCTTAGGTTCAACAACTGGTTCTTCTTGCTTAACCTCTACAGCTGTACCAGCTAGTTCTTTCTTACCAAATAACTTTTTAATTAATTCTAAGATCTTCTTCATGTTTTATTTTTTGAGTTTCCAAAATGTTTGAAAGCCATAACTTATTTGACCTTCAACGCTTGTACCAAGTGTTACATTATATATCTGATCACTCTTAGTTTTAAGAAGCAAACCAGCATTTAAGCTTGTAACACCTAATGTTTTATTACCACCTATACCACCACCTACATATAATTGATTCTTAGGAGGGGCATACTTGGTGATAGTTGTAGTTGTATGTATAGTAGGTATCTTATAATGATATTGATACCCACGATTATCTAGTTTGTTAGAATGCACTGTATCACTTACAACAATGTATCCTACAGAATCAAGCTTGAGACTATCTCTGTAAACGTTCTTAGCTAAGAACAGACTCAATAGATTTTCATATTGAACCTTCAAAGCAGCGTAGTTTGTATCAGCTATATACTGAGGAGGAAGTGTATCATGTACTACAGGAAGTGTTTTGTAAACAGTCATTCTCTTTACGATGAGACTATCACGCACCTCATATGTAGTGTCATGTACAGTTACTGTGTCAGGTCCCTTGACAGCTTTATCAGGTCCACAACCAGTTCTTTGTAAGACTATAATTGCTATGAGCACAAGTATAGCCAGAGTTAGTATGTTTTTATTCATTGTCTTTCTTTTTAGTTGAAAATTTATCCCATGTAGTGAATCCCATCCCTACAAAGATTATCCCAGCCACCAGGTCTGCCATGTGTGTATTAACATTGAAGTTGAATATAAAAGCACTTAGTAAACATATTGCACTAAGTGTAACAATAGTTCTCTTGTGACTGGTAGATCCACGCTCATCTGTGAGCATGTCTTTTAGAATTTGTTTAAAGCTCATCTTTGTTTGCTTTTTGATTTAACATAAGAGAACTCTCTGTTGGCAGCAACCCTGATTATAACAGGAGGTTCTTCTACAGGTCTGAGAGGAGCACTTGTGTTTGCTTTAAAGACACTCCTTTCTAGGTTGTCTATACGTGTCTTGTCTATATTAGACTGGGCCATGAGAGCCTTGACATCAGCTTTCACCTCATTGACATCATGCAAAATCATTAGGCCTAATATAGAAACCAGGCTTGGGAATACCCATACCTTGAACGCTACGATTGCAGAGTTTTCTTGATTCATTTCAGTAAATAAAATAACATGCCTGTCCCATTTAAGAGAAGGCATGTTATGTAGTTATAAATAAATTGTTATTTCTTCAGACCATACTTAATCCACTTGTACCAGATACGTTCATGGATAAAGTATTGTATAGGTTTGTATATAAGTTCAGCCACCCCAAAGGTAGCCCCTATCTTAATGGATCCGCTAATCCCCCACATAAGCAAGAAGCCTATCAAGGTGCTGACAATCCTGTAACTTATAGTTTTTGCAACATGTCGTTTGACTAATGGCATAATATTGGGCAAAGGTATGTAAAAAGATTGATATAACCAAATCTTTTTTTCTAGTAGGGTTGGTAGGACTTTTCCTCTATAAACTCAGAACCATACTTCATATTAATTTCTTTCTTAATACGTGCTCGCTTGTCATTCAATAAGTAAACACTCCTAGCTAGCTGAACAAAGTAGTCATCAAAAACCTTGTTTCTCTCACAATCTCTGAGTCTATCCTCTACATCCCAGAGCTTTTTATTCACCCAGAGTAGCTCATCTGTCAAAGAATCATGTACTATCTCTGGAGGAATCACTCCAGTGAGGTAGGTTCTCTCCTTAAACACGTTGGTAAGCTTATCTTTATCTTGTATATTCAAAGCTTTGATAGATAGGATGGTCCATTTGTCTACCACTTCTCCTATAGAAACTTCTATTTGCATATTAAAAGTGTTTGATATTCCACACAAATATAGTAATTTTGTTGTAAATAATCAATGCTATGCCCAACAGTTATACATATTTTAAGCAAGAGGTAAAGGAGTGGTTCAGGGATAATGTTCCTGCTAACACAAAGGTGTTAGACGTAGGTCCTGGACAGGGTACATATGGTAAGCTTTTATTTGAACTTGGGTATGCCATAGATGCTGTTGAGGTGTGGGACCCTTACATTAGTGAGTATAAACTGTGGGAGTATTATGGTAATGTACATATTGCTGATATACGTGAGTTTGATTGGTCTGAGTATGAGTTCATCATCCTAGGAGATGTGTTAGAACATTTGACAGCTGAAGAAGGACAGAAGCTCATCACTGATATTGCCATGGCTAGGAAGCAATATTTGGTTGCTATTCCCTATATGATGGAGCAAGATGGTGAGGAGTATGGTAATACATATGAGACCCACCTGCAAGCAGACCTTACAAAGGATGTGATGGCAGAACGCTATCCTACACTAGACCTACTCTATGCAAATGATTACTATGGGTATTATGTAAGTAAGAAGATAGCAGACAAAGCATTTGTACTATATGCCACAGAAGCCTATTATGATATTGTGACAGCCTGTGTTAAGTCACTCACTACATTCAGTCAGTATCCAGTGTTTGTATACATGCTTAACTCTGACAAGAAGGTACCTAGAGCTACAACTATCAGGTGGAACTGTGATATAGATCCAATAGAATACAATACCAAAGAACAGTTTTATATCAATAGAACAGATGATAGGGTATATAATATTCTTATACAGCGTCCACTGATTGTTATAGACTGTCTGAAGTATGCTGACACTGTAATGTATGTAGACAGTGACAGTATTGCTACACCTTTTGTAGACAGAGTATTTAACTATCCTGTCTCTGAGTATCCCTTGTTTACATCTAGCATCTATGACCAGATGTTTCTGAATGGAAAAGGAGACCTTGAGAAACCTATTTGTGATCTATTAGATATACAGAGAGGCAGATATATACAAACAGGATACTTCCTAGCCAATAGAGATTGTCTACCATTCTTACAAGAGTGGGCTAGCTTATGCACTGACTCAAGAGTGATGAGTGATTTCAAACTGTATGCTCCCTTCCACGAAGAGACATTAGCTAACGCAACACTTTGGAAGAATGATTATAACAAATCTCTACCACTCATCTATACTAATGCTAGCTTGGATGTACTAGAGAACATAGATAAATATGAGTTTGGTAAAGAGCATTGGGAATGGTTTAAACTACCTGATAGTAAGCATGAGTTATTCTTCTACCATGGAGAGAAGAGACCAGATGTAATGTACAAGATGATTAGCAGATTGAAAGGTAATAAGAGAGTGTTGTTCCTAGCTCCTCATCTATCAACAGGTGGTATGCCTGCGTTCCTATTAAAGAGAATACAGGAGATAAAAGATCATGTAGAGATATATGTAGTCGAGTATCAATGCCACAGCTTAGACTTTGTTGTACAGCGTAATGCAATCAAAGAGATTGTAGGATCTAACTTCACTACACTGTATGAGAACAAGATGGAACTGTTTGATATTATTGATAGCTGGAAGCCAGACATCATTCATCTAGATGAACCTGCTGAAAGATATAACAGAGAGATGATTACTAAGTTGTATGATACAAACAGATCATACAAGATTGTAGAGACATTCCATGATGTAGCATTCAAGCCTGAAGAAAAGATATTCCAATCAGAAGCATACGCATTCTGTACACCATACCACCTCAACAAGTTTACAAACTTACAGGGATATAGAAAGGTGATTGAGTTTCCTTTAGAGGATAAAAGACCAAGTATTTTAGGTAAGATAGAAGCTAAGAACAAGTTGGGATTTGCACCATTTAAGACTAGTGTTGTAAATGTAGGACTGTGGACTCCAGGTAAGAACCAAGCAGAGGGAATTGAAATAGCTAAGAAGTATCCTCACATGGATTTCTATTTTGTAGGTAACCAAGCAGGCAACTTCAAAGATTACTGGGAACCATTAATGGAATTCCTACCAAAGAATGTATATGTTCTAGGAGAGAAGAGTAATGTAGAAGACTACTTAACAGCTGCAGATATATTCATGTTCAACAGCACATGGGAATGCAATCCTCTTGTACTTAGAGAAGCCATCAGCTATGCACTACCTGTTGTAGCTAGAAACCTACCACAGTATGAAGATATGTTTACTAAGTATCTCCTACCTATAGATAGTAATCTGGATGAAGTGTGTGATGAATACAGAAATGGAATTGTTCATTACCGTATACCAGATGTAACATTTAAACAAGACTACATAGACTTCTACAATCATGTAGACCCTATTTCTCTACAGTCACAAGATGTAACCATCACACAGCATTACATAGTTAATCCATTCCTTGAGATAACAGGTGTGAGTGATAGTGATTTCAAGATAGAATTCTACGATGAGCAGGATGTATGTCACTACAGTAGTGTGATCAAAACCAACCAGTGGGTAAAGCTAAACAGAAGCTATTACACTAAATGGAGAAACAAGATATGGCAAGATGGCAATCTCATACACGACTACACACTAGACTATACAGACAAGACTGTCTTCATCTACTTTGATAGTGAGAGTCTTGGAGATACAATTGCATGGATGCCATACTGTTTAGAGTTTAAGAAGAAGCACAACTGTCATGTTGTTGTAAGCACATATAAAAACTTCTTGTTTGAGAAGGCCTATCCAGAGCTTGAGTTTGTTGCACCTGGAACACCTGTGAATGCTTATGGAGAATACATAATAGGTTGGAGATATAACACAGACCAAGAGCCTGAGTTGTGTAACACCATCCCTCTACAGAAAGCAGCTACTAATATACTTGGACTAGAATACAAAGAAATAAGACCTAGGTTTGCTTTTACACCTACAACAATTGAGGATAGGTATGTAACTATTGCTACGAATAGTACAACAGGATGTAAGTTTTGGACTAAAGAAGGGTGGCAAGAAGTGATTAACTATCTTGTAAGTCAAGGATACAAAGTGTACAATGTATCTAAGGAAAGAAATCCATTTGATAACTGTGTACAGATAGAAGATACATCAATGGATAACACCATCAATGTGATTTGGAACAGTAAGTTCTTTATAGGACTTAGTTCAGGATTAAGCTGGTTAGCTTGGATGATGGGTAAACAAGTGGTGATGATTTCTAACTTCACCAAAGCAGACCACGAGTTTCAATCCAATTGTATTAGAATTACAGATGAGACTGTATGCCATGGATGTTGGAACAATAAGAATTTTAAGTTTGATAGAGGAGACTGGAACTGGTGCCCTATCTGGAAGGGTTATGACAAACAGTTTGAATGCCATAACACCATCACAGCAGATAAAGTTATAGCTTCCCTTCAGCCTTTAATTGTTCTCTAATTTGTGTAGCAGATATATCATGTATATCTTGAGGTGGTACATGTTCTACAACATCATAACCAATACCTCTACCAATATTAACAGATTCAATATCAGGTATAATCATGAGTCTAACTCTTCCTTCCTCAATGAGATCCATTAATTCTTCTGTTAGATTCATCATAACTTGCCATGCAGACCAAGGATTCTTCTCATCAGGAGTAACATCTCTTACACAGAGAAGAACATTCTTACCTTCATTTAATTTCTGATCAATCAACCATCTGTGACCAGGATGCCATGGTTGCCATCTTCCTATGAACATAGCATAACCACTTCCATTACCATTACCTTTTGCTAGAATATTCTGCATACATATTTGATTTTATCTACACTGTCTTCAATAGAAGTGTTAGATGTATTAATAATTAAATCTACATCATCTTTCTGTGGTGGTTCAAAGTCTGCCACTTTAAATTGATCTCTACCTCTATCTTCTTCATATGTGAGATAGATCCATTTAACATCTCTGGTTAGACTGCTTAGGTACTCTCTAGCTTCTTCATAAGGATACACTAGTGATAACACTATGTTATAGTTTCTTGCTTTATTCAAATAGTAAGCAATGTCACTAGCTCTGTTTAAGTTTTTAATCCTACCTTCTTTACTGTAGTCTTTGTTCTTAAACATATCTCTTAGTTCATCACCATCTATGTGGTGAAATCCCTCTGCTATAAATTTTTTAGCAAGAGTTGTCTTGCCTGATGCAGGCTGTCCAAATAATACTATTATCATTTTGAATATCTAAATTGTTGAAAGAACCATTGATAGTTGTCCCATATCCAACCTGTAACATCCTTACCTAATAAAGCTTTTGCTCTAGAAGGAACAGGTTCTAATCTAGTACGAATAGTGTGGTCACCAAAACTTCCATACACTTCATCATCTTCCTTAGTAACTTGTTCTATATTATCCCAATCATGTTGGTAATAAGGAATGCCTAGGTATTGATATATTCTTTGCATCTCTGTATCAGGGTAAAGACATAAGTCTTCAAACTTAACAAACAATACATGTTTGTCTATTCCTAGTCTGAACATCTCTTGTAATCTTTCTATAGCTAATCCAACAGGTTGACTCTGTGCCCAGATGTCTATACGTTTAGGAACTGTTGTCCCAGTCATCTGTGCCCAGTTGAGAATAGCATTAGCCTTATCAGGATTCTTTCTGTAGTTGTTCTCCATAGAAGCAAAGACATCACGTAGGTCTCTCACCATACATATAATCTTTGGCTCTGGGTGAATGAAGTTTAGGAAGTCATAATGGATTCCCCATCCTCTAGATTTGTCTACAACATATTTCTTATCTGTAATAGCATTGTAATAAGCAATCATTCCTTCTTTGCAGAATGCTTGGAATGCAGCTTTCATCACTTGTGGATCTTGAGCTTGGAACTCAGGGCTGTCTGTATAGTTTCCTCTAGCAGCAAACACCAATTCAAGCACACCACTAGTTGGTGTAGCATAGATGTCTGGGTTTTGTGCTAATATGTTTTGTAACAATGTTGAACCTGCTCTTGGTAAAGAGCTTTGATAGAATATATTCTCCATATTAAGATTTTAAAGATGCTATGATTTGATCTACATTAAATATTTCTTTCTCATTGTTATATGGAAACTCTAATAGGTTCCCTGATATATCAAACTTCTGCAAGTATGCGTTGCGTAACTCAGGCTTCTTAGTGAATGGATTACATACAATGTTATCATGTACATCATATCCAAACACCTCAGGCTTATTACACACCCATAGCACTGTAGAAGGTTTATTCATAGCAGCAGCTGCATGATGACCAAAGCTATCCATTAACAATCTCTTACTACTAAGTTCTATAAGAACAGCAAGTGCTCTGAAGTTATCTGTAACAGGAGTGGTGAAGTCATAACCAATCTGATCTTCTCTTCTTATGTGTACAATGTTATAATCATTCTTAAATTCATGTATAACATTCTCCACTACATAACTAGGAATGTCTCTAGCCCATGAGTATTTCAACTCTTGTCCTGGAGCACCACCATTTGTTTGTAATAATAAAATAGGTCTGTCAGACGTAAACTTCTGACCAAAGAACTTACGTTCTCTATCTGTAAGATAGAGCTTAGGAGTAACATCTTCAGGTGTAGGAACACCAAACATTCTTGTCCATGTATGGCTTAAATGTTCATTCTGCATAAGATGTTCTGTCTGTACATATGGATCATGTGCAAACACCTTAAACTCTTTACCCTCTATAAAATCTTCATAGAAGTATTGTGTCATACCAAAAGAAAATGAGCGATACACAAAGGGGTTGTTTATAAACACCTCTGGGTAACCGCTCATTACAATTAATTGACTATCAGGATATTGTTTGTGAATTGCTTCACAAACAGATGTAGCAAGTATACACTTACCTATACCACCATTGATTTGGAAAATGATATTCATAATTTAGCTTTACAAGCAAAGGTATACATTGCTTATAATAAAACCAAATTATTTAACATTATTCTTCAACAGCTGTAGTAGTAGTTGTGGTGGTTGTAGGACCAGCCAAAACAGCCTCAGCAAGATCTACAAAAGCTGTAGTATCTAAGTCTGCATACTGCACTCTGAAACTTTGTGCACCTTGTTGACTTGGTAGCCAATCAGAGAAAAGATCATAGAATGTGTTGATAGCATGGTACTCTTTAGGACCAGTGTAACCTTCTGGTTTGTTTGCCCATACATCATCTACGCAAGCGTCTACTAGAGCTTGGAAGTCAGAAACATTTGCCTGTACGTTTTGAGTATCAGTGATTACTTGCACTGTACCAAAGCCAAAGATGTGAAGTGTGTTAAATGGATTTGCCATTGTTTATTGTTTTTTATTTTTGTAAAATTAATATTTTTATTGAAATTTAACAAGGGAATATGCTAATAATATTACCACTGTTGTCCACTTGATAACTATCAGACCCTGGTCCCTGAGAATACCATAAGTTTCCACCTGCTACAGGAGTTGTTCCACAACCACCTAATACATAAAGTACAGTAGGGAATAGAGCATTGTCTGTATCAAATAACGTTAAAGTATTAAAGTGGTCACATGGGTTTATATTTGCAGGATATAAGAAAATTTGCTGACAAGCTACTGTTGTTGTAGTGGTAGTTGTTGTTGGTGGGGGTTGTAGATTTGATTTTACCACCAATTGATTTGAAGCTTTTGATGCATAAGGACCATAAGCTGTATCAATATATACATAATAATCAGCATCAGCTTTTGTAATCTGCTCTGTGCTTGCAGGTATGCTATTTTTTAATGCAAACACTCCTGTGGTTACAGCATCCTGTAGGTTGTTAAAAGATATACATTGATTACTTGCTATACCTGCCCAACTCATGATTCATATTTTTTAATTATGGCTTCTAATTTAGCTATCCTTTCTTCCAGTTTAGCTAATTTATAAGTGTTTACTTGGTTGTAATCTACTTGCTTATATCCTTCTATGTTATTGTGTACAGCGTTTGGAAGTATCTTTTCTACATCTTGAGCTATGTAACCATAACAAGATTTGTTTTCTTTATCTGATTTCCAACTGAAGTTAGCGAAGTTAATTCCATCATAAGCACTAAATGTATTGTGTACATTTTTAAGTCTGCAATCTGATGTTTCAAAGAAAGCTGTAGCAAACATACAAGATATAGCACAGAAGTTATTCCAATAGAATGTACTATTAGCACTTCCTGTATAACAAACCCCACCACCACCTGAATATGCACCTGATACTGTAACATTTTTACCACCTAAAAGTGAAGAGTAGATTCCTGATGATGTGTTGTTATTACCTCCTCCTACAAAAGAATGACATCCTGATGATGTATTAGAAAGACCACCACTTACAGTAGAGTAAAAATTTGATGCTATATTTCCACTACCTCCTCCAACAATAGAACAAGCTCCTGAAGCAGTGTTAGAAATACCACCTGCAACAACTGAATTTTGACCTGATGCAGTACCATATCTTCCACTAAATGTTCCTGACCTAACTCCTGAAGCCACATTTTGTAATCCTCCTCCTACTACTGCATCATCCTGACCTGCACCATTGAGTCTACCCCCTCCTATAAATGAAAATGCTCCTGTTGCAACATGAGTCTCTCCACCTCCAATTGTAGATGATTGACCTGAAGCAGTGTTTACTATACCACCTGCAATAGTAGCCCAAGCTCCTGAAACAACGTTACCTTGACCACCTCCAATAGTTCCTCTACAACCTGCACTAATTTTATTTTGATAACCACCTGAGATTGTAGATGCATAGACACCACAAATACAGTTATTATATCCTGCACCAATGAATGAATAATATCCTGAAACTGTATTACCATTTCCTCCAACCACTGCTGCTTTATATGGACCTGTTGCTATATTGTTATAACCTCCAACAACAACAGAACCTAGAGTAAGAGCAGAATTACCACATCCTCCACCTACAAAACCAAAAACATTAGTCGCACTATTACCTAGACCACCACCAACAAAACTACAAGCACCTGAAGCTGTATTCGTAGCACCACCTACAACAGTAGAAGCTACTCCTGTTGCATTATTTCCACTACCTCCTCCAACAACAGAACAAGCTCCCAATGCTCTTGCTGAAATACCACCTGATGCTGTTGCATAATCTGCACAAGCATAGACTTCTCTACCACCTGCTGCTATTGAAGCATATCCCACTGCTCTATTTCCACAACCACCTGCAATTGTAGAATGAGAACCTGAAGCAACGTTACTGCCTGCTCCTGCTCCTCCACCACCACCTATAAAACTACAAGCTCCTGAGGCAGTATTTAATTGACCACCACCTACAATAGCATGACCTCCTGAAGCTGTGTTAGTTTGACCACCTAAAACACTACTTACAATTCCTGAAGCTGTATTATCATATCCGCCACTAATAGTAGAATAGTTACTATTTGCAGCGTTTGAATATCCCCCACTTACAGAGGATTGAAGTCCTAAAGCACGATTGTTAGAACCTGCTCCTATGAAAGCATAATTTCCTGAAGAAATATTAGTAATTCCTCCTACAATAGCTGAAATATAGCCTGAAGCTGTGTTAGAAGCACCGCCTGACACAGTAGAACAACCTCCTGAAGCTGTGTTAGCTCTACCCCCAACAACTGTTGACATAGCCCCTGATGCAACATTAAACCATCCACCACCTATAGTTGCTACATATCCTGAAGCTGTATTACCATATCCTCCTAATATAGAACTATAAAAGTTTGTTGAAGCAACGTTTTCTCTACCTCCTGCTACAGTTGAAAAACAAGAAGTAGCTTGGTTAGAACCTCCTCCTCCTATTGTTGAAGTATGTCCTGAAGCTATATTACCCCTTCCACCTCCAATTGTTGATTGTGCTTCTGTAGCCCTATTCTGAAATCCTCCTCCTATAAAAGAGTATTGACCTGCGTTACATACCGCAGGAGGAGATGTAAAATATCCAAATGCAGGATTGAATGTACCTCCTGTTGTATTACCTCCAACACCACCTGCAATGGTAGCACCTGTTACACAACATTGAGCAACTGAACTACAAATATAGTTATATGAACCGCCACCAACTGTTGATACAAGACCACCTGCTCTCCCACAATAACCTCCACTAACTGTACTTGCATAAGCAAGTGCTTGGTTTCTCCAACCTGCACCAATAAATGCGTATGAATTTGATGTTGTATTATTGTAACCGCCTCCAATAACTGACCAATTACCTGATGCTGTATGGGTATCTCCTCCACCTATAAAAGAACAGTTTCCTGAGGCTGTATTGCTAATACCACCCCCAATATATGAACGTACACCTGAAGCAGTACTACCCCAAGACCATCCAACACCTGAAGCATAACCTGATGCTGTAGAAGAATATCCTTGTGCACTTGAATTATATCCACAAGCTAAATTAAATGCTCCCCCAAAACTAGCTGTATATGTTGTTATTGCTCTATTACAATAGCCACCTGATATAACAGAAGATGAACCTGAAGCAGTATTTGTAAAACCTCCACCTATTGTAGAACAAGCTCCTGAAGCTGTGTTTATAAATCCACCTGAAACTGTAGAAGAATCGCCTGATGATACGTTTGCATATCCTCCTGATATTGTTGCAAAAGTTGCACAAGCTCTGTTGTTTCTACCACCTCCTACTGTAGAGTTAGTAGAATTAGCTACGTTTACGCATCCTCCACCAATAAAAGAAAATGCTCCTGAAGCTGTGTTACTTTGACCACCGCCAACTGTTGAAACACCACCTGACGCAATGTTTGATGCACCACCTGAAATTATTGATTCAGTTCCTGAAGCTGTATTAAAACTACCACTCAAAGAACCTGCATAGTTTCCTGATGCATTGTTTGCAAAACCTGCTGCTACAGAAGTATAACCACTTGCTATTGAACCACAACCTCCTGCAACAGTTGCATAACATCCACTTGCAAAGTTAATTCTGCCACCTGACACAACTGCCATATACCCTGTAGTACAGTTGTCATATCCACCACCAATTGTTGAATATTGATTTACTGCATTATTATATAATCCTCCTGATACAGTAGAACCATAATTTTCTACAGTATTATAATATCCACCACTTAATGTACCATACTCAGCAGCCACAAATATATTATTACATTTACCGCCACCTAAAAAAGAATGACCACTTGCTACTACGTTGATTTGACCCCCTCCAATAATACTACAACTACCTGAAACTGAATTAGACTGCCCACCACCTATTGTAGTTGCACAAGCCAAAGCACAGTTTAAATATCCTCCACCTACAGTTGCATGAGTTGCTGTTGCTGTATTACTTCTTCCACCTGAAACAGTAGACCTATATGCTGAAGCTGTATTTGCAAGTCCACCTCCCACTGTTGCATCATCTGAAGTGGCACTATTTTGTCTACCACCACCAACAGTTGTTGTAAATCCTGTAGCTGCATTTGAAAGACCTCCTGATACAACTGTATAGTTATTAGATGCTGTATTGCTTTGACCGCCTGAAATAGTGGCTGCATATCCTGATGCTGTATTTGATACACCACCACCCACAGTACTTCTTGTATTGGTCGCACAGTTAGACCAACCTCCTGATACAGTTGCTATTGTTCCTGAAGAAATATTCAAGCAACCACCTCCTACAGTAGAAGCAAAACCTGTTGCTCTGTTTTGAAATCCCCCTCCTATAAATGATAAACGTCCTGCTGCATAAAATGCAGTTGGAGGATTATTAAATCTACAACCATTCCAAGTACCACCTGATGTATTGTTTCCAACTCCACCTGCTATTGTTGCACCTGCTGAACAGATGTCTGCTGTTGCATTACATATAAAGTTGCAAAGACCACCACCAATAGTAGCGTTAGTATTTATTACACAGTTTTTATAACCTCCTGATACTGTTGAACCATAAGCTGAAGAAGTGTTTGATGAACCTCCACCTACTAAAGCATATCTTCCTGATGCTGTGTTATAACTACCACCACCAACTGTTGAATATAGTCCTGAAGATGTATTCAGAAGCCCTCCTACTACAATTGACCTATTATTATTAGCAGTATTACAATTACCACCTCCAATAAATGACCAAGCTCCTGAAGCTACGTTTTGTTGACCGCCACCTATTGTTGAACAATTGGCTGATGCAACATTTGATATACCTGCCCCAACAAAAGCCCTTTCTCCACATGCCCTGTTAGAATTTCCACCAACTATTGCTGATTCTAACGCAGATGCAACATTACCATATCCACTACTTACTGTAGTTCTTGTATTACAAGCAACATTACCAGCACCACCACCTACAAAAGATCCTGAACCTGAAGCTGTGTTAGATGCTCCTGCAACAACTGCTGCATAACCACCACTTGCTGTGTTATTATTTCCTCCTCCTACAAATGAGCCATATCCACTTGCTGTTGCTGCTCTACCACCTGCTACTGAACAAGCACCTGATGCTGTGTTTGATAAACCTCCAACAACTGTTGACTGACCACCTGAAGCAGTATTAGCTTGTCCACCTGCTACAGTTGCTCTTGTATTGTTTGCTGTATTACCATTACCACCACCTACTGTTGATTGAAGTCCTGATGCTGTATTATTTCTACCTCCACCTACAACTGTTGAATCACAAGAAGAAATATTAAAATAGCCACCTCCTATAAATGATAAATATGCTGATGCTGTATTATCATAACCACCGCTAATTGTTGAATAATTACCACTAGCTAAATTGCTACAACCCCCTCCTATTGTAGAACAACCTCCTGAAGCTGTGTTAGATACACCTCCTCCTACAAAAGAACGACCACCTGATGCAGTATTACTTTGTCCACCTGCTACTGTAGAATTAGTAGCACTTGAAACGTTATATGAACCGCTTACTGTTGAAGCACCACCTGACGCTGTATTATTTCTACCACCGCCAACAAAGTTGAAATTGCTTGTACTTAAATTAGCATAACCACCTGTTATATTAGCATAATATCCATTACTTATTGTGTTGCTTTGACCACCGCCAATAGTGCTTATAAGACCATTTGAGCAAATTAAGTTTCCTGAACCACCTGCTATTGTATTAAATATTGCTAAAGCTCTATTGTTTTCACCACCTCCCACTGTAGAACAGTTTCCTGATGCAGTATTAGTTAAGCCACCACTTACAGTTGCTCTTGCTCCTGAAGCAGTGTTTTGTTGACCACCACCAACTGTTGACATATAGCCACTAGCTGTATGTAAATAACCACCACTCACTGTAGAGCAGTTACCAGATGCTGTGTTGCACCTACCTCCTCCTATTGTAGATGAATATCCTGATGCTGTATTTATATTACCACCTGATGCGGTTGCAAAAGGCTTAGATGCTGCATTAGAACCACCACCACCTATAAAAGTATAACATCCTGAAGCATTATTTCCACCACCACCACCTACAATTGCACCTTCTCCTGTAGCTCTACTATTATTACCACCTAATACACTTGCGTAGATAACTGTAGCACAGTTAAGTCTACCACCTGCCACTGTTGAGTTTTGTGCGATAGCACAGTTTAGATACCCTCCACTTACTGTACTTGTTATACCTGTTGCCCTATTGCTTACACCTCCTCCAACAGAAGAATAAGTGCTACTTGAAGTATTACCTTGACCACCAGCTACTACAGAAGCATACCCTGACGCTGTATTTGTTCTACCGCCTCCTATTGTACTCCATAGTCCTGATCCTGCATTCCCTTGTCCTCCACCTACAAAAGAACAAGCACCTGATGCTATGTTTGATAAACCTCCAACAACTGTTGACTGACCACCTGAAGCAGTATTAGAAGAACCTCCACCAACTGTTGCAAATGAAGCTGAGGCAATATTAAGGCGACCACCTGAAATTGTTGCAGCACAACAACCTGTAACACTATTACCTGCTCCACCACCAATAAAATTTATTTTACCTGCTGTTATACCATTTACTTCTCCCCCTCCAATAGTATTTGAATAAGCTCCTGACGCTGTATTTTTATATCCTCCTGATACAGTAGAATATCCTGTTGAGGCAAAGTTACAAACACCTCCTCCTACAAATGTATATATTGATGAAGAAATGTTCCCACTACCACCTCCTACAAAAGAACAAGCACCTGAAGCTGTATTTGAGCATCCTCCACCAACAAAAGAACGAGTACCTGAAGCAGCATTACCTATACCATTTCCTACAAAAGAATAATCTCCTGAAGCAACATTATTTACACCTGTTCCTATAAAAGATACGTTACCATTTGCTGTATTTGCACCACCATTACCTATGAAAGCATAATAAGTACCACTTGCTGTGTTAT